GCCAGATTTAATTCCCCCCGATTTTTTTCTCACCCAAAAAGTCCTGTTCAGAGCCTATTTTTGGGCCTATTCGCTAGACCTTCTGCGGATTAAACAGAAATCCGCGAAAAAAACACGCAAAGGAAAGCTCAATGGAGTTACTTGCGCATCAGAAATTAATTCACGACACGATCGACAATTCTTCGGTATCGGCCTTCGCCGCGCCGAGGCAGAACGGCAAAACCTACGCCGCGGTCAACTACGCCCTGCAATATCCGGGGAAGGTGTTGTACTTCTCCCGGGGGTTCCGCGAGGCGCGGTGCGCGTTCGACCTCGCCGTGAAGATGGGGGACCGGGGCCCCGGCACCTGGAGTGTCATCCAGTCCAGCAAGGCCAATGGTCGGCTGTCTGTGAACACGTCCCTGTGCGGGGCTTTTGGCCAGGTGGACTTCCTGCCCTACGGCCGGGGATCGGCCCGCGGGCTTATCGCCGACTTGGTGATCCTCGACGACGCTGACGAGGTGGAGCCGGAGGTCCTGGGGGATATCTATCCCGCGGTTCTTACGACCGGCGGAAAGATCGCGGCGTTCGGCCTTCTGCATAAGCAGGGCCTCTTGGCCCACGTGGCGGGCGTAGCCGACGGCAGGCGGGTCTGGTGGGGCGGCCCCTGCGAATCGTGGGATCAAGCCACTATCGCCGAGGCGAATCCCGCCCTCGGCCATCTCTTCACCAGGGAGCAGGTGGGGCGCGAGTTGAAGATCCTCCCGCGCGAGGTCTTCGCGCGCGACCGCCTGGGGATCACCCCGCCGAAGGTTGAGTTCAAGCGCCGGGGCGACGGCTAACCGCCCTTGGACGTGCGCGGAAGCGTATCAAATCGATACGTTTCCGCACCGTTCGGCTTATTCCATTGTTCCCGCGGTTAGCGGAGTCACTCAGTTTTCAGAACACGGTCAAACGATAGGGGAACATCTAAATGACCGACTGCACCTGCAAGGCGTGGGGCTCGGTGCTGGGGGCGCCCCCGTGCCCAATCCATAGCGGAGGCCCTGGCAGCGTCACCTGGGTCAACAGCTGGGCCTACAGCCCCAGGCGGCGCGTGCTCAAGCATTTGGGCAAATGGGTGGTGCTGAACCACCCCGCCGGCAACTGCGCATTCCTCACGTGGGATGAGGCCATAAGGTACGCCAGTATCCGATACGTCGTGCGGAACGACGGGGTTCTGCTCATCGCCGCCGGGGGTGGCGCGTGATCACCCGCTTCCGCAGATGGCTCCGTGGCCCGCTGCCGCCGCTCGAGGATGTTCTCCTCAAGGCGTGCTGGGAGCGGCTCACGAACGACACCATCGCGACATATGAGTGGCCGGACCTGCACGGCAGCATCCTTGGCGAGGTCCTCACCACATTCCCTGGCGCGGAGTTGTACTTTGCCCCGCGACTCGGCGTTGACTACACCGCCCCCCGGGTGGTTGAGAACCCCTTCGAAGACACCTCCCGCTGGACGCTCACGGGGGATGTGATGAAGCGGCGCCTCCAGCCCCTCTCAAACTTCCTCAAAGACGTTCTTGAGGATGCCGATCTAACCCTCACCTTCAGGCGCGATGGCCACCAAGAAGACAACCACTGAACGCGGACTCGGCTGGCATCACCAACAGGCTGTAGCCAACCTCAAAAAGAGGCACAAAGACGGCACGCCCTGCGATTGGTGTGGCCGGCCGATGTTTCTGGAGCCCGCGATGAACTGGGACTACGACCCAGATCCAAACGCCCCGAAACGAGGCAACGGAGTACTTCAGGGGGACCACTCCAAACAGTCTCGGGCTGAAGCGTTGAGACGCGGTGAGAAGGTTTTGCCGCCCGATCGCCTTTTGCACGCTGCCTGCAACCAACAGCGCGGGGAAGGTCATAACGATCATCTCGCAGCCAACGGAAGAGTCGCAGAAAACCTGGCCATGCCGTGGCCGTGGAAAGTCTGACGTTCAGCTTTATTGAACGCGCACCAGCAGTGAACACAGCCATCGAAAGGAAAAAAGAAATGGCAGTTACAGTAGTCGACCGAAACGGTTGCCCCATCAAATTCCCCAACGGCGTCAAGACCGACGTGGACACGCACGGAAATCTCGTCGTAATCAATCGCGAGGGCAACTTCGAGGGGCGGGTGCATGTCGCCGCATGGTCCTCAGTGCACCACCACGGGAGCGCCGAGTGACCGGGAACTTCCTCGACGGCCTCATCGAGGCGCTAAAGGCCGATGCAGACCTCCGCGCCTGGGTGGGGACCATCCTGTGCGCCCGCGCCGCAGAGTTCCCGGACGATCGGCTCGACCTGAAGGAGTGGCTTGGTGAGTGACCTCAGTGCCGTCGAGTGCCGCGCCTGCGGCGAGATCATGGGCTACGTCAATAGCGACCAGGTGGTGCGCACGGAATTCGCATGCCGATGCGGCGAGTACGGCTGCAAATCGCACTATGCACCGAAGGATTGGACAAAAGCCGCCAGGGTCGCCGCATACCAGCGACTGCTTGAGATTTTTCCGCTCGGCGGGAGGTAAATCAATGGCCCTATCCGAGGGCCTCGGCCCGCGGGGGTCTGAGGTCTTTGAAGCATTAACCGACAAACGATCGCTCAACGCGGCGCAGCGGGCGCTGGCGCTTAACGCGGCGCGCCTGGCCGACACCCTGGACCGCATTGAATCGGAACTCGCCCATGCGCCCTTGACGGTCATAAATAGCCAGGGGACTGAGACCATTCATCCCCTTATTTCTGAGGCGCGAATGTTGACCGGAGCCCTATCTCAGATTCTCGCAAAGATGGGGGTTTCGGCCCTCCCCGAGCCTGAATCTAAAGAAAAGAGACCTCTTGACGTCCTCGCCGAACGACGAGCCCAGCGCCAAGCTGCTCGGGCATCAAACGCCGAGAATTCTCTATAGCCCGGAGGGTGATACTTCCGCCGGGGAAGACGCTATCGAACTCGCTAAAGAGTTCGGCCTAGAGCTCGACCCCTGGCAGCAACTCGCTATCATTGAGGGCCTAAAAGAGCGCCCCAGCGACGGCAAATGGGCCGCCTATGAGGTGGGCCTGATGGTTAGCCGGCAGAACGGCAAGGGGGACCTGGGGCATAACACCCAAGTCCTCACCACTGATGGCTGGGTAAACCATGGCGACCTCAAGCCGGGGCAATACGTCTACGGATCGGATGGTAAGCCCGTCCGCATCGTCGCAGTTTCGCCGGAATACACCGACAGCGACTGCTACCGCGTGACCTTTACTGACGGGTCTTCCGTCATCGCTGGGGGCGGCCACCTCTGGGAGGTCCGTCGCAAGTCCAAGAAGGTCACCGAGGTTCTCGCTACCGAGGCTCTCGCGCCCTCCGTGGGCGGCCCGCGACCCGACAACGGACGCATGGAGTACAACTGGCGCGTCCGCTGCGACGCGATGGTTGACAGCCCGGAGGCGGATCTCCCGATCGATCCGTACCTACTTGGCTATTGGCTGGGGGATGGCACCTCGAAGGCCGCCAGCATCACCGTTGGGCACGACGACGAAGACTGGGTGGCGGCGCGGATCGAGGCCGCCGGCGCGCGGATCATTCGCCGCACCACCCACGACCACGGAAACGCCCGCGGGCTGCACTTCCGCCTCGACGCCAAGATGCGAGACGGGTTTGAGTCGCGCTGCCGCCGCCTAGGCATCTGGGACAACAAACACATTCCGGAGATCTACCTAACCGCCTCCATCGGGCAGCGTAAGCAACTTTTGGCGGGCCTGATGGACTCGGATGGCTCGGCGCGCGCTAACACGCGCTCTACCCAAGTTGAATTTTGCACAACCATCCCCGCCCTGGCGAACGGTTTCCAGACCCTGGCGCGGGGGCTTGGCATTCGCGTGACCCCGAAGGTTGGCAAGTCTTCCTACCGTGCCGATGGCGCACTGGTGGGGTGCAAGGATCGTCACCGCTTCCTGTGGACGCCCACGTTTAACCCCTTCCAGTCGCCGCGCAAGTCGGCGCTATTTGCGGAGCCGGTTAGCGCCCGCCAGGGCGAGATGAGCATCGTTTCGATCGAGCCGGTGCCCACGGAGCCGACGCGCTGCATCCAGGTTGATGCTGAGGACGGTATCTACTTGGTGGGTCGGAGCTTTATTCCGACGCACAACAGCATCCTGGAGGCCATTGAGCTCGCTGGGCTGTTCCTTTTCGGTGAGCGCCTGATCATTCACTCCGCTCACCTTTTCTCCACTGCCTCCGACGCGATGCGCCGCCTCGACACCCTCCTGGCTCAGGGCGGAGTCAAGTACAAGGCGGTAGGCACGCACGGCCAGGAACGCATCGAGATCCTGGAAGGCCCCAACAAGGGCGCCCGCGTGATGTTCCAGTCCCGAACCAAAGGGGCTGGCCTGGGGTTCTCGGCCGACCGACTGATCCTCGACGAGGCGATGATGATCTCGCCGGAGTCGTTTCAGGCGCTGGTTCCGACCCTGATCTCTCGACCCAACCCGCAAATCTGGTTCACGGGGTCAGCGGTCGATCAGCGTATCCACATCGGGTGCGAGCAGTTCGCCGGCCTGCGGTATCGCGCGCTCAACAGCGAGCCCGGCAAGCGCATCTGCTACCTCGAATGGAGCGCCCCGGAGGACCTTGAGGACTTCTCCGACAAAGAGGCCTGGTGGATGGCCAACCCCGGTGGCGGTATCCGCATCACCGAGGAGGACATCCAGGCTGAGTACGACTCCTTCATGGCGGCCGGCGGCGAACGCGCCTTCGGCGTGCAGCGCCTCGGTATCGGCGACTGGCCGCTGCTCGGCGCGTCCCGCTCCGAGATCCCGCTGGAGCACTGGCGACGCCTAGCCAACCCTGAGCCTGAATTGACGGGCGCTCGTGCCCTCGTGCTCTACAGGGCCCCGGAGGGCGGCCCCTGGGCGATCGTGGGCTCGCAACGTTGCACCGACGGACGTATCCACCTCGAAGTGGGTTACACGGGGGAGGGCTCCGTGGACCGCGTGGTGGGCATGTTCGTTCAGGCCGTCACCGCCTGGGGCCCCGAAGAGGTCCTGGTGGGCCGCGGCGGCGCGGCAGAGGTCATTCCGCAGCTTGAAGCCCTGGGCTTCTCGGTTTACAGCCCGAACCAATCCGAAGAAGCCCAGGCTTGCGGCGGCTTCCTCAACGACGCCATGGTTGATCCCGAAGATCCTTTGCTTTCCCACGGCGATCAGACCGTTTTGAATACCGGCATCTCCCGCGCCATCAAAAAGGACCTCCCTAGCGGTGGCTTTGTCTGGGATTGTGTCGACCAAAGCTCTTACGCCCAACTCATGGGCGCCACTTTGGGGCGTTGGGCGCTGCTGAAGCACGCCATCAACGCTGCACCTACGCCCACTATCCACGACTGGCCCGATCAAGAAGAGATCGACAGTTGGATCAACGAACTCTACGAGGAGGCCTAGATTGTCCGAACCTTCTCGGCGGATTCAGCCCATTGTCTCCAGCCTATTGGAATTGACGGGGGTCGCACTAGTCATCGGTGGGGTTTATCTGCTTTCCCCGGTGGCGGCGCTGATCCTCGGCGGCTTCGCCACATTCTTCATCGGCATGGCAATCGATCCGCCGAAGCGTGAGAAGGGCCCCGAGCAGTGAGTTTCTTTTCCCGTATCTTCACCGGGCCTAGCGAAGCGCGCATCATCAACAAGCTTGAAAGCGTCCCCTCGCCCCTTGACGAACCGTTCTTCCGGGGCGATTCCCACGGTTCTCACGGCGCGATGGCGCTCGGGGCGTTTTATGCCTGCGTCACCCTCCTGGCGGACACCGTCGCTTCACTGAGCATCGACGCTTACCGCAAGAAGGGCAATGTTCGCGTCCCGGTCGACCCGCAGCCCAAGCTTCTTGCATCCACCCCCTATCCGGGGCTGACTTGGTTCGACTGGCTGTGGATGCTGATGGAGTCCCTCGCGGTCACCGGTAACGCCTTCGGCTACATCACCTCTAGGGGCCCGGACGGGCGGCCGGCGGCGATCATGCCGGTTCACCCGGACTGCATTCACGTCACCACCTCGGAACGCGACGGTTGGCTGGAGCCGGTCTACCGCATCGACGGAAAAATCGTCGACAACGACCGCATCATGCACATCAAGCGCTATCCCATCGCGGGATGCGTGGTGGGCATGTCGCCCATCGAAAAAGCCGCCTCCGCGATCGGCCTGGGCTTGGCGGCCGAACGGTACGGCTTGTCGTGGTTCCGTGACGCGGCAGATCCCCGCGGCATCCTGGCTAGCGACGCCGACCTCACCCCGGATCAGGTTAAGCAGACCCAGAAGCAGTGGATTCAGAGCCACCATGGTCGGCGCCTGCCCGCGGTGATGTCCGCGGGCATCAAGTGGCAGTCGATCTCCATCACCCCGAATGAGTCGCAGTTCCTCGAAACGCGGGGATTCCAGCGCTCTGAGATCGCGATGTGGTTCCGCATCCCGCCGCACATGATCGGCGATACGGAAAAGTCCACCTCCTGGGGCACGGGCATTGAGCAGCAATCCATCGGATTCGTTACATACACCCTGCTCCCTTGGCTGACCTGCATTGAGCAGGCGTTGACCGCATTTCTGCCCAACGGTCAGTTTGTCAAATTCAATCACAATGGCCTTCTGCGAGGAGATGTCAAATCTCGCTTCGAGGCCTACCAGATCGGCATTCAGAACGGCATTTACTCACCCAACGACGCCCGCTCCTGGGAGGACTTGCCGCCGATTCCCGAGGGTGACATTCACCTGCAGCCCATGAACTTTGTGCCTCTCGGTTACATGCCGCCGGAAGAACCGGCGCAAGAACCCCAGCCGAACTCGGCGACGGAAGGAAACAAATGACTCTAACCCGCCGAGTGCGGCCGGTTGACGTCACGGATCACCCCGAACACCGGTCGATCCCCATGGATCGCATGGAGGTCCGTGAAGACAGTGATGAAAACACTCTCGTCCTTGAGGGCTACGCCTCCACTTTCGAGCAGTACGAAATGTACGGCGGCCCTGCGAACGGTTACGGCTGGATCGAGCAGCTGGATCGCCGCGCCTTCGAGAAGACCCTCCGCGAAAAGCCCGACCTGCATCTTCTGGTGAACCACGCCGGCACCCCGCTGGCCCGCACCAAGTCCGGCACCTTGGACCTTTCGGTCGACGACAAGGGCCTGAAGGTGGTGGCCCGCCTCGACAAGCGCGACCCCGATGTGCAGTCCCTCGCCGTCAAGATGGAGCGCGGCGACATGGACGAAATGTCCTTCGCGTTCCGGGTGAAGGCGCAGAAGTGGGAAGCCACCGACGAGTTCCCCGAGGATGACCAGGCCCTGCGCACCATCACCGAGGTCTCCCTGCACAAGGGTGACGTCAGCGTTGTGAACTTCGGCGCCAACCCCACCACGTCGGTTGGCCTGCGCTCCCTCCCGGAGGCTCTGCGGTTCCTTGCGGAGGCTGACGAGGATGAACTCGCGGAAGTCCGCTCGGACGAGGATCTCGTCAAGCGCGCCATCGAGAAGCTTGGCGGCAAGGGCTCGGTTCATATCGAGAACCTGCACATCGGCGACGGCAAGGCTGAAGAGCGCATCGACATCGTCGTCCAGGGCGGCGGCGGAGGCGGCGCGGCCGGCACGATCCTTGATGACGCACCCATCAACGTCGTCGAAGACGCCCCCGAGTCCGAAGGGCGTGAAGAGTCTGACGAGCTCGGAATCCAGGGCCTTTCCCCCGTCGCGTACGAGGCCATCAAGGAGATCGTTCGCTCCATTCTCGGCGTTGCCGAGTCCGAGGAATCGGAAGAGCGCGACGAAACCGAAGAGGAAGAGGCCCGCGACGAGGAGGCCGAAGAAGCCGAATCCGGCATCAGCCTCCGCGAAGCCTTCGCCGAAATGGGCGTCGATTCCGAATCTGACGAGCTGAGCATCGCCGAAATCGAAGCACTTCTCGACAACGAATAAAGCCTATCCCAATACGGGATTCATAACCCTCTGGCACTGAGGGTTTCTTCAAAGTCGCCTATCTGGCGCAACGCCCTGGCACTGGGTGATCAATCAGTGCCCAAATTCTTTGGGCTACATTTCGAAAGGAATGCATTCTCCATGGAGAAGCATCTCGAATCCCTGCGCGAACTGCGCGCAGCGGCTGCCGACAAGGTTGCCGAACTCAAGGCCGAGCGTCAGGCGATCGCCGACGGGGCCAAGGCCGAGAAGCGTGACGCGCTGTCGGCCGACGAGACCGCCGAGTTCCGCGCCAAGAGCGCTGCGATCAAGGCCGAGCTCGACAAGGTCGATGACCTCGACGAGCAGATCCGCGAGCTGGAGAGCGAAATCGCTCGCTCCGGCAAGCTGGAGGCCGAGACCCGCCGCGTCGCCAAGGTCCAGGTGACCAACGAGCACCTGACCTACGAGCGCGGCAACGGCAAATCTTACGTGCAGGACATCCTGGCCCGCCACTTCGGCGTGGATGACGGCACCGCTCAGGAGCGCCTGAACCGTCACGCGCAGGAAGCGCGCGCCCTGAACCGCACCGAGGGCACCGGCGGTTACCTGGTTCCCCCGGTCTGGCTGATGGACCGCTTCATCGAGCTGGCCCGCCCGGGTCGCGTCTACGCGAACCTGTGCCCGTCCGAGGCCCTGCCCCCGGGTACCGACTCGATCAGCATCCCGAAGATCGCTACCGGCACCTCGACCGCTATCCAGACCGCGGACAACGCCACCATCTCCGAGACGGACCTGACCGACACCAGCGTGTCGTGTGGCGTCAAGACGATCGCCGGTGCCCAGGCGCTGTCGATCCAGGCGCTGGAGCAGTCGCCGCTGAACTTCGACGAGATCATCTTCCGCGACCTGGCCGGCGACTACGCCGTCAAGCTCGACCTGCAGGTGATCAGCGGCTCGAACTCGGGCAACCAGGTCAAGGGTGTCCGTACCGGCACCAAGACCATGGTCACTGCGACCGACACGGGCTCGCAGCTCTCGAAGGTCAAGACCGCCTACGCGAAGATCGCTGACGCCGTTCAGCGTGTGCACACCGAGCGCTTCATGGCGCCCGAGGTCATCGTGATGCACCCGCGCCGTTGGGCCGCCTTCCAGGCCGTCTTCACCAACAATGACGTGCCGTTCGGCGCAGCTTCGGGCTCGGCGTCGCTGCCGCAGCTCGGCGCCTTCAACGGTGTCGTGCCTGCGGGCTACGTCGGCCAGCTGCACGGCCTGCCGGTCGTGACCGACCCCAACCTGCCGACCACCCTCGGCGACGGGACCAACGAGGACGTCATTCACGTCCTGCGCGTCAGCGACCTCCTGCTGTTCGAGTCGGGCATCCGCACCCGGACGCTGGAGCAGACCCGCGCCGACAACCTGTCGGTCCTGTTCCAGGTGTACGGCTACCTGGCCTTCACCTCGGAGCGGCATCCGAAGAGCGTCGTGGAGATCAGCGGTTCCGCGCTGACGGCCCCGTCGTTCTGACGTGACTAGTGCCGCCGTGCAACCCGCGGCGGCACTTCACAAAATCTAAAGCCCGATGGGGGCGCGCCACGAGTGCGCCCCCATTCGGGTGACGACATCTAACTCATAGGGGAACATTGAGTCAGAAACTCGTCGTCGCCTTCCCGCTATACCGCCAGGTGTCTTCGGGTTGGCTTTTGACGTGGCTCCAGATGAACAAGGCGTCTGTTACGGGAGTTGTCGCCAGCGAGGGTGTCTACATCACCCACGCGATGGAAGCGCTCACCGCGATGGCCCTCAAGAACTATCCAGACTTTGATCGGCTCGTCGTCTACGAGGCAGACATGATTCCGCCCGTCGACGCTTTCGAGCGCATCGCCTCCTATGGCGAGGAGCATGACATTGTCGGCTCCGTTTACTTCAAGCATGTTTATCCGCACGAGATCATGGCGTGGCACCAGCCCGAGCCCCCACTGTTCCAGCCGGTGAGTCGAGAAGAAGCCCAAGGCATGATCGACAATCCCGGCCTCTATGAGATGGGCGGGGTCGCCATGGGCCTGACCTCGATTTCCCGGCGAGTGCTGGAAAACTGGGACCCCGAGATCCCGATGTGGGCACCGACCCCGCCACTGGTCGGGCATGACCTGCATTTCTGCAACGAGGCCCGCAAGCAGGGTTTCAAGGTCTGGCTCGACTCCGCCCTGGGATGCGGGCATATGTCCGAGCGGCCCGTGGGGTACGCCGACTGGGCCGCCGCCGATGGCTCACCCGCATTCCGCAAACGCTGCGAGAGTTGGCAGGAGCGGAGCGTTCTGCGCATCGCAGAACTTGCGGACAATGCGCCGGCGACCGTGGTCGGCGAGTGAGGAGGGCGCGGGTGGGAACGTTGACGAAAGCCCGCGCCGAACTCACCTTTGCCTCCACGAGGGTGCATAAACGGTTCTTCAATCCGCGCGACTGCCGTGCGGAGGTGGACTTTTATCTCAAGCTGCAGTTTGGGCATCCCGAATTGCTCGACTACGACGATCAAACGTTAGTGATCGAGCGACTCACCCCCGTTACAGAGACGGACCTTCGCCCCGCCAGGGCGTTGGCGGAGTTGGTTGCAAAACTCCACCAACACGGGGTGAGCCATCGAGACGTCCACCCGGGGAACATCGTCCTCAAGGATGGGGAACCGCTACTCATTGACTGGGAGACGGGCATTGACCGCCCGGGGTACGACCTGTTCGGGCCCGCCTCGGGGATTCCCGTTCCCAGCATTCACAAGCAGATCGACTACGCGATGTGGGTGGCCTCCGATCATCGCGCATCCATTCTTCGGCAGTGGAAAGTCGACCTGCGGCAATACTGCCAAGGAGTTTCACTTTGAGTTACCAGCCCCGCTGGGTAAACGGCAAGACGGTTGGAGTTTCGCAACGCGACGCCGAGGGGCGTTTCGCGGCCATCGCCAAACACCTCTACGGGCAGTTTGGTTTCACCGCCCTTGACCTAGGGGCCCATCAAGGGTACTTCGCCCATCGTCTCGCAGACGAGTTCGGCGCCGAGGTGATCGCGGCCGACGATTCTCCCGTCCTGGAGTCCGGGCCGGGCGTGAGCCTGATTCACAAGCGACTGACACCCGCCGACATTCTCGGGTTGAAGCATGTCGATGTCGCACTGTGCCTCAGCGTCCTGCACCACGTCCCCCAATGGCGGGAAACCCTCGATGCCCTGCGCAGCATCTCTGACGTGCTGTTCGTTGAGACGGCCATTCCCGATGAAATTCTCCCCACCGCGGTTGCCCACGGAGATTCTGCCGCCATCCAGGCCCACGTCGAATCCATGGGCGGCAAGGCAATCGCCTGGACTCCCGGCTACGACGCCAACCACCTTCGTCCGCTGTGGGTGATCGAGTGATCGGTGTCGTCACCTCCGCTTGGGGCGATTACGGCAAATACCTGCCCGAGTGGGCGGAATCGCTAGCCAATCAGACGGTGCGGCCCGCTCAAGCGGTGATTGTGGACGCCGGATGCACCGATGCGGAGGGTGTTGCGCGCGCCGTTCAGATACTCAACGAGGCGGGGATTCCCGCGAAAACCGGGAAGGTTGAATACACCACCCTGGGCGCGGCGCGGAACGCTGCGACAGCGCTCTGTGACGCCGAGTGGGTGTCCCATCTTGACGCCGACGACCTCTTCCTGCCGAACGCCGTGGCGGATATCGCCGAACTCACGGATAACCATGACGTAATCGCCTTCGGGTGTATCCGCGATGGTCGGCCAATCACCTTTCCCGAGGCCACCGCGGAGATGATCCTCAACCGCCAGGTGTGCGTCTATTCCTGCGGGGCGTTCCGCAAATCCCTATGGGAGCAGCGACCCTGGCACACCCTCAACGACTGGTGCGACTCCACGTATTGGGTGGGGTTGGCGCACCTCGGCGCGCGGTTCGCCTCTACGGGAAGGGTTGGGTTCGTCTACCGCCAGCATGGCGATTCGGTATCGCACACGATTTCGCCTGCGGATAAACAATTCGCCATCGACCAGTGGCTTAGCTCTATCGAGCGCTGGCAATTCTGAACCAGGTTTCAATGACAGCCCCAATTATCATCTTCACCTTCGCCGGGCGCCGACCAAACGTCGAGCTTCTAAGGCCGTATATCGAGCGCATCCTCGCCGAGCATTCAAATGCCCGCTGGGAAATCTGGAACCTGGCCCGCGACCCGCGGGATGCCGCATATCTGCGCACCATCGAGGGTGATCGGATCGTGGTACGCCACGACTTCTACAACCCCAGCAACTGGTGGGCCAGCCTGAACGAGGTCTGGCGGGAATACGCCCGCAGCGACTACAAGGATGCGGTCTTCGTCAAGACCGATGACGATCTCGCATTCGTCGAGACCGACGGTTTCGGGGACTTCGTCAACCTTGCGGTGGCCAATCCCGACGCGGTGATCTCCGCGCTGACCGTGAACAACGGGGCCTCCACGCCGCTCATCCCCGGCATTAACAGAGGGTTTGAGCGGCTCAACATCCCCCTGCTTGACGTGCACATGTCCAACGATTACGCGGAGATGGCCCACGGCTGGTTCTTTGACAACTGGAAGGGCCTGATCAAGGGCCGGGGGAGCGCCCCCACTGAGGACTGGGTGTCGATCAACCTCATCGCCTACACCTGGCAGGTGGGTAAGCGTCTCGGCGAACTCGTCGGGACGGTAAGCCCCCGACACATCGCCGGACGGGACTGGCGCGAAGGCTCCACCCTGGGGGACGAGGGGGCGGTCAACATGCTGCCCCGGATCATCGACAAGGGCCTTGTCGCCGCACACCTGACCTTCGGCCCGCAGCAATGTCCCGACGAGCAACAGGACCGCTGGCGGGCCCGCTACGCCGAGATCGCCGAGGAATACCTGGCATGAAAGCCGCTGTCGTCATTCCATTCCGGGATCGGGGGAAGGACCCCCTGCGCCCCGCCAACCTGAAGCGGGTTCTGCAGCATTGGGAGGACTTCAACGCTCCGGTGTTCGTCGTGGACGACGGGCGCTCGGGGGAGGCCAGCTTCAATCGATCCGCCGCCTACAACCGCGGCGCCGCAATGACCGATGCCGACGTCATCGTCTACAGCGAGGCTGACCTGATCGTCGACTTTCGGCAGATCGTCTCCGGCATCAAGCTGGCGGCCGAGAAGCCTGGACTGGTTGTGCCGTTCTCTCGATTCATGGCGATGGCCGAAAGCGACTCCATCGAGGTCCGCAAGGGCAACCTCCCGCCCCACCTGGCCGACGCGAAGCAGATCCGCGGGGAGCGGCGGTCCATCGGCGCGGTGAACATCGTGTCCCGCGAGGCCCTGAACCTCATCGGTCAATACGACGAGTGTTTCGAGGGTGCCTGGCACGACGACGACGCCATGGAATTAGCCTTCCGCATCACCTGCGGGCCCACCCGCTTCGTGGATGGGCCCGGATATCACCTTTACCACCTGCCCGGCGCCCAAGGGGGACACCTTTCCGACGCCGACCGCGCCGCTACCGCGGCGAACAAAAGGCGCTGGGAGCTGTACCTGGAGGCGAAAACTCCGGAGCGTATTCGCGAGTTGACAGCCGGCGCGCCGGAGTAGGAAAGCCATTCTCAAGAAACTCGCCGCCCTGCTGACGTTGGGCGGTTTACTCGCGTTTTTTGTCGCGCCCACCGTTTCCGACCCGCAACTGGTCAAGGCGATGTTCAGCCGCGACACGGTGATCATGGATGAGGTTGCGGCGGCGGTTAACCGCGTCGCCATGGCCTATCCCGAGGTTCGGGGCATCGAGATCCGATCGGAGAAGCTTGACCCGGGGGTGTACGCCTACGCCTCGGCCGGCAAGATGATCGTCTTCAACTCGAACTACACCAGTGATCCGGCCCAATTCCGTCACTACGTGGACGCGGACATTGAGGCGCATTTCCATCCGCCCCTGGGGCGGTGCACACACGCCGAACTCTTGGCGTACCACGAGGCGGCGCACATCGTGGATCAAAAACGCCATCTAAAGCCGCGCCTGGCGCTAGCTATCGCCTACGGCCGGGGTGAATCCCTGCAGGGGAAGTTGTCCCGCTACTCGTTTACGCAGAGCGGCACCCTGGCCCATGGCGAGGCATTGGCGGAGGCTTTCGCCGCGACACTCTGCGGCAGCGCTAACGAGACAGAAAAGGCTCTCTTCGAGCTGTTTTAGGGGAACACATGAGCGAAGTCGAGGACATCGCCGAGATAGCAATCGAGATTGCCGACGAGAAGGGCTTTCCGATCGTCCTGCTGGGCGGCGATCCGGATGACCCGATGGCGGAGATGCTCCGCATGGCGGGTGTGCAGTTCCTGCACGCGCGGGATCTGGCGTGCACTCCACGGGCCGTCTACATCACGCAGGAGCAACGATACGACGCCTACCGATTCGGCATCGGGTCGGTCGTCATCGACAAATTCAACACGATTCCGGACCAACCCGGAGTGACGGTGCACCGCAAACCGGAATTGGTGGACGAATAAAGCCACCGAGCCGGGGACCGCGGGGATGGTTCGCGCCGACTCGGTGGCGAGTTAGTCGCAGCGGGCGGGCGGGCCATGGGGGTCGCGGGCAATGTGGCTCGCTGCGAAGTCTTTAGTTGTGGCCCGCCGGGATGATGCGTGGAAGCGGTTCACCTGTACCAAGGGCTAACCCCCGGCGGGCCGTATGCCTTCGGGACCAGGCTTGAATCGATTTTTCGGTTCAGCCCCTCCGGCATGTCCAAAGCGTAGCGCAGTGCACTGTGGAGCGCAACCCACTGCGGTGAAATTCTTTCTAGATCAACCCGGGACGGCAGCTGACCTGGGGTTTCCGTATCGGCTGCATGACACGCAAGGGGAACTGCGTGCGCGTAATCGCCATGGTCTCATGGTACGAGGAGAACCCCGCCTGGCTGGCGGAGTGCGTCTCCTCCATTTCAAAACTTGCCGACCACGTCGTGGCGGTCGACGGCGCCTACTGGGGATTCCCCAACGCCGTGTTGAAACCGGCCAGCGGATCGGAACAGGCCGATGTGATCGCCCGGGCGGCCGCTGGCCTGGGGATGGGCACAACCATCCACGTCCCGCGCAAGCCGTGGTCGGGCCCGCATGGCGGCGAGGTTGCCAAACGCAACTTCATGATGCAGCTGGCCATGATGGTCGCCGAGCCGGGGGATTGGCTGCTGCGCATCGACGCCGACGAGGTCTTGTCTGATGTGCCGTTAGACGCCCACCAGCGCCTTGCCGAAACGAGTGCAAGCGTCGCCGAGGTGACCTTGTGGGAGCGTGAGGCCAGCGATCACATCGGCGAGACGGTTGACACCCTAGGGGATTACCAGCAGCCTTTCCGCTGCCTCTTTCGGGCAACTCCCGGCATTGATATCCGCGGCAATCACTACACGGTGACCGCGCCGGTAGATGGAGAGCGGAGAGTCCTCAACGGCATGGGGCAAATCCCGGCCGAACAGCTTTTGGATCTGCGGCTTGAGCATCGCACCCGGCTGCGCACAAAGGCGCGCCAGCGGCTCAAGGCGGAATACAGCTCCCTGATCAACACTTTCGAAACAGTCTTAGAGAACCCTTGCGAGGAGTAATGCCCAAACCCGTTGACCCCGACCTGTTGGAAGCCCTGCTTTTCGAATACCGGTCTTACGCCCAAAACGGCCTTGACGACCGCGCCGAGGATGTTGCCAAGGTCTTGGCGATCTATGGCCACGACCCCCGCCCGGTCAAATCCGAAAAACCGGCACCCGAACCCAAGGAGCGCGCCGTCGCTGACGAGCCGCTCGAGAAAGTCGTCGAAGAAGCCCCCGCGCCTAAGCGTCGCGGGCGCCCATCGAAAGGGGAGTAAGTGGCAGAGGATCTGACTCCAGAGGACGTCGAGAACTACACCCGGGGTCGGATCTCCAAAGACGACCCCGAGACCACTCGCGCCCTCACGGCCGCTCTTCAGCGTGCCCGCAGGGCCTGTGGCTGGCACGTCACCCCCGTACAGGAGGAGACGGTCTCACTTCACGGTACGGGCCACGGCTTCATTGTCCTGCCCACCCTGAAGCCTGTTGAGCTCCTGTCTGTCACGGAGGATGGAAGGGAAGTCGATCTCGACGATCTCTATTTCCTCTCCGAGGAGCCGGGCGTGCTCTACAAGAAGTGTGGCTGGTGGTGCCGCGAAAAGATCGAGGTCACCTTCACCCATGGTTTCACCGCTGACGAGGCGGTGGATTTCCGCGAGGCTGTTCTGCAGGTCGTGGATATCGCCCACATGATGATCGGGACCGGCGCCGTCGGCCCGCTGACCGGCATGGAAGTGGACGATGTCTCCCTCCGCTGGTCGGGTCTCGTGGACCGCTCGTGGGGTATTGCGAAAGATCCCCTTCGTGAATCGGTCCTGCATCAGTACAGGCTGGTGGCGATAGCGTGAATTTCGGCGGGCAAACGGTCACCTTCGTGACCATCACCGAAGACCTCAATGACCGGGACAAGTACAACAACCCTCGACAGGTTCGTACTGAGGCCCCGGTTCCGGGGTGTCGCTTCCGGCCGCTCTCCGCGAAGGAAAAGGTGGAGTTCGGCTACAACACCGTCACCGACCCGTGGAAGTGTACCGCCCCCGCTATTCCTGCGGTGATGGACGCCCTCTCCACCGGCATCCTGCGGTACGACGGCGTCGACTACCAGATAACCGGTGGCGCAAGGACTTTCGCCAGCTTCGCCGGGCAGCCCTTCAAGGTAACGATCATCTGCGAAAGGCGGGCGGTCTAAATGCCCAGGGACGTGGTCGTCAGGCTCAGGGATGTGCGGTCGGCCCTCCTGGACGGCGTCAGTGAGAGCCGCGATCTCCGCCGGGTCGTTCAGCGTTTCATCAACGACGTCGAGCAAACCTGGCACGACGTGTGGAACGTCTCGATGCTCGGCGTCCTCGCCCAGCAAACGGGAACGCCCCACCCGTACCAGACCGGCGACTACAAAGCGCACATCAAGAAGAAGCGCTTAACGGCGATGCAGAAACTGCGCATCAAGAAATTCCTGAAGGGCGGCCTACCCATCGGGTTGGTCTACAACAACGATGAAAAGGCCCACTGGATCGAATACGGCACGAAAAGGGATAAGCCCGGCAGCCGGTCACCATGGGGGCCCAACACCCCCACGCCGGCTTTCGAGATTATGCAGCGCGTAGCCAAGATCATGAATGAGGATGTCCGCTATAGGTGACCGAATACGAATATCCACCCGGTGTCCAGGTGATTATCCAGCACCTCAAAACGATCGGTTTTGAGGTGCGCAACGAGCGCCCGCCGGAGTCTCCACTTCCATTCGCCACCGTCCACCGCGTCGGCGGGGACGAAGACGAGGCGGGCATCACCGATGAGGGGCGATACGCCATCCTCGTCTTCGGATCTTCCCAGGAAGAGGTTGACGCCGCCACCCAGAAGGTTGTCCGCCGCATGAAGAAGCTGGCTTTCATCGGCCAGGAGAAGGTCGTCGTCGACGACAAGGCGTACTTCGTCGATGGCGCGCGGAAACGCGAAGAGCGTCCTATCGACAATCTCGACAACGCCATCCCAAGGAGGTTCTTCGGAACATCCCTGATGTATGACGTCCCGATGAGGATTGTCGCCGCCTAAACGTTGAGCGGAATTCTCCGCTTGCAGGTCCGACACACCTTATCTACGTATTCGCCCCGGCATCCGTCATATCTGTCGAGATACCAGTCGTGCCGCCATCTGCGGCATCGGGGCGCGGGGGTCTGGATCTTTCCGCCCAATGGGCGCTTTCCCCACCAAATACGCGCACTGCCGTCCTCGTACTTGACGACCGAATCGTTAAGGACGCTCTCAGCAAAGAGATCTGACGGCTTCATATCCACCAACCCTACCACATCTCTTATGTACTGAGAGGAATCACTAAGTGGCTAAGTACCGCACTGTCCAGGCGGTGACCTTCGTCCAGAACGGCAAGGTCGTCTCTATCGGGCCGAATCGCGTTGTCGAAATCGACGATGCGCAGGCCGAAAAGCTTGGCGCCAAGGTCGAGCGGGCCCGGGAGAACGACTCGATGTTCCCCGATGGCGCCCCCATCATCCCCGCCGGCTTCGTCCCCGAAGCCCCCGCCGAAGAGGCCAATCAGCGGCTCGTGAGCCAACTCCCGAAGCCCGAGCCCAAGAAGGCCAAGTAAGTCCCACTCCGCCCATCGTGGGCATCGAAAGGAATAGCTAATGGCTCTGCCTGCAAACGGCGGTACCTACGCGAACCTGCTGCAGCCGGGTATCAACCCGCTCGCTGTACGCAAGGCAATCATCACCGACATCCTCATCCGGGACTACCGGAACCTGGATGGCACGGTGCACAACCTGGCTGACCCCGCCGTCGGCCTTGGCGATGACGGCTTCTTCTCGCCGTTCGCCGCCGACGGCAAGCTGCGCTCCGACCTGCTTGGCGATGACGGCCTCGGGTTCTACCACCTCGGCTCCCTGCACGAGGACGGCATCGAGATGACGTACGACACGGACGTCGCCGACACGATGATCGCCCAGAGCAAGCGTGCGGTGCGTTTCGACGTCACCCAGGACAACGATGGCATCACCATCAAGGCCCTGGAGGGCACGCCGCTGGTCGACGCCCTGCGTTACGACAAGCCGCTGCACAACCTGGCCGATGTCGGTCAGGCCTCCTACACGATCGCCAAGGACGCGGAGACCGTTCTGGTCGAACGTCAGGTGATCGCCATCGGCTTCGACGGTGACAACTACTTCGCGCAGACCTACCCGCGTATGTCGCTGCGTAGCCGCGGCAACACCTCGTGGAACAAGGCCGACCCGGACACCATGGAGATCGAGCTCGGCGCTTTGCTGTGCCCGTTCGTGGGCCGCCCGGCGCTGCTGCACCGCGACGGCGCGGATTGGCGTGGCCTGCAGGGCTACCCGGTCTTCGGCGGCGCCCCCTCCGCCGAGGCCGTGGTGGGCGAGTTGGCGGACGTCACGTTTGCCAAGCCGACCGGCAAGTCGTCCTCGTACGAGTACGTCGTGGAGAAGTCCAACGACAACGGCACGACCTGGACCGAGGCCACCGTTGAGGACGTCTCCGGCACCAACACCGTGACGATCCGGGTTTCCGGCATCACCTCTTCGGTGTCGTGGAAGTTCCGCGTCAAGGCCACCGGCACGGCGCTGCTGACCACCACGTCGGCCGTGACGGCTTCGGCGATCGTCGGCCTCTCCTAACTGATCTACCCACAAGCGGCGGGCTCGGGCTGTGTCCGCCGCTTGTGGGTTTCCACAGCCCAACAGCCTCTTTTCTTTTTTAGGAGTCATTCAGATGACCTACACCCCTCGTAAGCCGGTTTCGGTTCGGGAAGCCAAGGAGCAGGCGGCCGAATACTTCGGTTTCACCGCTAGCGTCGAGATCGAGATCAACGGCGAAATCTTTGAAATCCCCAACCCCGGCCTTTTGGACGACGACCAGCAGGAACGCTGGGAGGAGCTCCAGTTCCGCATTGAGAAGTGCGACCGTGAAGAAGATGTCATTGTCCCGCCGATGACGCTGGAAGACGGCACCGAGCTCCCCGGCCGCACCATCAGGGGCGAACTCAAGACGCCGTACCAGATCAACGGTGAGCTGATGAAGCCTCCGTACAACGTTCAGCTTGCTCAGGCCATTTTCGGCGAAGAGAAGTATGAGCGGTTCAAGGCTGGCGGCGGGCGTTCCAACCAGATCCCCCTGGAATGGGCTCGCATGAACCGCGAATTCCAGGAGCGCGTCGAGAACGACCCCAAAAGTGGCGGACGCGGTTCCGAGGTGGATGGTATTTCCGAGGGAGATTGAGTGTGATCTCTCCCTTTATCACCACCGTGACATAGGGGAGTGGTTTCGAGGGGAGTTGAGCAGCCGAAAGCTGCTCACTCTTCTCGACGGTTTACCTGAAGATTCCTGGTACAAACTCAGCGTTCAATCTTACTTGAAAGAAGTCCAGGAAACGCACGAACAAGAAGTTGTGAGCGACATTCGTAGATCGATATTCGCTCAGCTCACTGGGCAGGAGATGGGTTAATGGCAAGAGTTGATCTATGGGCGTTTCTCCATCTCAACCAGAAGTCGATGCGAAATGCGGAGAAAGAGGCGGTAGGCCGATTCCAGAAGATTGGCAGGGAATCGGCCGATGCCATGTCGAAGGAGATCGAGAACGCCGCTCCTCGCGTCCGCAGGGCGATGAACAGGGTTGCCGACGCGACCCTCAGCAGTTCTCGTGCAGCCCGCGAGGCCAAGAAGAGTCAGGATGCGCTGGCCAAGTCTAGCCAGAAGGTCCTGGAGCTCGAAGGGCAAATTGGGGAGCAGAGGAAGGCGTCCCAGCGACTCCGCAAGTCTGAAATCGCCAACCAGCGGTTGGAGACCAAGGCCCAGAAGGCTCGCAACGAGGCCCTTGAGGAGTACAACCGGCTTGTTGATCGTCGCAACAAGAAGAGCGACGCCCATAAGCAGACCAGGGAGGAAATCCGCCTCGCCGACCATCGAATCAAGCAGCTCAGGCTAGAGGGAAAATACAAAGAGGCCAAGGCCCTCGATAAAGAGATCCACCCGACACGCAAGAAAAGCATCCTGGAGGAGCGGGATGTCCGCGCCCTGGATAAGCAGGTTGCCGCCGGCAAGGCCGACCTCGACAAGAAGACCAGAATCCTCAAGGACGCCGAGGAGAACCTCAAAAGGGTTCAAAAAGACCGCGACGATATAGTCAAGAGCCTCACAAAGTCCGAAGAAGAGCATCGCAAGGCCAACGACGCCGCTACGAAATCCCTCGAAGACCTCCGGAAAGCCAACGAGGACGTCGAGAAGGCCATCCGCAGTCGCGAGGAGGCTGTCAGATCCCTCCATGAGGTTGAAGAGGCCGAGAATGAGAAGCGGCGCAAGCGCGAAGACCGTAATCGCCGCGGCGGTAGGGGTAGGCGTGGCGGCGGCGGCCTGGGTGTCATTGGCAACATGCTCACCGACCTGCCGTTCGTTCCCTCGGGCCGATGGGGCGCGGCCCTCGGTGGCGGCATGCTCATCACCATGGCCTCGGCGATGGAAGCCGTTGTCACGGCCTCTCAGAGCCTTGCCCTCACCCCGGCCATCCTTATGGCTGCTGGCGCAGGGTTTGGCACGTTGGCGCTCGGCGTCTCCGGCTTCGGGGACGCCATCAAGGACATGGGCGATCCAGAGAAGTTCGCCGAAGCCCTCCAATCCCTCTCTCCGGCGGCCCAACAGGCAGCGCTGGAGATCCAGTACCTTGTTGACGGCCCCCTCGGGGACCTCAAGAAGGCTACTCAAGAGACTTTGTTCGAGGGTGTGGCGCAACGCTTCCGCAGCCTGACGAACACTTTCCAGCCGGAAATCATGCGGCTGACCACGGGCATCGCCGGCGCGATGAACGGAATGTTCGATGAGTTCACGAATCAGCTGATGACCCCCGGGTCGCAAAAGGCTATTTCGAGCATCATCGACAACATCGTCAAAGCGTTCCAGAATCTTCAGCCCGCTATCGCACCATTCACCAATGCGCTTCTGAAAATCTCGGAAACCGGTGCATCCTTCCTTCCCGATCTCGCCACCGGGCTCGCGAACGCCGCCACGAGTTTCTCGCGCTTCATCACCGAGGCGCAGCGGTCGGGCAAGCTGGAAGAGTTCATCCAGAAGGGCATTGACGCGGCGAAGTCGCTTGGCGATGCCATCTGGACCATCGGCGGGCGGATCTACGAAGTCTTCGGCAACAAGAGCCCCGAGGATTTCGAGAAGACGCTTCAGGACGTCATCGATGCGGCGTTCGGCCTGGCCAATGGCCTGGTCACGGCATCGAAGGCCGTCAACGCGGTCCTCAAGGAGATTGAGCCGCTCACCAACCTCATGAAGGATCACCCCGGACTCGTCTGGGCGATGATCGGTGCGTGGGTTGGCTTCAAGGGGCTCGGCCTTGTCGGCATCATCTCTGCCATGGCGGGCGGCCTCGGCAATGTCGCCACCGCGCTCGGGAAGATCCCCGGCTTGGCGCAGAAGGCCGGAGCGGGCATCTCCGGGGCGCTGGCAGCCGTCAGTATCCCGGCCTGGCTGAAGTTCCTCATGAAGTGGGGCGGAGCCATCGGATTCGGTGGCCAATCCGACGTCAAGATGCCCGGAGACGAGGGCTACCCGTTCGACCCGAACGATCCGAAGTACGGGGAGGACGCTCTTCGGAGGAAGGCCCGGGAAAAGCTTGGGCTTCCCCCCGAGGTCCCCACGGGCGGGGCCCCGGGCACCGGCAACGGTCCCCACGGGCGTGACGGTCGACGTCGTTGGAACCCGAATGCGGGCCGCAGTGCTACCACAGGCATTGGCCCGGCACCTGCTGACGCGGGCCTTCCTCCGTGGGCTCCGCATGACGTTCCGTTGCCGCCTGCCGACGGGGGCGGAAAGCTCAGTGACAGCGAACGTCGTGACCAAATCTGGTCGACGCTCAATCCTGACGACTTCATGCCGAAGATCGATGTCCCCATGGGGCCGATCACACCGGGCACCCCGCAGCTGGAAATCGGCACGGACGGCAAGCCGTTCTCAAAGCCGGGATACGGCTACACCGACATCGATCCGCGTGCCGTCGCAGAGGCGCAGGAGAAGGTCCGCCGCGAGGCGTTGGACTACCGCGATGCGGCCATGGAACTCGCCATTCTCCAGAAGGATTCCCTCGCTACCGAGCGAGAGATCTTCGAGGCGAAGGAAAAGCTGAAGGAAGCCGAGTACGACTTCAACAAGGCCCAGCTTGACCTTGTCGAGGAGCTGAACGGCAAGTGGAAAAAGGTCAAGGGCGGCATGATGGACGCCAACAAGCTTGGCGCCGGACTTGACGACGACCTCGGCCTCTCAAGAGGTTTGGCGGGACTGGCGGATAACCTGGTCCGCTTTGTCGGCAACCTCGCAACCGCTCCGCTGCAGATGATGCTGAGCAAGATCGCCGCACAAGGTGACGGTTCGTCCGGCATCTTGGGTATGTTGTTCGGCGGGACGAAGGACAATCCCGCGAGCTTCGGCGGCGGCTTCGACCTCTCCGGCGGCGGCTTCGACCTCTCCGGTTCGGCAAGCAGTGGCGGCGCGACCTTCGGAACGCCCGTGGGCGGCGGAGAGCCTTACGGCCTCCCCGTCGGTACGGATACCGGCGGTTACGGGTCAAGCGGCGCGGTGTTCCCGCCCTGGGTGCACGCACTTGAGAACATGTTCGGGGTCAAGGCCAGTACCTACGCCGGTCACCAGGAAAAGGACGGCCAGAACAAGGGCATTGACTGGTCCGGCCCCGTCGAGAACATGCAGCGGTTTGCCGAGTACCTCTCCACCGTCCCGCAGGCCCTGGAGCAGGTCATCTGGAACAACCCGAACACGGGCCAGAAGATCGGCATTGCCAATGGGCAGTTCGTCGGCCCCGGCACCGACCAGCCGGGCTACTACGCCAACGACTGGGGCGGGCATCAGAACCACGTCCATACGCGGCAGAGTTATTCGATCCCGCTCCCCGGTGGCGCGGCGGCCCCGGCCTCCTTCGGTACGCCATCGTTCGGCGGCGGCTTCAGTGGCGGCGGTGGCGGAACCCCCGTGTTCGTGACCAACTGGCCCTTCGGCGGCATGCCGGGAATGCCCGGTGGCGGAGGGTCGCCCGGCGGCCCCGGAACCATGGGCAAAATGAGCATGCCCATCGCCGATGCGTCAGCCTTCAGCGGCTTCGGCAACCCGGGCTCTCCCCAGGCCGTGGCCAACATGATCTACCAGCAGGCGGTGTCCCGCGGGTACAGCCCGCAGGAAGCTCAAGCCATCGTTGCCTACGCCATCGGCGAATCCGGTCTCGATCCGAGTCGCTCTGGCGGCAATCAGGGCGGCGCGGAGGTTGTTGGACTGTTCCAGCAGAAGCCCGACTTCGCGAGGGGTGGCGGCATCGATCCGTCACTGCGCACCAACGCAGCGGCCAATACCTACGCCTACCTCAACCAGCTGGACAAGAACCGCAACCTCCCGATCGAACAGGCCCTGCCTGCGACGTCGAGGGGGGGTCCGCTCGCCACGGGGCAAGACTGGGGCGGCCTGATGAGCCAGGCTGCGCAGTACCTCGGCATGCCTGGAACCCCCGCAAGCCTCTCCGGCATGCAGGGTGTCGCTGGCGGCCCGCTCAACACAGGATTCCCGACAGGTCTCCCTGGCGGTACCCGACCCGGCGTTGCCGGTGGAGCGGCTGGCGGCGGCCTTCCCGGGCTGTTCGGCAGCCTGGGCGGTGCCGGTGGTGGCGCCGCTGCTGGGGCCCTCGGGCAACTGCCCGGCCAGCAGCCCGGTCAGCAAAACGGCTTCCCCGGCGCTTCGGGCGCTGCGGGTGGCGCACTCGGCGGTGCGATGGGTGGTCAAGCGGCAGCGGCTGATTCGATGATCGGCCAAGGCAACAACGATTACAAACCGGGCGAGGAAGGCTGGCAGCCTTCGGGCGGCGGTGGTCTCGGGATCGGCGGCCTCGCGGGCGCGGCGATCCAGGGCGCGATGGGCGCGGGGAGCGCAATGGCCGGTCCCGCAGCCCCAGCGGCTTCGGCGGCAGCCCAGATGGCGATGCAGCTAATTCAACGCGGAATTAAATACGGCGGCCAGGTTGCCTCCATCGGCGTTGAGGGTTTGTTCGAAACCCTGACCTTGGGCGATTCAGCTCTGGGCGATATGAGCAAGAGCTGGTTTGGCCGCCTCCTGTCCGGATTCTCTTCTGCGAAGCCAGCTATCGGCGGCAGCGCTGGAAAAGCCGGCGAGAAACAGGAGAAGGAACAACCGGGCGAACCGAAGGATCAGAAGCAGGGGCAGCCGCAACAGGGCGGCCCCGGCGGCATCAACATCGGCCAGTTCATCGCGGCTCCCAACCGCGATAACCAGCAAATGTTAAATGATCTAAATTTCGCCACCTACAACGCCGGACAGGGCCGATAGGTTTGACACCACCCCGCACTCAAGTTCCCCTGAGTGCGGGGTGGTCGTCTCTGCTCGTCTAGCGAGCCCCTGCCTTACCCTGCCTTTGCCATGCCCAGCCAGGCCGCGCCCAGCCCTGCCTCGGCCTCTTCACTGTAGCACGGTGCGTCGAGGCGTGCAACCCACTGCACTGGACGGCTTCCTCAACCATGTTCCGTGGCGCTGCCACTCCCCACAGGAGGTTTACGCTTAATTGGAGTCATATCCTCCTACGCCAATAACCAAATACGGAATTCAACTCCTCAAAGAGGGAATTGAGCCGAATATCACCTATACCTCCCCCGGCGGGGAGATTATCTTCTACCTGAATGGTGGGCTGGCGCCATTCCCCGGGGTTACCGAAGGCATTGCCCTAGAAGAGGGTATTGAGGGCCTTCACCCGCTATTCAATCACCTAGACACCAAGGGTGCGAGGCAGGACGGCGCGACGTGGACCGATACGGTTTACGAGCCGGCCGAAATGGTGATGAAGGTTATCGCCACCGCCCCCACCGCAGAGGGCCTGCGCCGGGTTATCCGGAAGTGGATCGCCTCGTGGGACCCGGAGAATCCCGGAAAGCTCACCTGGACCACCCCCGAGTCGGGGGAGTGGTGGTGCTATCCACGCCTGCACCGTCCGGTTACCGACAAGCTCAACCGCGGCTATGCCCGGGACGGTATTCAAAAGTTTAGCAATTGGTCGATCCGTAATGACGACGCCTTCTGGCGTTCGCACGATTCGGTTTCCCAATTCCAATTCTCTTATCGAATGGCGGTTGACGAGTTCAACCGCGACGACGACGGAACCTTGGGCCCCAACTGGGAGCAGACCTATTCCGGTTCCGACGAGGGCGTGTGCGAGACAGAGCCCGCCCTGAACTTCCTGATTCCGGGCCGGGCCCGGTGGACCCCCGCGGGCGATGAGCAGCGGACGGTCATCAACCGCTGGCTGGGTAGCACCGAGGTGCAGACGGTTGAGGTCCACGGCAGCCCCACGACGTGGCGGTTAGGCTTCGGTGGCCAGCCGACTTCGCCGATCTCCCATCCCGCCACCGCGGCGCAGGTGAAGACCGCCCTGGTGGGGCTGGAGAGCATCACCACCGATGATGTGACTGTCGAGGGCGAGACCGGCGGCCCCTACACCGTTACGTTCACCGGCCAGTACGCCAAGACGGACGTCCCCCAGATGGAGGCGTCCGTGGTGAGCGGCGGCATCAACCCGTATGTCACGGTGGCCACCACCTCTACGGGTACGCCCGCCGTCACGGCCACCGACAACCAGGTTATCTCCATTCAATTGGGCGCATTCTTTATGTTCCCATTCCCGGATGCGGCCTATATCGATATCTGGGGCCGAATGAGCGAAGACAGTGAGACGGGTATCCGGTTGAGGATTGGCCCGCAGTGGATTCGCCTTTCCCGGTTCAATAACGGTGTTGAGACGGTTCTTCGTCAAAGGATTCTGCTTATCCTCCCCATCTGGGGTGAGACGTGGTCTTTGGTGTGCGGCTCGGCCAATAACGCCAGACAGTTCACCGTTATGCGAAGCGGCTTCCCCATCCTCTCCCATAAGGAGACTGGTACCGGTTCGGCCTTGGGTGCGGATTACCGCGGCGTCGGATTCGGTATGGAAGCCGGGGACGGATTCACCCGCCAACTGGTTCCGCCGGCGGTCAACAAGTGGGCTTTCGGCGACAACGCCACCCTCACTCAATCGGGGCATCTGGCTCTTACCAACTTCGGCGACCAGCCGGGATTCCCGGACCTGGTGGTTTACGGCCCGGGGACGTTCAAGTTCTCCGATGGGCCGGGCGCGGAGCCGACGATCGAGTTCGGCCCCTTGGGCGATGGACAGGTAGCCCTGATCAAGACCCATCCCGGTCAACGGGCGGTGTATGACATCACCACGGACCAGACCGAGCAGGATTTGCCGTTCTTCCAAGATTTCCTGAAGCGGCTTATCAGCCTGGCTTTCAATGGGAATGTCCCGCCTTTGATGGAGTGGTTCCAAAGCCTTTTCGGCATCGAACCTCCCCAGGGGAATATGTATTCCCTTTTGAAGGGCCGCTGGTCTAAACCGGTTCCCCCGAGGACGTTGACCGCCTCGCCGGTTACCCACCAGATCGCGGTGGAGATCAAAGACGGCAATGCAAATTCAAAGGTTATCGCGGCACTGACGCCTATGAGGCGCTGGCCCGAGTAAGGAGTTCTGCTTGCCCAGAGTTCAGGTCGATCAAGCGACCCTTGATGATCTTAGGGCGAAGCTCTCCCTGGATGCCTACACGGCCGTTGATGCGGCTCGGATGGCGGCGGAGCTTGAACAGGCCGCCGTCTCCGATACCCGCATTGTCGTGACGGTCTACGACAAGTTCTACAGGCCCGTGGGGGAGTGCGGCGACTACATCTCTTTAGGGTGTAAGTTCCCGCGCAATAAGGTCGAAACAGGCAACCTCTCCATCAAGAGGTCCGACCCTCTCGCAAATGCCATTCTGCAATGCCACGAAACCACCGTGCCGATCACCATCGAGATCGGTCACCTTTTGTGGTCGGGCCAGGTTAAGACCGCCCACGACAACTTCAACCAGCCTGGTACGGCGGATTTCGTCGAGTGCGAACTCGAGGGTGATTACGCCTGGCTGATGAAGATCCTCGCGTGGCCGAACTTTCTGCTGCCTTTGCAGGTCCAATTCCCGCCGCGTGGCGTGGCAATTGGCCCGGCTGTCTCCATTCTGAAATGGCTCCTGGCCACCCAGGCCTTCCGTATTCAGGCGGGCATGTGGGAGATGGTCAATAACGCCCTGAGTTTGAATCTCGACTGGCGTTCATGGTTCGGTACGGTTCTCCAGGCCAATCCCGGTAGCGACGGTATTGGTTTGGATGATATCGCCCGCACCCTTCGCACCCCGATTTACGTGGTGCCCACCAATCCTTTGACGGATACCTCCCCGTTCATTTCGGTCAACTGGCGAATGGACAAGATCGGATCGATCTTCGAAGAGGTCGTCGAAGATAATGGCTTGCACGTTGAGGTGAAATTGTGGCGGCCGGGCGATCCCCAGCCAGGCAATGATCCTCTTCTGGCCTTGTTCCCATTGACGGTTCCCACCATTGTCGTGGATATCAAAGACCGCATGGGCATCGTCGGGCCCACCGGGACGTTTATCGACGGCATCCTCCGTGTGGCCGTTGACCTGCAGGAAGGGCTTTTCGGAGACATCCTGGCCCCGTTCCTGAACCCGAAGGGTGAATACGCCCCGGACGGTTGGAATATCGCCCCGCTATTGGGTATCCATTATGTCCCTTCTTGGGCGGTATTCAATGCTGACCATCCAAAGGGTGGCGTTTCCGGTCGAATGTCTCACCACAGACCCGAGGCGTGGCGCGTAATTGTAGGCGGTTTGTCGGATGATTTGGCCGCCGCGGCTGCGTAAGTAGCCGCTAGAAAACCTCACCGTATCGGTGAACCCCGCCCAAAAGGGGAATACCGAGGAAACCAGCACATTGGGTTCCGTACAGACTAAACGTGAGGCTCCATCTTTGAACCGTTGCGAATGTGTATCGCAACGTGGAGATGGATGAAGTTATAGTCGGGTCTGCATCGATGGCAAAGATGCAGAGTCAGGCAGAAATGACCTGGCCCCACGTTCGTGGAGTAACAAACCGAAATCACCTAAATGGCTTAACGACCTTATTAACGCGACTATGGCCTTTATCTTGGACATGGTCCTGATCGTGGTGGGAATTACCGGCGTCCCGAGCAACCTTTTCGACGGATTGTTCAATGACGTCCTTTTGGCCTTCCAGCTGGCGGACAACTTCGAGCGGCGCATGAAAATGGGTCCCTACGGCCACGCCGAGGTCTTCGTTCCCACAAACAAGGCTCCCTATACCATCGACGGCATTTTCGCTCTCAAGCGAGAAATGTGGAACACCCGAGGCTATATTTCTGGCGAGGTCACATTCAAGAATGGCCTGCCTTACGAGATTGGTAGGGATATCTTCCCGGGGTCTTTGGCGACCCTGATCCGCGATGGAAAAGTCTACACCGACTGGGTGGAGAACATTGCCGTTGTGGATACCCGCGACGGCCGCTCCGAAGTCGTGGTTCAGATTGGCGACGGCAAGGCTGAAGAGGCCTCGGTCGTGAAACTCCAAAGAAAGCTTTCGAAGCTTCAAGAGGCCCTCAACATCATCACGATGGCCACTCAATAACGGGTTAGTGGGCTAACCCACTAACACTAAAGGGGAATCTTTACATGGCATTGACTATCGATGGCGCCAACATCACCTTCGACGGTCGGGTCACCGTTGTCAACGGCTTCAACCCGGACACCGGGGTGGCATATCTGGTCTTGACTCCCGAGGGTGGCTTTGGCGAGCTGCCGTTCTTCTCGGCCGGTACGCCGGGTCTTCCCCCGGAGTTCACCGAGATCAAGATGACCCCGGTCGACCCGGATGATCCGCTACCCACCCCCAACCCGGTGGTTACCGTGGTTGATCCGGGCGGGCCGGGGCTTCCCTCCAGGTTCAAGCTGGAATTCTTCGTCCACAAGGGCCTTAAGGGCGACACCGGCTCGCTGGTGATTGCCAATGCGGAGGACCTCGCCGCCTCTCCGGCGCTGGGCGGGGAAACCGACAAGTACACGCTGGTCTACCGCGCCTCGGACGGCATGTGGGTCCCCACCGCTCAAAAAGTCGGGAACATGTACGTGTCGCCCAACATCGCGGCGACGGCCTTCAACTCGACTTCTGTTCGGGCCCTGTCGAGCATCAACATTCCCGCGCAGAAGTTCGACTGGTATCCCGAGGTTTTCGCCCAGACCCAGGTAACGGGCTCTGCAGATACCCGCGTAGACCTGGTGGCCCGACTCAACGACGCCGCCTCCGGGGCGATGGTGGGCTTCTCCAAGGGGCTTGTCGGCACCACCCCGCCGCCGAACGTCGTCATCCCGGCGTTCTCGGTGAGCTCCGCACTGCCCAAGGTTCTCGCGGGTAACGCCGCCACCATCTATCTGCGCGCCGAGCAGCAGGCCGCCACCAGTAACTCCTGGTCCACGCCCGCCTCTCCCGCCACCACGTTCTGCGTGAAGGTGGCGCCCCTGCTATGACGACACCTTTCAAGCAGGAGGCCTTTCCGTCGAACCCGGCTTCACCGTCGGGCCCGCCGGCTGGCTATACGCAACCGACTTCAGCGCCCCCCACCACGGGGGAGCCGCCCAAGACGTCGGCCGAGCTCTCCGCGATCCGTGGGCAGTTCTGGGAACTGCTGCTGCAGAAAGTCGTCGAAGCGCTCGTCGGAGTGTTTCTTCCCGGTAACGGGAGCGCGGCCACACAGCTCGCGCAATGGGCTCTGAACCTGCCCAACCAGATCCTGCAGTTCATCCGAGATATTGCCGGTATTGACCTGACCTCGTGGGACAACTTCCTGGCCAGCCTCAATGACGGCAAGGGTATCGACATCCCATTCTTGGCCGACCTGATTGAGGCGATCGCCGCCCGAATCGACACGATTATCGACACGATCGTGCAGGCCCTCACCGGGGCCGCCACCATCGGCAACACGGTGGCGGATCTCGCCCGGGCCCTACTGGAGGTGCCCGCCAAGAACATTCAGGGCATCCTTGGCTCGCTAAACCTCGGCGACGACGCTCAGGCGATCTTGGACTTCTTTATCGGCGGATTCGTCAACCAGCAGGGCTCTGGCGCTTCCCTGGCGGACGCCTTCAACATTGCCCGCGATATCGGTTCCGGGTCGTTCCTGGGGAAGCTGGCCGCGGAGATCCTCGGTATCCGCAACAACAAGCCCGCCGACGGCGGGCTACTGCCGTCGGAGCGGTCGAACTTCGACCTGTCCGCGGTGACGACGTGGCACGCCGCCACCCAGTCCGCGTCGCTGATCGGCCTGGACTACATCGAGCAGGACATGCCACTGGGCGTTGTCTCCTGGATTGGTTACGGCACATCCGGCTTGACCGCGCTGTATGTCAATATCTGGAAGGTCGACCTCGACTCCGGCGACTTCACGCTGGTGCATCATTCTCCGAATATCGTTGGCCTGCTTACCGCAACCGCCGATCCGGGCGAGTTCGTCTCGTACGAGCTCGACGAGCCGTTCGACATTTTCGCCAAGGAGATCTACGCCTACGAGATTGTCCCCGTCGGCGGTACCCACCATGTCCGGGGTCGCGTGTCCAACGTCCCGTACCGGCCGGAAACGGCGATCGTCGCCCACGCGGCGACCCGCAACAACACCACCAGCCCCAACGATCCGCCGGAAACGATCGCGAAGGCGAGCGTCACTCGCTCCCTGAACGTTCCGTGGGTCGGCATCGCCGTCGACACCGGCTCCGGCGAGGGACATCACGACGACGACCTGCGTTACATCGGCGGGGACGTGTCGTTCCCGATCCCGAACTGGGCCAACTATGTCGACGTCATCGGCGTCGGCGGCGGCGGTGGTGGACGAGCTGGCCTGACGTTCGGCTTCTACGGCGAGGCCGGTGGCCCCGGTAGGTGGAATGCCACCACCTGGGCGCGCGGCACCCACTTCACGGGGAACTCCACGGTCATCACCGTCGACGTCGGCGCGGCCGGCATCGGCGGGCCCGGTGTAGGTGACCGCGGCGGCAACACTGTCGTGTCCATCCCTGGCTACTCGATGACCGCGATCGGTGGCGAACCCGGCGACGCGGTACGCCCCGTCACCGCCGGCAAGCCTGTGGGTCGAGGCCCGGGCACGTTCAACTACAACGGCATCGCCGCTGTCGGTGGCGTGAACCAGAACTCGTACGGCGGCCAGGGTGTCGCCCCCGGCGGCGCAGGCAACGGCGGCAACTACGTGTCGTTCCAACCCGGCGGCAACGGCGCCCCCGGCGGCGTGTGGCTCCGGTTCCGCCAGGACCCGCTGCCCGGCGAAGAGGTCGGCGGCGGCGAAGGCGACACCACGCCTCCCAGCCTCGACGGCCTCGATGTCGCGGTGCAGACCACGACAACCACCATTACTATCACCCCCTCTGGAGCTGTTGATGCCTAGCGGTTTACGTGGCTACAACATCTACCTTGACGGCGTAAAGGTGAATGCCCTTCCCATACCGGAGGGGCAGGCCCTTAGCCTGTCAGGTGCCGATCCAGGGTCGGACTACTCGGCGCGCATCACCATTAGCGCGATCGACAATGCAGGCAACGAAGCGACCCCCGTGTCCATTGAATCTTTCAAGGGCGCGGGGTCGGTCGTTACCCAATCCGCCCCGCCGACCCAGTCGCTGTCGAACGACATAAAATCACAGATTGACTCGCTGGTCGCGGCGAAAATAAAACCCACCCCCGACCGGGCGGCCGACGGGTGCATGGTGGGCATCTCCACCCCCGGCGGCAACTACTACAAGGCGTACGGCGGAGATCGCACCCCGAATGCGCCGATCCACCTGGGGCAGAATTTCCGGTACGGATCGTGCTCGAAGATGTTCTGCCACACCCTGATCCTGCGGGAGATCGACCGCGGCCACCTCAACTGGGACGACACAGTCGATCAGTTCGTCGACGATATCCCCAACGGGGACAAAATCACCGTGCGGCAGCTGCTGCTGTTCCAGGACGGCTTGAAGGACTGGCTGCAGGACGATGCGGCCACCCAGCAGGCGTACTTCCTGAACCCCACCTCTTCGTTCGACCCCCTGGCCTACATCCGTGCCAGCACACCGATGTTCGAGCCGGGCACGTCGTCGAAGTACTCGAACTCGGCAACGTTCGTTCTCGGGGCGATCCTGGAGTGGTGCGACGCCGAATACGGCACGGGCCGCACGGTCGATCAGATCATCGTGCAGGACTGGAAGGCCGAAGTCGGGCTGGATTCCCTGCATTGGCCCACCACCAACAACATGAATGCGCCGTATGTGCGGGGCTGGACCCCGAACCTGGCGCTGCCGCAGATCCAGGCGATCCTCGGGCCGTTCGCGTTCCTCGCCGGCCTGTTCGGCTATCCGACGTCGAAGGACCTGGAGTGGACTGCCGTAAGCACCTCGTGGGCAGGCGCCGCCGGCTCGCTGGCGGGCAATATGGCCGACTTTGTGAAGGTTGGGCAGGCGCTCTACGGCGGGGCGTTCCTCTCAGATGAGATGAAGGTCCTGCAAAAGGAAATCTTCACCACCTATGTGTTCTATGAGCCAGCCGGCCCGTATCAGGGGCCGGGATGGATGGGGTTCGGCCTGAATGCCATCCGTTGGGGCTCGTGGCGCGGCTGGGTCGGCAACCTCGGCGGCTACATCGCGGTCTTGTTCTACAGCGAGGCCGACGGCTCGGTTATCGCGACGATGTTGAACAACTTCGCTGCGCACGCCGATTGCGTGGACCTGTTCTATCAGATTGCGTATCTGTTGGACCCGGCGTCCACTCAGCACGTGCCGTGGCATTACCGGCCGGACTTTATTGATTCCACAGCTGAGGTCTTCAGCCCCGCCATTCGCATCAAGCAGGCCCCGGGCGACGAGGACAACAAGACGGATATCCCACTCAAGGTTCCGTTCCGCATTTAAGGAGTTCTCCCATAGCTACCCGCGGCTTGTATGCCAAATTTCGCGAGGCGGTTCTCAAGGCCGAGGTCAACTGGCTGACCGACACTATCAGGGTTGCCGCAATCGATACCGACGACTACACCGTCAACCTCAACACGCATCAGTACCTCGGCGACATCCCCAGCGGCGCGATCGTGGGCATCTCCGTCAACCTTGCTGACAAGTCGGTGACAAATGGTTACGCAAAGGCGGGGACGGCAACGCTTCCCGCCGTTACCGGCGATGAATTCGAAGCCGTAGTCGTCTTCCAACACACCGGCTCATCCGCCACATCGCGCCTAATCGCATACGTCACCTCGGATATGTACGAGTCCGTCACGCCCAACGGTTCCGATGCGCTTGTCATATGGCACCCCAATGGGATTTTTCGCCTTTGATTTTAGGAGTTTCAGTTGACTTTGCGCACTGATTGGACCGATAACGTCGGCGACGAGGTCGATGCCGACTTCCTGAACCAGGTGGGCGTGGAAGTAAACGCCAACACCGCCGCCCGTCCCGGCAAGGGAGCGTTTTCTGCGCTACCGGCCGCCGGGGTGGCAGGGCGGCTGTACTACGCCACCGACGCCGGAATCATCCTCCGGGACAACGGCTCATCGTGGGATATCGTCGCCAATACGGAGCCCGCCGTGCAACCGCCAACTGCGGGATGGTCCACCAATACACTGGGAACGGCCACTGTCGGCGCCGACAAAGGCGGCCGCCTATTCACCATCACCAGCTCCGGCGGATTGCTCACCCCGCGGATCGAATACCGCACCCTAAGCCCCACCTCGAACTACATCGTGACCGCGCGGATCGAGCCGATCGACTACGCCCGCGGCGAGGGGCAGTCCTACTCGGGGCTAATCCTACGCAACGGCACCTCGGGGAACAGTGTCCTGTTCGGCTACATGGTCTACGCGGGACAGGCGCCCTACCTCGTTGCGACCCGAGGCAACAGCGGCAACATCCGAGCGTCGGACTACGCCGCCACTGTTACGGATCGATTCGCCGGGTATCCGCGCTGGATACGGCTTCGCGACAACGGAACTAATCGCATCTTCGAGTTCTCCCCGAACGGGTTCGACTGGTGCGAGTTCTACGTGAGCCTCCGCACCGACCATATTACGCCCGATCAGGTCGGTTGGGGTGGTGCGCAGTCGACCTCGGCGGCGAGGTCGCTTGTAGCGCGGTTGCGGTCCTTCGAGATCTCATCATAATGCTTATCCCCCTGATCGTCGGCATCGTGGCCGCGCCATTCATAGCTGGATATGTCATTTTGACAATCCTTTCACAAGACGGCGAATAACAGAACAATAACCGGGAGGCTTAACAGGTGGCGCTCTACCGCACCCTTTACCCACTTACTTACCGCAGTGGCAATACGGTGATGCACGTCACCAAACCCGGGGTTATTATCGACCTCGACCGCAACCAGGCGCAGGAGCTTTCCGGTCGGGTTGTTTACGTCGGCGACCTGATCACCTATCCCCGCAGCGGGGTGATGTATTACGACTCCGTTGATTCATTCCCGCTAGAGGGGGATGAACGGTACATCTTCCTGGCCCGCCAGGAGGGCGAGCTTTACGGGTGGTCGTACAGCGATGGCTACAAGCTCCTCACGGCCGCGGGACAGGTCGACGAGGAAGCCCTTGCCGAGGCTGTCGGCGACGTCATTGAGGACGCCCTGGGTGACGCGCTCGCAGGCAAGGCCAACGTCAGCCACACCCACACCGCCTCCAGCATTACCGACGGCGTACGCACGGTGATCGTCTCCACCGGTTCCGAGGCTCGCCCCTCCACCACCGGGACTGTCCTGTGGCTCGGCGGCTCCAGCGAGCCCACGAACTACGACGACACCAAAGACATCTGGTTCGGGACGGACTAAGTGCAGGTACTCGGACAAGAAATCACCAAGGTCCGGGTCGCGGGAGCTGATGCTGCCCGCGTCCGGATCTTTGGCGAAGACGCGTGGACGGCCGAGCCGCCCACTCCCGTGCCGGACCCGGTCAGCTACTTCGATTGGCACGAGGGCAGCGGCAGCACTACGACGTCGATTGTGTCGTCGCACGTCCTGACCGCGGTCAACCCTTCCACTGCCTGGGACGGCGAATCCGCCGCCGGACAGTTCGAGGGCGACATCGGCGACGTCGCCACCTCTACGTGGTCTATCGCCGTGGAATTCACCCTCAGTGCCGGATCGAGTTGGCGCAACATCCTCCACACCTCCGGTGCGGGGGCGGCCGACGAGGTTTGGCTGCAGCTGAACGGCTCGACGTTGAGCATCTGGACCTCCGCGGGCGCATCCACCGGATTCGACCCGGCGCAGCCTACGCTCCCGCCGAACCTGCCCATCCAGCTGGTGATGACCAACGACGGCACCACCCAGCGGGTCTACGTTGACGGCGAGCTTGTGTCCTCACGGGCCCGGAACAACATCCTTGAACCCACCTCGGCGGTGATCATGGACACCTCCGAGAAGCTCAACGGCTACGTGCACTCGCTGCGCTTCTGGGATGTTGTCCTGTCCGATGCCGAGGTCGAGGCGCTTATGCCCGATAGCGGCGACGAGGAAGATCCGCCGCTGTTCCGCGGCATGACCGACGAGATCACCCAGTACGGCATCACCTGGACATTTGACCAGGAGTACATGGCCGGCCAGTTCATCACCGGCGACTGGTGGGTCGTGGGCCCGGTCACCGTCACCTCCGTGAGTCCCGCCCCGCAAGGGCGACTGGACGGCGAGGACGACGACGACCTCACCGGCGAGGCGGGCCAGCGCGTGGATGACCGCATGCGGCACGGCTCCATGGTGCTCACTGACGTCACCACCGATCAGGCATACGACTCGCGCTGCCGGTTCTACAACCCGGCACGGGCGATCTCCTACCCGTACAACCTGGCGGCCAACCGTTCGCTGATCTCCAGCGTCTCCGCGGTCCACCCCGGTGGGTCTGAGATGGGCGATCTCGCCGACGGCGCCGAGGGGCGCGTGATGGAGACCGCCGCCGTGCTCACCTGCCTCGACGAGGAGCCGCCGGAAGATGCCTTCCGGCCCTGTTACTGGGGTACCGACAAGTCGAAGATCGTCCGCGCCTCCGATATCCAGTGGGACCGCCTGGCGAGTGTCACACCCGCCTCCAGCCCCCCCACGCTGGTGGAGTACGCACGGTTCTTCGAACGCCCGTGGCTCGACCACATGCAGGCGTACTGGGTCGGCCAGTTCCTGTGGCCGTGGAAGAACCAGCCGGGCTACGGCCGTGGCTACGCCGCGGTCGTGGGTACCGCGGGCCTGCTGGTGAACTGCAACTACACCGAGGCGCAGAAGCGGCCGATCGTGCACGGGCTGATCCAGCTCGGCATCGACCTGGCGGGGATGCTCAAGGCGGACTCGTGCTTCCGCGTCTCCGGTGGCCACGGCTCCGGCCGTAAGTTCCCGGTGGTGTTCGCACACCTGATGCTCGACGACGACCCGTACTTCCAGTTCGAGGCCGACGCTGTCGGCGCAGACGTCGGTGAAGACGGCGACGGCGAGCCGCAGGCCCTCTTCGGCGAGGACGCCTCCACCTACTGGGGCGAAACCTACTACGGGGCCCCCGCGTGCTTCCAGATGGTCGGCTACTCCTCGGAGGTGCCGCCGCACCAGGAGTCACCGCCCCCGTACACCGACTGGGACGACACGTCGGAGGGCTACCGCCAGTGCTGCACCGTCGGCGCATGGGTGGGCCAGACCCTCGCCATCCTTCTGATGGGCGCCAAGGCCGCTTGGAACCACGACTCGTACTTCCAGGTCGTGGACGACTGGATGGCCGATCCGGACCCGTACGCCGCCAACCGCGGCGGACACCCCCGTCCGGACGACTGGCAGGAAACCAACGCCTGGCATCCGTGGGCCACCCGCATGTGGAATCTGCACCGCTCCAGCGTTCCGGCGCAGGACGACGGTACGGACAACTACAAGTGGATGGCCCTCGATCGCGAGTGGGTTCCCAACCCGCCGCCGGCCTAATCAAAATTGGTGAAACCCCCGGGAAATGATTCCCGGGGGTTTCCCCTTATCCCCAAAAGGGGCTTTATGCAAAACGTTATTATCGCACTCGTCATCAAGATTATCGCCGAGGCCGCCAAGAACGAAGATGTCCGCAAGTTTGTCCTCGAACTGGTGAAAGAGCTTGCCGATAAACTCAAGGACGATCTCGTCCCAGCGCTTATCGCGCTGTTCCCGACTTTCGGCGGGGCGATCATCAAATCCGCCTTGGACTTCCTCCCCGAGGTTGACCTGCCGGATATCGATGTCCTGAACACCGATATCGCAAAGAAGATTGTGGACGCCGATCCCGACCTTCCGTTCGTGTCGGACATCATCGACATCACCGAGATTCTTAAGGGCTGGATAAAGTAAATGGCTGTCACTCGCGCTAACGTAGAAGCGACGAAGAATTTCATCCGGGCGCGGGTGGGCAACCCTTATGTCTATGGCGGGGCCCTTTCGCCGACCAACGTTCGACAGGGGACCGACTGCTCGGAGGTGTGGCAGACCGTCCTAGAGATGGTTCACGGCCGATACAACCCCGGCCGTCAGTCCGAGGGTGCCACCACCGAGTCCTACCGCTATATCCCCGTCGGGGGGGTGGGCCCATTCGGCACCATCCGGGTAGCCAGCTGGCGGGACATTCCCGCCGATGCCGTGGCGAAGATCGCCTTCCATCACGGCCCCGGCGGCGGTGCGAGCTCGCACATGTGGGGCGATTTGGACGGCATGCTCATCGAGTCGGCCGGCTCCAAGGGGCTAGTCACCAATGGTCGCGCCATGACCATCGACAACTCCTACGCCACCGCGTGGGCATACCTCCCCGGCCCAATCGTCGAAGACGGCAGCCCCATCCCGGAGGACCCCAACGCGGTCACCTGGGGTATCGACATCTCCAATCACCAGGGCGAGATGGACCTTAACCGCGTCAAGGCTGAGGGGTTTGATTTCATCTGGTGCAAGGTGTCGGAGGGCGCGAACTACCGCGACCCGTTCTGGCCGGGTAACCGGGATAAGGCCCGCGCCGCCGGCCTGATCCTGGCGGGCTATCACTACGTCCGCACGGGCGACCCTGCTGCGCAGGCAAAAACCTTCGTGGAGCACCTGGGGGATAAGTCCATCCCCGCCATGTTGGATTTTGAGGACGGCTCGGGGAACATCGAGCAGTTCTGGGCGGTGAAGAACGAGATCGAAAAGCTCGGCGTCCAGGTCCGCCTGTCCTACATTCCTGACTGGTACTGGGAGCGCATCGGAAAGCCGGACCTGTCCAAGGTCCCTGGTCTGATCTCATCCGAATACGTCAGCGGAACCGGATACGCATCGGTGCTATATCCGGGTAATTCAAGCAACTTCTGGAAAGCGTACGGCGGCCGGACGCCCGACGTCCTGCAATTCACCGACAGGGCCCTTGTGGCTGGCAAGTCGGTCGACGCTAACGCTTTCCGGGGAACACCAGACAAACTGCGCCGACTTTTGGGCGCGGGAGGAGATGACTTCTTGTCCGCATTGAGCGATGCAGAACAGCGGCTGCTCTTTGATCGCACCAATCAGCTGTGGGGCGCCCTTTTCAATCCGATCGCCTCGCTGTCGAAATACCGCGCCGAGGGCGAGGGCGAGGTCCACAAGACGAAGGACCTGGTCCGGAACATAGACGCCATGACGCATGAGACCTTAGTCGAGCGTCAGGCCATGATGGGCAATCCCGAGGCTCTCGCCCTCGTTAAACGCGAGGCCGACAAGGGCGACAAATGGGCCGCCTGTGTCTACAAGTACTGCACAGAGGAGGCCTAGTGCCCGCTGATATCGACGTCAAAAACCAGATCGACGGCGTCCAGGGTGACGGATCTCCGCGTCCCTGGGCTTGGGTTAAGTGCCGCGCCCGCACCGTCCTGGGCAACCTGAAGGCTAAGCCTTTCTCCCGCGAGATTAACGGGAAGCCCGTCGCGGCGACCCCCTCGGCGCTGGATCATATCATCTGCACTTCCGAGCAGACCTCGTGGCGGTATGTCGCCTCGGATGGCAACGTCTACGACCTGAAGGATTTCATGATCGTCGCCATCGAAAGGATGATCGACGAGACAGATCCCGCCAAGCTTGCGGAATACCGCAGCAAGGCATCTCAGCTGCGCCCCTGGCCCGCGGGCTACGCAGGCAGGCCTGATTTCGAGTGAGCCTGTGGCCTGAAATCCGGGCCATGCTCAACGGGGAGTTCTACGTTCCGGCCGGGACGATAATCACCGCGAACGGGACCGGCGTCCCTGATGGCGCCGGTCCCGGCTTCGGGGCGGATCTCGCGCGCGAGCTTGAGCGTGTAGCCGAGGGCATGTGGGTCTGGAAGTGGATCAACTACCCGGCGGCAGTCTTCCCGATGCGCCCGAGCATCAACGCCTTGCATCTGGCGCTGAAGGAGATGATCCGGGCAACCCCCGGAAATCTCGTCCTCTCGGCGTACAGCCAGTCCGCGGTGGCCTTCGCCTACGTCTGGCGAGACGACATCCTCAATCCGGACGGGGAACTGCACGATCGCCTCGACGACATCGTCGCGGTGATTCTGTACGGCAACCCTGTCAGGGCCCCGGGAATTGCGTACGGCAACGAACTGGGTGGCCAGTCCGCGCCGGGCAAGCTGAACGGTCACGTCACTGGCGGCATCGCCGGGCCCGACTGCCTGCGGCCGGAAGAGTGCGTCCACCCCGTAACGGGTCGACGAATCGTTCTGGATTTCGCCAACGCCGGCGACCTCTACGCTGCGGCCCCGGTCGGTGCCGAACCCTGGGTCAAGGAGACCGAGGTCGGCCACAACGAGACGCTCATCTACGAAGCGGTGATGGACTTCAACGGTCGCGACATCATGGCCTTTGCCAAGGAGATTGCGCAGATTCTCACAATGCCGCTATCGCAGGTGATCCCTCTCGTGCAGGCGATCATCAACGGCTTGACGTTCCTGGCGCAGGGCCCGCGAGCACCGCACTGGACCTACAGCATCGCTCCGGCCGTCGATTACCTGATCCGCTGCGGGAACGAACTTAGAAAGAATTGAACATGAATCTCGGGAAGTATTGGAAAGCAATTACCGCTTTCCTGTCCCTGGTGGTCACCAACCTGGCCTACCGGGTGACCAATGGCGAGGAGCCACTGCCGGCCTTCGATGATTACAAGGGCTGGGCGTTGTTTGCGCTCACCACCGTGGCGGGCACCTTCCTTACGTGGGCCAAGGGCAACAAGGGCTTCGTGGAGGCCGACAAGGTGGAAGCTCCAACTATCAACTCTGAGTTGATAGTTGACGAGTTTGAGGCTGACACCGAGCCGATCCCGGTCGCTGAACAGGCTGAGAAGCCCAAGCGTCGGAGACCTGTGATCTAGTGGACGCCCCGGCATACGAGCCCACCGGGTGGTTCGGAATGCTGCCGTGGCTGTTGTACGCCGTGCCCTTCCTCGTTCCCACGCTATTCATCGCATGGGGGCAGTGGAAGGCGCGGCGCCACAACGCTAAGCAGGCCGCCACCAATGACGAGCTCAAGCAAACCATTGGAGCTATCCGCAACAACGTCCAGAACGGTCACAAGACCCTGATGCGCGACGACCTCGACGAACTCGTGGCCGGCATCAAGGAGTTGCAGACCGGGCAGAAGACGCAAGGCGAAATGCTCAACCGCATGGATAGACGCCTCGACCGCATCGCCGAGGACCTGTCCACAGAGCGCCAGGAACGTATCGCTGGCGATAGGAGACAATGAAAGTAACTGTTTATTCCCCGCCGACCCCGTGCACCTGGTGCAAGGCCACGAAGAGCAGGTTGGACAAACTCGGTATCGAGTACCAACCGGTGGTGGCCGACGAGGAAACCATCAACCGTTTCCGGGACGAGGGCCGCGGCGCCTTCCCCGTAGTGGTGGTGGAAAGAGATGGTGAGGAACCTTGGATCTGGTCCGGGTTCCGCGATCTCGAAATCAAGAAACTTGCCGAGCTGAGCAAGTAAAACAGCAGCTCACATAGACTGACGCCCGCGCTCCCCGGCCGTTCCCCCCGGGTTTTGAGCGCGGGCGTCTTCTGTCGTTTTAGGCCCCGTTTAGCTTCGGCTAGACGGGGCCTTTTCTGCGTTTCTTAGGGTGCCCGCATTTCCGCCAGGGTTTCGGCGTGCAGGTTCTCTAGCGTTGGTCATGGGCTTCCTTAAGCGTATGCCTTCATAAAGGGGAAGTTAAGCGAGTTTTGGCCCGTATTCGGGCGGGCCTAACTCGGGGTAAACAAGCCACGCTACGTACTCGCCGGCGGCCTCGGCCAACTCGGCGCGCAGCCCGGCGAGATATTCCCGCAAGCAGTGCCGCTCGATCACCTGAAGGATGTTGACGAGGCTGCCGTGGAGCTCCTCTTCGGGGGTCACTGGGATCACTGGTGCACCCTGCGGCGCCTTTCGTCACTATCGGCAACAATGCATGTATGCAGTTCCTCGTCGCCGAATTGCACCTCAACCCAGGACAAGCATGTTGAGTCGTCGTCGTAGCGCTGGGCGTCAAGCCATTCCACGAGGGCTTCCCGCTGCGCATCGCCCTCGTCGGAGGTGTCCCAGCCCTCCTTTGAGCCGTCGGGGGCCACAAGGAACGATTGGTACATGTTGATGCGCCCATCGACCAGCGGGGAGACGCACGCACCCAATTCAACAGCCTTGGCGTGAGCTTCGGCGAGCAGTTTCTGATCCCACGACGTAACTACAATCGCGTGGTGGCGCATGTAGCCCATTACTTCGCCTCGCCGGGGTGGCCGGTCCAGTCGATGAGACTGTTGTAGCAAAGGTGCCATTCGTAGTACCAGCCCGCGTCCATCCTTGCCGCGATCAGCGCTATGGCATCCTTGGCGGTCATTCCACCACCTGCACAACCCGGGCGCTCAACTGCCCATCAGGGGTGCTGCAATACTCCCAGTCGCCGAGCTGGCTCCACTTGTCGCCGACCATGTCGAAGTTGCCGACCTTGCCGTCGTCGCACCCCAGAACTTCGTACACCACGGTGAAGCGCATGGTTTCCGGGAGGATCGGCCCGTTGTACCGGGGGTCGATTTTGAATCGGACATTGCATCCGGCCGAGCCGTAGCACTGCCGTTCGATGACGTTGACGCCGACCTGGAAATCCCCAGGCACGGGGAGACTAGCCTCCTCGACAACGGCTGCGGGAGTAGTGGTCATGGGGGAGCCCGCGGCGATCGGTTTACCGTCGACCGGGACGCACGCCACGCCGAAGAGCGCGGTCGTTGCGATTACTGTTGCGATGCGTAGCATGGTGCTTGCCTTTCATTGAGGGCGTGGGCGGGCGGTTCTTGACGGGACGGCCCGCCCACTTACAGGTACATCCCCAGGAGGGGTTCTGGCTCCTTGATGGGCCCAAGGTGCTCGTCGAGGTATTCGGCGGTCAGCCGGTTGGTGACAACGGCGCTGGCGACCAGAACCCGCCGGGCGAACTCCCGCGTCATGGGAAAAGTCAAACGATGGGTGATATCCATTTGACTATCCCGCGTGCGAGAACTGCGGATGGGCCTCCTCGAAGGCGTTGACAATATCCCGGGGGATACGCCCGCGGTCGGACACCTTCTTGCCGCTACGCCGCGCCCAGTCCCGGATGGCGGACAACTGGTCGGCCTTGTCGGTGGGCGACACCTTGGCCTTGGGCTTGGGGGCGGCCTTCTTGCTGCCGTGGACCTTGCGGGCGGATTCGATGAAGCCGGCGAGGGCCTTTTCCAGCTCCTCGTAGGTGGAGTCGACGAGGTCGATCTCGTAGGTCTCGCCCTCGATGGAGAATCGGCGCGTCTTTGCGCCCTCGTCTCCCGTGATGTCATCCACTAGCACCGTCTTGATCATGTCATCTCCTTCGGATAACGGATTGGTTATCTAGAAAGATATAGACCTATCGCGAAGGCGTCAACCTAAATCTCGCTGAGAGATTCCCTTTGCTAAGACCATAAGTATCGCATGATGTCCACAAAGTCGTGTCGAGCCTGGTCGACGCGGGCCAGCCACTCTTCCTCTCGCTGGCGATAGGCGGCGTATACGTCCCTTCGCTCAGGGCTGGACTTGAAAATGACGGCCCCGTCGCCTCGTAGCTCGAAATCGTCACCCCGTTCCCGCCCTGGCGGGTGCCAGGATCACCTCCTCTTCTTCGGTGTACTTCGGGCGGGGCTCGTTCAGGCGGGCGATAATATCCTCATATCGTTCCCGCTGGTCCTCATTGTCGCAGACCGAGTATTCCAAGTGGTAGCGCAGGCTGGCGGTGGCGAGATCATTGAAGCTAGAATCGAACTCGTCAAGAATCCAGTTGAGGTTACGGAGGTAATCCGGCCCCTCGACCAAGGTCAGGTAGTCCTTGCCCGGGGTGGAGAGGTGAATCTGCCAATCCTTGGTAACTGGGATTCGCAGATCCCACTGCCTGCAGCGTCCGCGACTCAGCCAAGATTCCGTCACCGACCGATGGTGGTCAATGCCGAACGATCCGATGGGGGTGTCCACTCGATACCAACCCTGCGGACGGTAGGCGTGGAAGCCCCAGCTTCGCCAGCTCCAGTCAATCCGGTTTTTCATTTGAGCGACTCCAAACACTTCACCAAGAAGTCGACAGGAAGATCGCCCTTGATCTCCATGCCTCTCCCGATGTACTTGTACCAGTGCACTTCGCCTCCGGTGGGCTTGTAGAGGAAGTTGGGCGCGAAGCCTGTAGTGCGACGCTTGACGCACCCATCGCACTGCAACTCTTCAACGATGCGGTAAGAGCGAGCTCGCGGGTTCGCTTCGTAGTACGTTTCGGAGTTGACCGCCTGGCCGTCAACAAAGTATTGATAGACCCCGTCTGGACATTCGCAATCGAGGCACCAGGGGCAATCCATCCGCTCACACCAGCAGAACGGGTGCATCATGAAGACGTCGTTCTCGTAATCGCATCCGTAGCCGTTGTCGCCGCCGAGGACCCCCAGCGGACCTTCTCCGGTGAGGCTCCGGAGCGCCTTGGTCAACTCGCGTAACGAGCTGGATATGTATTCTTCCGACAGGGCCATTCAACTTTCCTTCTCTATCGGTCCTGATGCGCTTCAGCCTCGGTGATCTCGGTCCCCTCGAAGAAGAATCTCATTCGCGGGGCCTAACCTCGGTCGTTCTCACCGCCACCGTCTGATACGGGGACAGTCGGGAGGTGATGGACCCGTAATCCGCCTCCGGGTCCACCTTGATCGTGCAGAACACCCAACCGCGTTCCACCTTTTCAACGTGGCCCTCGTGCTCGATGCCTTCAAATTCGACGATGACGTCATCGCCAGGCTTGGGGGTCATGCCTTCTCCAAAAGTCGGGTGAGGTCGGCGCGCACCGACCGGTAGACATCGTCCAGCGCGTTGATCGCGTTGGTGACGGTTGTGTGGGTGATGTCGGGTATCTCGACGGACACATGCGGGCCATAACCTGCCCCGTAGAACTCGTGCTTGTTGAATACGTGCCTGTTCACAGTTCTTGCTCCCGCCAGTTAGGATTGGCCGCCTCTACCGCGGCCGAGAAATCTGCCAATTCGTCTCGCATCCAATCCGCGATCTCGCCGTCGCGGCTGTAGTGCTTAAAGCGTTTGCCCGGGCGGGTGGCGGCCATCCAGCACGTGTGATCAATGAACAGGTCCAGGTGGATCGAGCGGTCGCCGCCGCGCCAATAGAACGTCAAGTCCCCGTTGTCCGGCGCAATCGAGGCGTGCACGGTGTCTGGGGTGAAAAGCTGCTCCACCACCCTGTAGCCCCACTGGGCCATGTGTAGGCCGATGTGCCCGCCACTCCAGAGGTTGGCGATATCAAACTTGGCCCGCTCGGTAGCGGAGCGTGTATCAAGCTTCATGATTCCCCCGGCTCGAGGATCAGATGGGCCACCCCGGCGTCCGAGCGGTCGGGGATGTAGATGGACATCTCAGTCACGTAATAGACGGGCTCTTTTGAGCCCGGCCTGGCCGACATGTGCCACCCGCCGTGGCCCTCGCGGCGGGTGCAGAACACCTTCCCAACGCGATCGTTGGACTCGAATTCGCAGTGCTGGAGGTCGGCGACGCGCGGGCGCCCCTCCTTTAGGCGATGCTTCATTCGACTACCCTCCAGCCGTCGATGTAGGGAGCCTTCAGCCGGGCGACATTGTCCTCGCCGTTGACCCCCACTGGCCTCGGCAGCTTGACCACCGCGTAGCGCTCGGCATCTAGATCGGCCAGGATCACGTCAGCCGCGGCGCGGCGCACCTCATCACTCCACCCGGCGAGAAGTCCAAGGTTGCGCAGTGTGCGGGCAATACTTTCGGACGCCCCGACATCAATGAAGTCTGGGCGAGGATTGGAGCGCAGCATATCCTCGATCCATTCGCCTAACTCACTCATCACTCACCACGTATCCACGTTTGAAGAAGGCCGTCCGGACAATCTGCTCGGCAAGGTGAATCCCATGGGCCCGGCTGGAGTGGTTTCGAGAAACCTCGAAGGTGCCGGCGTCACATGTGGACTCGGCCTTGTCTATCTCGGCATTCCAGAGTTTGTCGAGTTCGGTCATGATCTCTTTGAGAATGTCGTTCATCAATCCTCCCGGTACCAGGGCTTGGTTTCGCCAACCTTCAACCGGGGCCCGAAGGGGTGACTAAATCCCCACAGGGAGGCCGCTAGATTGGAGCTGCGCTGGTCGATCCGGCGCCACAGCGGTTTGGGCGCGAACGTCAGCGCGAAGCTGAACACTTCGATTGTCAGGATGACCCAAAACGCAATCCACCACAGGGTGCTCATTCTCGCCACCTCCATTTGCCGTCCTCGCCCAGTTCCTGTATCGCGGTGACCCACCAGCGCTCGGGCACCGGCCAGTCGACGGTGCACTTAGCGAGGCCGAGTTTCTCGATAATCGCCTTAGCTCCAGCGTCTGCGTCACTGCCAAAACACCCGCCAGGCATTGAGCGCAGAATGTCGGCTATCATCTTTTCGATATCGCTCATTTCAACTCCTTGATCAGGCCGCGCCACTCGCAAGCGGTAAACCATTCCCGAAGGCTGCCGACAAACTCTTCCGCCTCTTCTGGCCCGTCGAGATGAAACTCCGCGGCAACAGATACGGTGCGTCCACTAAGAAGCGACCTCCCCTCGGGCCCTATATCCCGGAGATGACGCCAGATGAGGTACCACTCGCGGAGGTAATTGACGACGTTCATGAATCCTCTTTCCCGCAGATATGGGGATAGGGCGGCGCGCCGCTCCACCCCTCGGGGCTGCACCCCGGACAAGAGCACGGGCAGGTTTCATGCGCCGCGTAGCAGCAGGGTGCGCATAGCCTTTTTCCGCAACCGCACAACTTGCCATGTTCGGGATTGCAGAGACAGGTCATGCCTCGCTCCATCCCGACACCCAGCGAGTTCCAGTTCTAGGGTTAGGCGCTGGCGGCATCACACCGGCGGTCGAGTTGCCGTACGGCACCTGTTCACGCACCGTCTCGCGGGTGAGTCCTCCGAGGGCTTTGTCGATTTCCTCGGCCAAGTGCTCGGCACATGTGGGAGGTCCCCAGCGAACCCCCTCCTGCCACCCGCAGGAGCACAGCCCATCCTCGCCGTCTCGGCTGTCGATGGGGCGATGCTTGCCGATCACGTCGGCGATCACGTTCTGGGCTTCGCTGCTCATGCTTCCTCCTCTGACAGAATTGCGAGAATCTCATTGACGCTGACGACCTGCGCACCCTCCCAGTCGTCCTCCCAGGGGTCTCGCAGATGAGGGGCCGCGGTGCACAGGTCCCGCAATTTCCGTTCACGCTCACGAGTCCGCTCAACCTCGGCCACCAGCTCAGGGATGAGAGTCCGGGATGCCGCGATGAACTCGCCGTCATGGTCGGGCAGTCCGTAGGTCATGGACTCGCCAGCGCCGTCGAAGAGGATCGACTCTGCGTAGTCGCCGTTCTGGTTCTGTCCGCCCCAGTGCTGGAACGTCCATGGCCCTTCGGTCACGCCTTCCAGTGCGCCCTTGGCGCGCTCAACAACATCACTCACGGTCTTCCCCCTCGGCTACAGCAGCAGCAGCAGCAGCGAGTAGGGCAGCGCCGAAGTCGCGCAGCTGATCGTCGTCCCAGTCGTAGCAGTCGTCCCTGCCAATGTCTTCCAGACGCAGCTGAGTCCAACCGTCCTTGAACGTCACCACCGTGCCGTCGGCAAACGTGGTGTTCCCGTACTCGTCCACGTCCGGTTCGGGTAGTTGGATTACCGCCACACCCGGAAGAGACGCAATGACATCAGCGACATGTGAGTCATGGTCTCCACCGTCCTGCTCGGTCCATTCGCAGCCCATGCAGGCATCGAGGTTCAACAGGAACTCCTGGCGGCGCGGATGGTTGATCCGCTTCGTCGTCGGCTTGTGCGCTTTGATGGCTTCTGTGAGTACTGCACGCAACTCCCCGCTCACGCCTCCTCCAAAGAGTCCGTAGGGATGTAGAGCACGCGGGCCGGAAGGTCGACCTCATCGCTTGGGCAGGGCACTTCGTAACCGCTGCGATACCAAGGCCCATACAGGGCGGCGAGGTGATGATCGGCCCAGTTGACGTAGTTGTCCCCGATGTCTGACCCTCCGAGTGGCATGATCACTGCCCCAATTGGTAGCGCGTCGAGTTCTTCGACGGTCTCGACCACCTTGGGGCGCAGACGCTCAACCTCGGCTACCAATTCGGCGAGCAGCCGGTAGGACCGGCCCGGTGCGACCGCGACCCGAGACCCCTTCGCCACTTCGTAGTCGACCAGCGCAGCCTTGGCGCGCTCAACAACATCACTCATCAGGTATCTCCATCCAGTGGGTAACGAATCGGGTTGCAGGCTCTGGCACGCCCAGCTCGAAGATGCTCTCGATTACGCGGGTTTCCCGCCTGAGTCCTCCGAGGGCTCTGTCGATCTCGGCGGCGACGTGGGCCTCGAAATCGTCGAGCGAACCGTCGCGGAAATCACATTCACCCACCCGCGTACCCTGGCAGCGGGAGTGTCCAGTTTCCAGGTTTAACGTCCGCCGGTGTCGGCGCTGAACCGCGATCATGATCTTCTGCGCGTCCCCGCTCATGCTTCCTCCCCGGGGCTGTAGGCGTGACCGAGAAACCGCGCCGGGACGGCGGACGGATCAGTCGTCCACGCGGCGTACTCAGCCCATGTCATGCCAAGGAAGGTGTGCAGTGGCATGCCGTCATCGGGGCTGGTGTGCCAGCGTTCGATCAACTCGTCCAGGTACCGGTTCCAGGCCGGGATGGTGACCGGGATGCCTTTGCATGAATGGATGACCTCGAACACCCACTTGCCGCATCGTTCGCATTCAGCGCGGCCATCACCGCGATGGCACTGAACGGCGCGGTCTTCCGCAGCGCCCATTAACGCTTCGAATGCCACAAACCTCGGATTGCCAGTCACGCTTCCTCCCCCTGTAGCTGCGAGAACGTCTTCGTAGGTGTCCCACCACTGCGGGCAGTCGTTGCAGAACCACTCTCCGGGCCGAGAGTCGCTGCTCGTTCCGGGGCCGCTTTCTGGCCGCTTGATCACGACACGGTGCGCGCATCGATTCACGGGTGTTCCTCCCCTGTAGCCACAACCGCAGCAGCAGCGGCAGCGGCCATCGCGGCGTCCAACGTTTCCTCATACCCCCACGCCAAAACCCGTCCGCACGTGTTGTCCTCCACAGACCAACGGAAGTCACCAGCCACATCGGGCGGGATGATCCACGCGTTGCGCCGGTCACCGAGGAGTTCTGCCCGCCACCTACCGGGGCCAACAAAACCGGTGAACCATTCCCACGTCATCACGCCTCGCTCCATCCCGACACCCAGCGGGAACGGACTTCGTAGCAATCATCCGGCCACTGATCGTCTTGGTAGTACGGCTGATGGCCCATCATTCCTCCGCCTCTTCTGCATAGCTGGCGGCTGCCAGGATCGAGGCCGCCAATCCGCGTGCTTCATCGACGCTCAGCGGCTCGTCGCACCAAGCGCCCGCCCGGATCTGGACCTCGCCCGGATGCCCGTCGAACACCACCGGCACATACAGGCCGACACCGGGAAAGTCGGTGAACTCCTGCTCTTCGTCTTCATGCTCGTCGGGTTCGGGTAGTTCTACTAGAGCGATACGGTTAGCCTCGAATGCCGCGAGGATGTTGCGCGCCTCGTCGTAGTCAAGCGCGGTGACATCTTCGTCATCCGCCAAGGCTTTGGCGATGGTGCCAAGAATTCGGTCACTCATCACGCCTCCTGAAATTGCTTCTTGAGCCATTCCCTGGCTTCTTCACGCTGGACCATCACCCGCCGGCCGATCCGGGCGTAGCGCGGCCCGTACCCCACCTGCTTCCAGTACCGCACTGTGGCCAGGGGCACTTGGGCCTCGCGGGCGAAGTCTTCGAGCGTCATCAACAACGGCTCGCTTGAACTGCTCTGCTCCATGTACAACACTGTACTGCATTGAACTATAGCATGGAACACACTGCAGTGATGAGATCCTGCAACAAAATGAGTTTTCATGCATACGCTGTCCGGTATGCAGAACCGCACGCCAGGTCGCCGCGGAGTCACCGACATGTGGTACCGCGACGACGGAACCCCCACCCAACTCGCGACACCCGGAACCACGCCCAAGAACCCCTCCGGAAGCGGGGCCAGGTGGCGCGCCTGGTACATCGACACCGCCGGAAAGCAGCGCACCAAGAAGTTCCCCAACAAGAAGGGGGCGGAGCGGTGGGCCGACGACCAGGCCAACAAAATCAACACCGGGACATGGGTCGCCCCCGAAGTCGCCTCGGAGACCTTTGCAACCGTGGCGGAGAAGTGGTACGCCACCAAATCCAACCGGGAGGCGACCACCAAGCACGGCTACCGCAACATCCTCGACACCATCGTCCTGCCGAAGTGGGGTAAGGATTCCTTGGCCTCCATCGACCACGAGTCCCTACAGGACTGGATCAACGAGCTCTCCACCACCAGTGAGTACCGGACCAAGGGCTCCGGGGGCTTCTCGGCCTCCAGGACCATCCAGATCCACCTGGTGATGAACGGGGTGCTGAAGTATGCCGTGCGAACGGAGAGGATCACCAGGAACCCCGCAGAGGGGTTGGAACTGCCCACCAAGAAGAAGACCTCCCGGCAGCGGTACCTCACCCACGGTCAGCTACAGGAGTTCGCCGGCGAGATGGGACGCTTCGAGGGCCTGACCCTCCTGCTGGGGTACTGCGGCGCCCGCACCAGCGAAGCCTTCGGCGCCAGGGGTAGGGACTTCCGGGGGAGGGTCTGGGAGTTGCACGGGGCAGTGGTGAGGAAGGTGGAGAAAGACACCAAGACGCACCGGGCCCGGTTCATCCCCGTCCCCGAGGTGGTGTGGAACAAGCTCCAGATGCCCGCCAATCCCGATTCCCTGCTCTTCCCCGGCCGGAAGGGGCACATCACCACGGGAGAGTACCGCTGGGCCTTTGACAGGGCCCTGCGGACGGTGCAGGAGCGTACGGAGAAGATCCGTCAGGAGGAGATCGCGTCAACAGGGAGAGCGGTGACGCCAGCGTTCCCCACCATCACGCCTCACGACCTCCGGCACACCTGCGCATCGCTGGCCATCTCCTCGGGGGCCAACGTTAAGGCCGTTCAGAACCTCCTGGGGCACGCCACCGCGGTGATGACTCTCGATCTGTATGGGCACTTGCTGTCCGACGATCTCCAGCGGGTGATGGACGCCCTCGATGAAGCGGCGGCTGCGGCATGACCTGGGCGAATGGAAGAGCCATGGTGCGTACTATCTGCATACGGCCCCTCGGTGTGTACGGCCTCCGGGGTGAAAAACCCCCTCTGACCAGTGCCCTCGGTGAGATTCGAACTCACACTGTACGGGTTTTGAATCCTTTGCTCTCGCGTTTTCTACCTGCGGGATTGCAGATCCTCAACACTGTTTCCGCAGGTTGAGTAGATGACGAGTGGCGACTGTTGCGAGTGGGCGAGCGCCATGGTGCATACGGCCTGCATACGATGCGAGGGTTCTGCGGAGCGTCGCCGGGGCGAGGGCTGAACGATGGGCGCGGTCTAGCAAACTGTTTGCTGGGGTCACAGAAGCCCCCAGAAGGCTCGAACACTCTTTCGAGGGGTATTCACCTAGGGCTGGCCTGAAAGTCCGCCTACGGTCCATCCGTGGGGCGGGGAATCGGCATCCCCGGCTTGAGGGTCGAGCCGCGCGCAGGCCTAGAAGCACCTGTAAAAGATTAGATAGAAAAACAATGTTTCCTGATCTCTGGTTCTCAAGCCAACCACAAGCCCAACCGGACCCTACGCCGGAACAACCTCTCGACGGCCGCCGTCAGGCGGCTACGGAAGTGCCCCCACCGCCCCATGTTGACCGGGATGAGACCCCGGTCACAGGAAACATTTGCGGGTTTTTCCCGTTCCGTAAGGGATTCTTGTAACAGGACCTGTCACGCAGTCTGTCACGCACCTTGTCACGCACCATGTCACGCGTGACACAGGATAAGGATAAGGATAAGGATCTAGGAGCCTAGGATGAGGCTCCAGGATTTTTAGGATCAGGTCCAGGTTCAGGTTGAGGATCGGGACTAGGAGCGAAAATTGGATCTCAGCGATATCGACGGTACCGCGTTGGACACACGTCTGAAGCACACCGTCTTGACCGACATGATCTTGCAGGACGAGCTGTCCGGGGAAGAGTTTCGGGACTTCATCAACCTGTTGGTGTGGTCGGTGTCTTTGGTGAGCGATGGGGCGTTCAGTAGCCGCGCCGCCATGCGCATCGCACACCTCCCCAAGGAATCGTTGGAGAGGTTCTGCGAGTTGGGGTTGGTGAGCGATCGGGGCGACCACTACCGGATCGGGGATCGGTTCTGGAAGTGGCAGAGTTCCCGGGCCGACCTGGAGCAGCTGGCCCGCCGGCGCGCAAGCGCCCGTGAACGGCAGAAGGAGAAGCGCACGCGGGAGGCTAGCGGCCTGCAGGTGGTGCAGTGAATTGGGTCTTCTAATTGCATCGCAGTGTGATAGGATTAACTCTGAACTGCGATTGGAGTGGGCATGGAGATGATGTTCACCACGGGGGCTAACTGGACCTCGGCCGACGGAAAGCGCAATGTCGTCATCGAAGAGGAGTACGTCTCCCGCGGAACGCGCGCCTTTGTCATCCGGAATTTAGAGACGGGCCGCAAAAGTCGAATCGAACTGCCGGGGTTGACTCGCAAGTTTAATTACGTCGGCCATGACCCGAACTACACACCGAAGGGACCCTGAATCATGAAGATCATCGTAGAAATCGACTACGACCCCAACTTGTCCTATTACCCGGACGAGGTCACCACAAAGCTGGAGGCTCTCCAGTTCGAGGTGGCCGCCCTGGAGGAGGGCACCACGGATATCGGGATGTTTATCCCCCACATGGGGGATATCTACGTGGTGGATGACGACGGCGTTCGGGTGGATTGATGCTCTCCATTCTTATCCGATCGTTGGCCCCGCTACTTATGATCCCCTACGGGCAGTGTGTTGTCAGGCCCATGATTGATGCCGGCTTCGGTCCATGGGTGGTGGGGACGGCGATGGCCGCGCCCATTGTGGGATTTTTGTTCGGGTGCTTTCGAGAGGGTCGCCCATGAGTTGGCTCCACGAACCCTGCCCGCCCCAGGTGAACGCAATCCACGACACCATAAACCGAGTCGAGTTGATCGACCACCGCGAATCCTCTGATAATCGGGGATTGGTTTTCAGTGCCTGGGATGCGAAGTCTGTCCTGGTGTCTATTCAGGACGACGGCCGGACATTGAAGGTGTTTCTCAGTTGACGGAGTCGGAATGAGCGATCCGGTGATCGAAGCCGCGAAGCGGGCGACCAACGGAAAAGTCTCCCACCTCATCGGCCCGGGGCGATACGCACTCCGCGGAGCTATCGAGATGGCCAAGCCGGTCCGGGAGAAGTTGGACGAGTGGCGGGCGGCGCTCCAAGGGCCCCCGACGCCCGAGGCTGCTATCGCATTAGCGGTCATTGAAGATATCGCTCCACTGGTCTACCGGGAGTCGGAATGAGCAACTTCCCGTATGGGGTTTGCCCAGCTCAGGTGGATGGGTTCACCGCCGATGGCCGCCCCTTCTACTACCGCTGCCGCCATGCTCGCTGGACTATCGCCATAGGCGAGGTGGGCTGGGGAGCGAATTGCTTGTCTTGGCCGGAGAGCTACCGCGAACGAATCGAGTTCTCGGGCAAGGGCGACTACCTATCCAAGGTTGAGGTGGACACTCTTCTGGCCGAGCACCTGGGCGAGGGGTGGCGCCAGGCCACGTGGGAAGAGTGCCTCTTCACCAGGACGTGCAGATGCGGAAAAGACTTTGAGGCCAGTGGCAGCTCCATCTGCATGGAATGCATGGTGAAGGAGCTCCGGGGAGACGGATGATCTGGGGCCAGCCCGCCCGGTGGGGGCAGTCGTAGTTGCGCACGTAAATTTTGATACAGCAAAGACGTTAGCGCCGGAAAAGATCTTGATAATCCACCTCCCCCCGCTGGTAAGTTCCGGTATCTTGGTCAGTGATGCTACGAGGGGTTATAGCGGTAGCGATCATGGTGGGGATTGGCGTGGCGGGGGCCGCGCCTGTAAGCGCGGATGGCTGTTCCCGCCCGGTCGTGCTACTCAACGGTGAAGAGGTGCCGCAGCACCAGCCAACGCTGCGGTGTAACGGCGTCGGCGGATCGCTTGGCGGGGGCGGCCCAAGGCCCAGAGGCCTTCTGGGGAACTTTCCGATCGTCGGGAATCTACCCGGCTTAGGCGGCATTCTTTAGGCCACGCTGGAGCTTCTTGAAGCCTTTCATCTTTTGCTGCCATGAGTACGCCGCCGCGATGGCGAAGCCCATCAACCACACCGCGGTGCCCATGAGGATCGCCCAGTAGGCGCGCTCCTCAGCCCACAGGTGGACGTCGGTCAGCATGCACGCCAGGAGGGCCATCTGGCCGAGCTGGGCAATGAATCCCGCAGTGCATGGCACCAGAAACAGGACGGCCATGCGCCGCTGCCGCACGTCGCCAGCGAGGACGACCAGGGCTAGGATCGCAAACCCTAGAAGATAGGCGGTGGTCGCGGTCATCGCCACGGAGTAGATCTCGATGTAGATCGGGATGCTCCACTGGCGCCCGCGCAGCTCGGCCGTGAACCCTCCGCCGAGGAATAGGGCGGCGACCATGGCGAGGACGCCCGCCAGCATTGGATTGGCCACCCATCGCCGGACGATGTGCCAGGTGTCTCCTTCTATGCGGGAGACCGCGGTGGTGGCGATGGCCCCGGCGCCGGCGATGAGGCAGATGTGCCCCGCCACCTGGAGCAGTCCAAGGCAGAAGGTGAGAACGATGCTGAGCCCGAGGAGGGCGACAGCGATGGTGGACGCCAACTCCCAGCGCAGGGACCAGGTCATCCATCGCACCCGGAGGCTCCAGCCGAGGCAGGAGAGGGCGGCGATCGTTAGGGCAGTTGTCATGCTTGGCCTTCAAGAAAAGCGCGGAAACGGTCGCTGCCAAGTAAACGCTTTATTAAGCAAGATCAACAGGGGGCTAAGAAAATATTAAGGCCCGATGCTGAATCGTTATATAGGCGGGGCATCCTGACGGGCGCGGAACCTAGCTAGCCTCCCCGTCTTCTTCCTCGTCTGGACTTTTAAAGAGCTGGGCTCAGTCCTGTTCAGGACCTCTTCGAGCAGTTCCTCGGTCTCCACCATCCCCAGGTCGGGCTCGTGGCGCACCACTGTGTCATATTCTTCTGCCCGGCCGTAGCCGGCGGCGGCCATCGCCTCGGGGAGTGTGGACCCCTCGCCGAACTGGCGCCAGAAGTTGACCACCTTGTCCGCGGAGGGCTTCGTGAACCCTTCCGCCTTGATCCAGTTGCCGACCATCGACCCTGATGCGTCGACCAATTTGCCAATCTGCTCGTTGGTCAGATCCCCCCGGTGCTCCTCCAACTGACGCAGAACGTACCGGGACCATGTCTGCGCGAAGTCTCCATCCATGGTTAAGACGCTACTCCACTGTGGTGAGATGCTGCAACACCCGCAATTTAACTGCAGTGCGGATTTCGTTGGCAAAACCCCTGTTCAGGTACTGGTTCCATGTCTCACAACAATGTAACTCCACCCCGGGGAGGCGTTGCAGCAACTCAACATTAGGCACATTAGAGGTTTGCCGAAGCCTTGCGTGGGTAACGACAGCGCACTACAGTGAATCCCATCACGCAGCGCAGTTGAATTGCACTGCTAATCCAGAGCAGTACCGCGAGGGGATGGTGATTCCATGGCTTTCTTCCGTGTCAACCACGAGGGCTTTCAGCGCATCAAGCAGCAAGGCCTGGCCAAAAGCGATCGGGCGATCGCGAAGATGTTTCAGGTAGATCCGGCGACGATGCACCGGGTCCTCAACGGCAAGACCGAACCGACCGGCCGAGTGGTTGCCGGTGCGATGGCGGCGCTCGGCCCAGCATGGGTTGGCATCCTCTTCGACCTCGTGGACGAACAGTGAAGACCTGCTACCGCGGCCACGAGCGATCCGAGGAAAACACCTACGTCTTCTTCGACAACGGCCAGAAGAAACACATGTGCCGCGAGTGCCGCCGCAAGGTCGGCCGAGTGTGCGACTACTGCAACAACGTCTTCACCACCACCCTTCAGCGGGACTCCTGGACCTGCCTGACCTGCACCAGCGGCGGGGTTGTCACCAAAGACTTCACCCCACTGGGGTCCACCTGGGTTACGAGCGGATAGGACAGAACATGAGGAACACAGCTCTTCTCAACGAGGTCATGCAGTTCATCCTCGATTACCCCGAGGCGCACAGTCAGGGCGCCTGGTGGAACGCCGAGCGGGAAACCTCCTGCTACGGGATGCTGACCTGCTATCTCATGGGCCACGACCTGTTGCCCGGCTACACAACACTGGTTCGCGACTACGACGGCTACACGGTGCCGGCGCGGGACATGGCCGCCAAACTCCTCGGCCTGAACGGACATGAGGCGGACACCCTCTTTCATGGCGGCAACACGGTCGACGAACTCCGGCGCATGGTTGCCGACCTTGTAGCGGGCAAGCCACTCGGCTCCGCCACCAGTTACTGGCAGAAGACGGGGCACTAGATGATCCCCGCACTTACGCATTTCGATGCGAGACGGAAGTTCCTCGCCGAATCCGTCCGCTACAACAGCACCGGCCAGAAGCTCGACATCTGGCTTCCCCTCAATCCCGTGGATGCACCGGTCTTCATGTTCATCCCCGGCGGGGCCTGGACCATCGGGGATCGGCGCGGCCAAGGCTACGCCATCATGTCCCACCTTGTTCAACAAGGCTGGATCTGTGTCGCCATCGACTACCGCACCGCTCCCCAGAACCAATGGCCCGCCCCTTTCGAAGATGTCAACGACGCCTGGAATTGGGTTGTCTCGAACATTCACGTTTACGGCGGGGGAGACTTCCTCGCGGTCGGGGGAGCTTCCGCCGGCGGCCACATGGCCTCACTCTTGGGATTGACCACATGGTCATTCTCTAAACCCGATGCAGTGATTTCTTTGTACGGGGTGTACGACTGGACCTCCAAGAGCCTCGACCACTGGTTGATCAACCGGTACGTGGAGAACGTTGTGGTGGGCCGACGCGACCCCGAAACCCTCCGCGTCTCCTCGCCCATCCATCAGGTGCACCACGACGCCCCGCCTTTCCTGATCATCCAGGGAGATAGGGATCTGGTTACCCCGCAGAGTGGGGCGAAGAAGTTCCACCAGAAGCTCGTGAAGACCTCCCGGAATCCGGCGGTGTATCACAACATCCCCGGCGGGGTGCACGGGTTCGACCTGATCCAGCCTCGGCAGACCAAGTCCGCGGTGGGGGCTATCGACCACTTCCTCTCTTCCCGCATTGCCCTACAGGAGGCGTCGTGACCACTCCTGCGATCATCTTCTTCGCCTCCGTAGGGATTGCTCCACTCGTGGCACTCCTCATCGGCACCGTCCAGGCCAGGGCTGAGCGGTGGGCACACGATAAGGACTTTTGGCTATGAGGACCTGCACGCGCGAAGACTGCGAGCGGAAACACCACGCCAGGGGATACTGCAAGTTCCACTACAAGCGCTGGCACGACGGTGTCGACCTAGACCGCCCCTACGGCCCCGGTCGGCTGAGGTTCTTCGACTGGGCGATGTGCGGAACGCCGGCCCAATACAAGAAGCATCTCCGGCACAACATCCCGATGTGCGAGCCGTGCCGGAAAGCGGAGAGTCGACGCCAGCAGGATCGGCCATGAAAGATTCCTCGGAACATTTACAGGGATCTGATCATGGCGCTGATAAAATTGGACTACCCGAAGGACTGCAAGACTGGAGGCCAGCGTGCGGAATGCGAGAAGAACTTCTCACGCTCCCAGTGTGCAGAAAACCCGCTACGCACAGTCTCAACGACTGCGACAACGTCGTTCTGACTTGCCTCGAATGTCATCAAGCTTATATGGATTATCTTCGCCACGAGGTGTCCACCTTCCCCAAGGCGAAGTGCAAGGCCTGCGAACAGGGTGTTGATCTCCTGCTCCACCTTCAGCTGAAGAAGCTGTAACAACAGACTTACATCGCTTTTCACGGCGGGATGCCAGCGTTCTCCAAAGTCGATGGGGATGACGATTCCACCAGCCCTCGGGTGCCGTGTTGAGTACATAAAAATGTGACGGGTTAAGCCATAGGGGCAGAAATGCCGCCCGCGGGGACATATAAACCCCGCCGTTAGCCTTCGGGCGCGTAGACCCACTTCGGTGGAGGATTAAGCTTACCCAGTTTTTTGCAGAGAAATCTGCAGCGCACGGCCGGAATGGTCCGGCATGAATTCCGATTCATCAAGGTTCAACTCCTTGCGTGCGCACCGGGCCACGGGAGGTGTCTGCTCCCTCCCGTGGCTTTTCCATGCCCATTTATCAGGAGGTAGGACCCATGCGCGGATTCGACAAATACCAGCAGGCCCTGCTTGCCGGGTTGTGGGCACTGTGCGACGCCCAGCCCCCCGAGAAGCAGGAGCTGCGCCGGCTGCTCAACCCCCGCACCACGGTGACCAGCGAAGCGCACGTCGTCATGGCCACAAGGGCGGCCGAGGACTTCCACCACAACATCCGCAAGGGTTTGACGGAGCTGTCTCGGTCCACTCAGAAATACCCTCGCTACGCCTTCGACAAAGACCGCCGGGGAACGGGTGTCCCGAATCATCGAAAGGTCAGGGTCAATGACGGTCGATAACGCGGCCAAGGTTCTTTACCTGGCCTACCACAAGGATCGCTACGCCCCGCATTGGGAGTCCGCTTTGGATAAGACGCGGTGGCGGCGGGCGGCGGCGGCCCTACTCCAGGCCATGTCCAATGCCGATTAGGCCGGAGAACCGCAAGCGATACCCGCCCGATTGGCGTGAGATAAGCCAGCGCATCAGATTTGTGCGCGCCGACGGACGCTGTGAATGCGAGGGCGAATGCGGACGTGGCACCCATCGGGGGCGCTGCCCAAACCGGCACGGTGAGCCCGCCTACGGCACCGGTAGCCGCGTCGTTCTCACCACGGCGCATCTCAATCACATTCCCGAGGACTGCCGCGACGAGAACCTCCGCGCAATGTGTCAGGGATGCCACTTGCATTACGACAAGGATCATCACGCCGCCACAAGGGCGGCCCGCCGCGCAGCTCTCCAGGAGATTAAATGAACCGCTGGAAGGTCCGCAAAGAAGACGGCACCTGGAAGATCTACGAGCACGATTCCTGGTGGGACTCCGAATACGAGTTTGATCAGGCGATCTTGTGGGCCCACCGCTTTGCCGTGTCCGCATTCGTTATGGACGGTGGTTTAGGTGACTGCCGCTGAAACCATGGAACGTCGAGTAGAGCTCTACGAGCATCTCACCGACATAGACCAGGCCTTGTCCCTCCTGCTCGGCGAGCCCTTAGATCCCGATGCTGAAGATACCGCTTTCGAACTTCTTGAAGAGCGCGAGCTGGTCTGCAATCTGATGCGCAATGTCGGGTACCACCCGTGGGATTCCCCGCTTCACGAAGACGAAACGAAGGTTTTATGAACGACGCAGACGAAAAGGAAGCGCTAGTCCGCAACGCCCTGCAATACCTGGCAGAGGCCCGCTCCACGGTGATCGATCACCTCTCCGCCCCCAATGACATCTACGCCCGGCTGACCATTGTTCAGGACCTCGGCCTGGTGGAAGACAATCTCCGAAAGGCTTTGAAATGACCATTGATCTCGACCGCATCACCCACCCCCTTCGCCTCGCCAAAGGATCACATCAGCCCGGCTCCGGCAAAGGCTGCGCCATGAACGTGATCTCATACATCAACGGCGACACGGTGATCACGGATTACCCGAAGTGCTCGGCCCGCCCGCTCGCCCGCCTGGTGCAGCAGTGCAATGACGAGTTGGCCGACTCGGACGGGTTCTTGACGCCGGAAAATGGCGTGCTGGTTTTGGATCTGGGTTGGCAGACCGTCGGAACTGCCGATGTTCCCGAGTCGGTGATGTTGCGGTGGTTGCGCGACATTCTGGTCGATCCGGTGCATGGGGTTGTGCGTCACGCTCGACCGGATGGGGTTGCGGCCATTAGCCGTGTGGCCGAGTTGTGCGCGCGGCAGGCATCAGGCGTGGAGGTTTCCGGGGCGGAGTGGCGTTCCGCCCAAGTCGCCGCCTACGACGCCTACGCCGCCTACGCCACCAACGCCGCCGACGCCGCCGCCTACGCCGCCGCCAACGCCGCCAACGCCACCAACGCCGCCGACGCCGCCGCCTACGCCGCCGGTGTCGCCGCCGCCGACGCCGCCGACGCCCGAGTCGAGTTCACCCGTTGGGCCATCGCGCGATGGCGCGCCCTAGCGGGACTCGACACTCCGCGCGATATCGTCACGCAAGAGGTTGACGACGCACTCGCCCGAATCAATGCAGGTATGCCGAAATGATATCCCCGAAGATCATCGGTTCGGCCGCCGCCGTCGGCCTGCTGGCTTTAGGCGCGTGCTCCACGATGAACCATGAGACGCACACCGGCTGCACCGTCAAAGCCAAGGACATCATCCTCGACGGCGACGGTGGCGGCGGCATCACCAAAACCAAACGCTTGTCCACCACGTGCGGATCGTTCGACGTCGAGGATAACATCGCCGGCGGATTCAACTCGTGGGACATCTGGGCCTCCCTCGAGGTCGGAAAGACCTACACGATCGAGAGCGGCGGCTATCGCGTCGGCTTCTTCTCAATGTTCCCCAATGTCCTGAAAGCGACGGAAGAGTGACTGACCGATACCCCGTTGAAGAGACGTGCGACTGCGCCTGGGGTTGCGAAAATCCCGACCATCCGAAGGGCGAGTCCAGATACTGCCCTCTGCCTGAAGATGACGGCACCATGCCGAATAATGTGGCCGAACTCGCCGGGCATGTCGTCGGACGCCGCATCGTCTCAGCACAGAAGGAGAAAGTCCAGACCGGGCGCTGGTACGGCGAATCGGAATGCTTCGTCATCACGCTCGACGACGGCAGCCGGGTCGCCCTAGTCGATAGCGGCGACTGCTGCGCGTACACGACGCTGGAGAACTTCCTCCTTCACCCCGAATTGGTCGATCACGTCATCACCGGCGTGGGCACCACGGGGGGATATGAGAAGTGGCACATCTACGCCGACCTGGGGGACGTGCTGGAGTTGGATGTCTCCTGGAGTCCGGGTAATCCGTTCTACTACGGTTACGGATTCGATTTCGTCGTCCTCCCGGTCGACGAATGACCGACTACATCCTCTCGTACGACCGCAAAGATGTGCGCTACGAGGTCCACTACGGGGACAAAACCGAGGTGTTCACCTCCCCGTACATCACTCAACTGTGGTCCTGGCTCGGTAACACCATGGAGCCGGGAGACACCTTGCACTGGCTACCGGGAGAATAGATGCAGACCCTTAAAGACATCCGCGAATACTGGGACTGGTGGGTGGTGGCAGACGCCGCCCTCGCCCTGTATTGGTTCGTCAAGTTCGGCTTCACCTTGAACTTTGACCATTTGCTGATCGGGGTATTGATGCTTTGTCTGGGCGCCAGCCAGATCCACATGAACGTCAGCAACAGGTACATCGAGCTGCTCGAAGACCGGCTTGAAGAACTGGAGAGTGAACTCGAATGACCGACCTCGACGCCCCGGAGGATAAGGCACTCACTGCGGCCAATGCCATCAATAGGCAGGTTGGCAGCCTTTGGCTGAGCGCCCACACCGAGGGCGTGCGCAATGGGCTGGCAACCGCCGCCCTGCTGGCGGATCAATTCGCGGATAACTTCAGGGACAACTATGACCTAGACGCCGAGATCCGGGCAATCGGCCCAGCGATCCTTGCGCAGTTCCGGGATCAACTGCACCTCGTCGCCATGCAGTGGCCGGAACCCGAACTTCCAGAAAGCGAAAGCGAATGAAGAAACTCCTTACCGCGGTGGCTGCCACCGGCCTCATTCTCGGTCTCTCGTCATGCTCCTCCGACGCCGATGTCGCATCAGAGAACCTTTCCAAGGCGGCTGACAACTTCGAGATCCCCCGACGGATCGTGTTCTTCAACGGCATCACCGACAAGTATCTCCTGGAGATTCAGGGCCGGTGTTCAATCAGCGCCGACACTGCTTCGAAGAAGCTCGACGTCACCTGCAAGGTCAACGACGGCTACAAGAAACATTTCTTGGGCCTGTCGGACAACGTGTCGTACTTCGTGGAGCAGATCGACGGCAAGAATGTCAGCACCGACTTCTACCAGGTAAACTTCAAGCCAGCGTCCATCCTGCCGGATGTGGAGCTGCGCTAGTGGGGGACTTCCGCACCCACAACTGCGCCATCGCATTCAATGGCGAGCAGATTCCGGTGGCGTCGCCGATGAGCCAACTCGATTGCGACAACCCCGAGTGCCAACGCCAGGCGGAGATCGCTCGGCGGGGGTGCGGCTTCGGCCTCAAGCGCATCGAGAGGCGCCTTCAGGAGGCTCGCGAGCACCTCGCCGGCGCCCGGGAGCAGGTGGAGCTGTGGGAATTGGTTCTCGAGGCGAAACTCCGCGAAGAAAACTAGGCACTGGGTTCTCCTGGTGACCGCCGCGCTGTAGTACGCGCGTAAGAAAAAGTAATGGGCCTGATTCCGTAACTCTTGGCCTAGGGTGGCAACCTTCCCCTGATCGCGACGGGGATTAATAGCCGCAAACTTCCTTCTTAAGTCGCAGGATTGCGCAAACCCCAAGGTACTCGAAATAGCAGAATCAAGAAAGCCGAGGAAGAAATACCCGCGCTACCCTCGCGGATCGTGCACGCACCCCGGCTGCAGTACGGCCGTCAGCGCCCATAAGCTGTGTAAGACCCACTATGAACGCAAGCGTACGGGCCGTCCAATGGACGCCCCCATTCAGAAGAAGCTGCCGCGCGGCAGGTGCGCGATGTTGGGGTGCGGCAATCGGCATTTGGCATCGGGTTACTGCTACGCCCACTACGTGGAGAATTGCCACGCCGGCGAACTGCCACGAAAGGGTGGCGTCTGCTTGCAGGAGGGGTGCGATGATGAACCGCTGGCCCGCGGATTATGCAACTCCCACTATAACCGCATAAGAGACGAGCTTCCCCTGCGTCCGCGGGGTCCCGCTCCGCGCTCAGTGAGTGTTCACGCCAAGCTGGCGTACACGTGGGGGCCGGCGAAAAACTATCCATGCATCGAGTGTGGGCAGCGGGCCGCCCACTGGGCATATGACGGTACCGACCCGACGCAGCACTTGGATTACGGGAGTAGTAGCGCTAAGAACAAGGGTTGGTATTCACAGTGGATCGAGTTTTATATGCCAATGTGCGTCAAATGCCACATGACGCGCGATGGCGCTAAGGCGGCAGCAGAGTTGGCCGAGTACCGCGAATGGAAGTATGCGACAAAAATGACATTGGCCGATATTGCGGTGATTAAGGTTGGGCCCCCAAATGCCTAAAGTTACATTGGCAGCGGTCGTGCCCGTTGCCCAGTACGCCAACTTGCAGCCCACCGTCGAGTGCGAGGCCGACACTATCCCGGAGGCGATGGACGAGGCGCTTGGCCATATCCAGGCATTCTGGAACCGCGTCGGAACAAAACCTCTGGATATCGACAGGGGCCAGCCCCAGCAGGTGCCGGCCAAACCCACGGGCGTCATCAAAAAGTGCCGAGTGTCCGGGGCTGAGGTCATTTTCGACCCGGTCGCCCACACTTATCACGACAAGCAGGGTCGCAAGTACCGCGGCGGTTCCAGTTTCGCCGCCGAGTACAAAAGCCCCTTCGAGGCGGACATTATCTCCGGGAAGATGGCGGCCAAGCACGGCGTTCCCCAGGAAGACATCCTGGCGATGTGGAAGCTCAACTCGGAAGCCTCCACCACGTTCGGGACATCCCTCCACGCGGCGTTGGAACTCTATGGCCGATACCTGGAGCTGTCCAAGATCCTCAAGGACGGTACTGACGAGTCCTGCCTGACGAAGAACCCGGTGCTGCGGCCGATCGTCCAGAAGTTCTTCACCGAGGAGCGCATCGCGGAGAAGGCCTACTACGAGGAATTCGTGGCCGACCCCGACACACTCTCTTGTGGGTTGATCGACCGGCTGGTCGTCGACGACGATGGCCTGTGGGTAGAGGACTACAAAAGTAACGCGTCGGTAACGGATAAAAAAGAGACGTACCTAGCTCCGTTTAAGGACCTTGTCGAGCCTAATGCGCTCGGCGGCTACGTCATACAGCTTAGCTACTACGCCGCGATCCTCAAGAAATACGGCCGCAACGTCAAGGGCCTCCGCATCCATCACTGGGATGGCGAGGACTGGACTACTTATGAGCGGGAAATGATCGACATTTCCGGGGAACTTAAGTCCATCAAGGAGAACTAATGAGCGAACTCGGGCAGAAACTCATCAATGAGATTCGCATGGTCGCCGCGGGCAATCCCGACTACGTTTACAGGGACGATAATCCCAGCTGTGAATATGTTCGCGGGGGTAGTCCATCTTGCCTCGTCGGTCATGGGTTGTGGCGACTCGGCCTGATCGATGCGGAGTTTGAAACCAATCGGCTCAATGTCGAAGTGTTCGACCACCTCTGGGCCGAACTCTTCCTGGAAATGGACGAGGAAGAGGTTGACTGGGTTCAGATGGTCCAGGAGCGGCAAGACGCCGGCCGCACCTGGGGTGAAGCGGTGGGCATCTCATGACCGCTCCACTGATCGAGTCCGTTGACCTTTCGGCATACGAATTCTCCATCCAGTGCGAGTCCCCGGGGTGCAACGAGTCGGCCGACTTTATGGCTAAGGGTTGCGCCGACCGCACTTATCGCAGCCTTTGCCACTATCACCTGGCGGTCGTGAAGAGGCGATTCGACCAGAATTGCGGCAAGGTGGTTTGCGAAGATTGCAACCGGCCGTGGTTGTTTTTTGAAACCCATTACGAGGTCACCAAGCTGTGAGCCTTTCTCGACCATCAACACCGCGGAAAGAACCGGAGAGGCCCGTTCAGCAGGTTGATACCCGGCCACCGGGCGCCGACGACCTCGACCCGGTAACCGTCGAGAAACGCATCCAAGAGCTTGTAGAAGCATTGGATGCCGCACTGCTGGAGTGGCGGGCACTCTTCCGGGCGCATAAAGAGGCCGATCGGAATTTCGACCAGGCATACGCCTTGGCGAAGATCAATGTTGATAAAGACGTTCCATATAACGATCGCGGTCAGTACGCCACGCTCGAAACAATGGATGAGCGCGAAGCCAAGGATATCGCTTTAGAGGCGTTCAAATATGCCGAGGAGCGCCTGGACGCCATCAAGAAGGCGCTGTCCGCCTGGCAGTCTCTGTCGAACAGCATAAGAGCGGCGTACCTGAACGCTAGATAACCGAAAGGGTGCAATGCCCCGATTGCTGGATCTATTCAGCGGGGCGGGAGGCGCCGGCATGGGCTATCACCGCGCCGGTTTCGAGGTAGTTGGCGTGGACATCAATCCTCAGCCTAACTACCCATTCGAATTTCGCCAGGGCGACGCGATCGAGTATGCGGCAGCCCATATGCATGAATTCGACGCCATTCACGCCTCGCCCCCGTGCCAATCCCAAACCGCCCTCACCAAGGGTACCAACAAGGCCAAGCGTGACCTTTATCCGAACCTCATCCCCCAGACTCGGGACCTCTTGGCAAGATTCGACGGCCCGACGGTTATCGAGAATGTCCAGGGCTCCGAGGTTCGGCCGGATTTGATCCTCTGTGGGGAAATGTTCGGCCTGGGAGTCATCCGCCACCGCCACTTCGAACTCAACGTGCCGATCCCGACGATCAAGCACGTCAAACACCGGGGCAGGGTGGCTGGCTATCGCCACGGCAAGTGGTACGACGGCCCTTACTTCGCCGTGTATGGAGATGGTGGCGGCAAGGGTTCCGTCGAGCAGTGGCAGCGGGCCATGGGCGTCGACTGGACCGATGTACGCAAGGAGATCGCCGAGGCCATCCCTCCGGCATATAGCGAGTACATCGGCAAGTATCTCATTGAGCATGTTCGATGACCGGCTTCGCGCCGGCCGTCCGAAGACTCATCATCGACCGCGATCGGGGCCTCTGCGCTCGCTGCATGTATAGCGGCGCGGAGGTACACCACAGGCGTCCCCGAGGCATCGGGGGCTCAAAGGACCCGGCCACAAACGCCCCTGCCAATGGGGTCTTGTTGTGCGCGTCGTGCCACCGGTGGATCGAGTCCAACCGGGATAGGGCCCGGCAAGACGGCTGGCTGGTGCGCCAGGGGCAAAACCCCGCCGATATCCCCGTCCGCTACCGCGGTGAGTGGGTTCTTTTACGTGAAGACGGCTCCATAGGAATGATCGATGAAGCATAAGCAAACCGCCCTAAAGCATTGGTCGGGCGAAGTCATGGTAGACGAGGGTATCGCCACCCTTATTGAGAAGCTGTGGGGCCGGGGAGTTATCACCGAGTTCTCCTGCCAGGGCTGCGGCGATAACCCCGCCTACATCATGTTCACCGACCTTGAAGAGGCCGTTGAATTTGTCACGGAGTCCGTCGAGGCCACTCAAATGTACGAGTTCGACCTGGCCGTCTATCCGCCGGTGAATCATGACTACCCACGGGGGCGGGTGACATTCCCCGCTGACTATGTGGAGATTCTGGAGGAGGTTTGGTGAGCGATACTCAAACCATTTCCATAATTGAGCTTGAGGAGATGCTGTCGAGCGAGGTCCCGTGTGGCGGGAACAGCGTCCCGGTAGCGCGTGACTGCCCCCACAATGCTCCAGCCACTCTAATCTCCAGGCACCAGATGACGTGCACGGGCAACCCCAGGGCGCTCAAATGCGCGGATTGCCATTTGCAGTGGCTTAGGTACGCGCTGAGTAGGTCCGGCTGGGGGCGGTGCGCAGGCTGCGGACGCAAGTGGCCGGCCGAAGAGATGTACCAACCCCTCTGAAAGGGCATTTCATGACCTACGGAACCTATAGCAACCTCAACCTCACAGAGGTCGTGGAGGTTAGCACCTATCGGGAATGCTACGACTGGCGTGTTCTCGGGGTGTGGTGGCACGAGGAAACCAACTCTTATCGGGTTTCCACCGACGGGGGATGTTCCTGCAACTCCCCGTGGGAGTACCTCAAGTCTCTTGAGGACTACGGCCCGCCCCTCACCTATGTAGAGGCCCGCACAAAAATCCAGAAAGAGGATTTCGACCCGGATTGCTTCAGCGAAAAGTTGGACGCTATCGAGAGGCTGGTGCAGTTTGAGCGCAACCGACAAGTTTAAAGGTCCGGATATCAAGCCGGGCTCCGAAGTCATTTACAAACGAGGTGATGATGAGTTCGAGGCCGTAGTCGAGAGCGTTACCTACACTTCGGCCAGTCCGGCGATTTATGCCGAGCTCAACCGCTGGCAGAAGGTCCGGCGGGCCCTGACCCCGAAGCGCTGGCGTAAGCCCATCCCGGTCATTCGGGAGGCGCGGGGCCCCGAGATCCAGATCAACATGGTCGACTCCCTCTGGCGAGTTCGCCAACAGGTGCAGCTGATGGAGTGGCTGCCCAAGCGTCCCGATAGCTAAAGGAATGTTATGAAAATCTGGGCAATGCGCGGATTCCCTGGAAGCGGGAAATCCACCCGGGCGCGGGAAATCGCCAGGCAACACGACGCCGTGATTGTCAACCGGGACCTCATCCGCCAGCAGCTCCTAGACTCCTGGTGGACGGGCAAAACCGAAGACGAAGACCGCGTCACCATTGCCGAGAAGGCCCAGGTTGAGGCATTCCTCAAACAAAACGTCAACATCGTCATCGACAACACGAATCTTAATCCGAAGTTTCTTCGCCAGTGGGCGCGGCTCGCCACCCAATACGGTGCAGAATTCGAAGTCGTCGACATCAAAACCGACGTAGACGAATGCAAGCGCAGGGCATATAGACGCTGGACCCAAGAGGCCGGCACCCCGCTAGAGCGCTACATCGACCCCCGGGTGATCGAAGCCAAGGCCAGGCAGTTCCCCATGGAGAAGTGGCCGAAGATCACGGCCGAGCCTTTCGTTCCGGAACCGGTGGAGCGCGACGCCACACTACCCGATGCGATCATCGTGGACATAGACGGGACTGTCGCCAGGAATGTCAGCCGCTCGCCCTTCGACTACACAAAAGTCTTGGAGGACGAACTCCATCCGGAGATTGCATGGCTGGTTAACGTTCTGTTCTTGCTGCGTTACCACAACCCTGGCGAGGACCATCCGGACATCATCTTCGTGTCCGGTCGGGATCACACCTGCTACGACGACACCATTCAGTGGCTGAACGATAACAACATCCCGTTTGACCGGTTGCTCATGCGGCCAGCAGACGCGCGGGATAAGCGGGGAAATAAGCTGCCCGATTTTCTCGTCAAGCATCAGCTCTTCAATGAGCACATCCGGGGCAAATACAACGTCCTGTTCATTTTGGATGATCGGGACCAGGTGGTTCGGACATGGCGCCGCATGGGGCTGAAGTGCCTTCAGGTAGCCGAAGGAAGTTTCTAATGGAATTCTTCGCATTCCTGCGGACACTCCTGTTGCTTTTCATCTGCATGGCCCTTATCGCCATCGGCGAGCAGCTCAACGAGATCATCGACATTATATCGAGGTAAACAATTGCCTGACGTAAATCGCGTCTGCATCGACTGCAGAAAGGCTGCCGAGGAGTCTGGTGCCGCAATCCCGAAGAGGAAGCCGGCGCTCAACGCCGACGGCACCCCAGTTCCGGGCAACCGTTGCATCACGCATGAGCGCGAGCGAAAGAAGCGGAGGCGAACCAGCGCCCGCGAGAGGAATTGGTCGAGGACCTACGGCATATCGGCCGAGGAGTATTGGCTTATATACGCAGAGCAGGGGGGCACCTGCGCCATCTGCCAAAGGGCGAAGGGGATCGGGAAGAAGCCACTCTGCGTAGACCATGACCACGAGACCGGCATGGTGAGAGGCCTCCTCTGCAACCCCTGCAATGCAGATGTGCTGGGCCATGCCCGCGACGATATCTCGTTCTTCGAACGTGCAATTAATTACCTAACCTCCCCTCCGGCGGTGCGCGCCATTGGCAGGAGGGTGATACCCGAGCAACCCGAGGAGTAACCATATGTCTACACCGTGTGCTGGTAAGTGGGATATTTTCTGCGGGGAAGACGGATATGGGTGGTCAGAGGCCAAGAGGATCTGCCAGACCGAATGCCCCGAGAAGATGCGAAACAAATGCTTGGAGAGATGCCTAGCGTTTGAGGAGCATGAGCCCGTTCGCCTGGGTGTGTGGGGCGGATTAACCGCGCATGAACGCAACAAGATCTACGGCCGAAAGAGTTCATGAAGTACGGGAAGTGCCGGCGGCCTAATTGCCAGAACTCCACTAGGTCAAGGGGGTCGAACGCTCTTTGCGAAAAGCATCTTAGGACTAGGCCTCGGGGGTATGTTGACCCCGCCAAGGCGGTTGAGCATCTCAATGCCCTGCACGACAAGGGGATGACGTGGGATGCGATCAGTGATGTCCTGGGAATGTCACGCCACGCCCTGCAGCGAGTGCGCCTAGGCAAGACGCCCCGAATGCAGGCTCGCACCGTCCAGCGGATTCTGGAGGTCCCGATTCCCGGCGCTCCCGTGGCGGTGGGGATGGCCTACGTGCCGTCAATCGGTTCTCGGCGGCGGGTGGGAGCGCTCATGGCCCTTGGGCACGCGAGGCCCGACATCTGCCGCATCTCCGGCGTGCATTCGAGCCAGATGTACACGCTATTCAAGAAGGACGTAATCAGGGCTACCACGGCCAAGGCCGTTAGCGACGCTTTCAATCGGATGCAGTTCGAGACGGGGAGCTCCATCCGCTCCAAGAAATGGGCGGAGGCACACGGTTATCCGACCCCATTCTCCTGGGAGGAAAGTGAGATCGACGACCCGCGGGCCCGGCCCCGCATCGATCCCACCCTCCTCACCAAGGGACGCCTTGAGGAGTACAAGAAGCTCCGCGACCAAGGCTTGACCAAGAAGGAAATCGCGAAGCGATTCAACCTCAACGAGTCGACTTTGTATGACTGGATCAACCGCCAGAAAGCCAAGGGAAATCTATGAGTCGCCGCAAGGGGGATTAGTTGGACCGCTGCCAATCCGGCCCATACTGCGTGGCCGCCACCCCCGACGGCGCAGCCCTCACCGCCAAGATCATATGCCAGAGATGCCTCACAAGACTCCAGGAACAATACGACGAGCTCCCCACCATCCGGAGAGTTCTGGAGATGTTCAAGGGGGGATTGTGGGGCCAGTCCGGCGAAGCCAAGGTCACCTCATCGAACGAACCCTCACCCCCGTTGAACGTCCATTGCCTGGATGTGATCGACGAGGTTGAGGAAGTTCTCGAAGATGTGGGCAACCTCCCTGTAGCCGATCTAGCGAGACATGAGAATGGCGTCTCCCGGGCTTTGCGGATCGGGAGGGCGTGGCGGCAGTCCGACGGCATTATCGGCATATCCAGGGCGTGGAGCCGGCGCCTGGCCAAATGCCCGGAATGCGTTCAAAGAACCCTTGGAAGTTTCGCGGGGTCAGACACCATCGAGTGTTTGAACTGCAGCCACCGTCTCACCAGGGATGAGTATTCGATGCTTTGTTTCACCTCACTGAAGGAGGGCTCATGAGCGAGTTGGGCCAAAAGCTCATCCCCTTCAAATGCATCCAGGACCGCATAGTCGAACTCGCCAAAGAACAACCTTGGCGCAAGTCCATCGGCGCGTACTTCATATCCGGGCAGCCCGAATGCATCATCGGACACGTCTTGGCCGATATCGGGGTGGGCGCCGACGGCACCCGACTGGTCAACAAAAAGGGCATCCCCACCTCATCGGTCGGCCACCTAGCTGACACATTCGACTGGAATGAGTTCGGCGTCCAAACCCCCACCAGACGTCAAATCGGATGGGTGCAGGTGGTCCAGTCCCGCCAGGATTACGGAGACACCTGGGGAGAAGCCGTCAAGAGAGCGGGAAGGCAATGAAGAAACTCTACCGCCGCGTGTCGGCATACCTGTTCTACCTCTATTGGCGCCTCACCGGCCGCTAACCCAACAACCAAAGGAAACACATGAGCCTCAGTAAACCTCATAGCAGCAATTCTCCCGTAAAGCGCTGGTTTAAGCTTAAGGGAACGAACGGCGGGGGCATCACGTATTGGGATAAGTCCGCAGAGGCGGAGCGCGCCGTCGGCACCCCGTTCCACTTCGTAGTACTGGATAGTCTGAATTCCATCACCGGATTCCACAAGCCCAGCAACACCGGTATCCGCAGCAATGAGATCCGCGACACCCGGACGGAGCCCCTGGTGGTTCGCGCGGGCGCCACCGTACTCGCCGAAGGCCTCTATAACGACATCAAAGATGTGATGAAGGGCAAGGGGGGCAAGTTTGCCAACAGCCTGTACGTCGCCTTCAAAGACGGCGACGAGCTGGTGATCGGCAACCTTCTCTTGTCGGGCGCGGCCCTCTCCGAATTCTTCGACTTCAAGAAGGGGAAAAGCCTCGACAAGGAGCCGGGTGTAGCCATCACCGGCTTCGACGGCCCCCACATGGCGGGCACGAACGAATACTGGGTGCCGGTCTTCGGCTCCTGGACCCCCCAAGACCTGAGCGCGGCCATCGCCCTGGATGAAACGCTCCAGGCGTATCTGGATGGCACAGGCCAGGCGGAGGAGCCCACGGCGTCGGAGCCGTCATTCGGCGGGGGCGGCGCATCAAGCGACTGGGACGATTCCGAGCCCCCGTTTTGACCAATCCTTAAGGAGTTCTCTTGCTCGCCTTCTCTCGCTGCGAAGAATGCCAAACCGGCATGCGAGTTTTGTACGTCGGCCAGCAGACCCACCCCGGCTGCAAAAAGACCGAGGAAGAGCGGAAGCTCCAAGAGTTCGTCGAGGCGGTCCAGCGGGGTGACGAGAAGGCGGCCGACAAGCTAGAGGCCGCCATCAACAAACCGAAACCCGCGAAGCTGGGCCCCTCGGCACTCTGGTACGCGAAATCCGGTTGGCCCGTATTCCCCCTGGCGGTGGGCGACAAGCTCCCCGCCATCCCATCAGCACACCCCAAGGGAGATCCTCTCCGAGGGGTGTGCAAGGGGGAGTGCGGGAAACTCGGCCACGGGCTCTACGACGCCACTACCGACCCCAAGCAGATCAAGGCGTGGTGGAGCGAGGCCGAATACAACATCGGCATCCCCACCGGTCACGCATTCGATGTGATCGATATCGACGGGGCCAAGGGCTACCAATCTCTGCTGGAGTTGGGTGACGATGTTTTTCCGCCGATCCACGGCAAGGTCAGCACTGTCCGCGAGGATAGCGGGGAGCACTGGTACGTCCTCCCCACGGGGGATGGGAACCGCGCCGGCGTCCGCCCCGGCATTGATTATCGGGGAATTTCTGGGTATGTCTGCGCTCCGCCATCAAGGGTGAACGGGCGGCAATACACCTGGATCATAAAGCCTTCCCCAGAGATCCTCAAGGGTGCGTCATGAAATCTCGCCTCCGGAGTTGGTGGCTAGGCTTGCCATTCCCGCTCTGGACCCTTAGCGCCTGCAAGCCCTTTTCGCCTTGGTGCTTTATCGAGGAGATCTTGTCGGCCGCCTTCCCGCTCACCTTCGGGTGGGGCGACCTCGAGAAGGGATTGTGGCACGAGACCTTCATGAGCGAGTGGATTCACGACAAGCACAACGCCGCCATCGAGAAGTATTACGACAAGAGGGATCGTGCTCGACGTTAAAGAAATGACGCCGGACGAGTTGTTTGCGCATCTGGGCGTTCCAGATATGCCCGACGAGGACCGTGTCGACCTACTCGCTCACATGCACGCTTGGTCCCGAACGGTGCTGCCGGGCCCCAATCAATGGTGGCTCAAGGCGCTCTTCCTCGCTGCCGCCTGGAGAAGGGCGAACGGATGACCGTTGAGGATATTGACGAAGACCTGGGCGTATTCGTCGGCTCAGAAATCCTCGACTACGACGAGGAAAACGACGTTATCTACTACGCCCTTTACTACAAGGATCGGGAAATAAAGTGATGATTGAAACAACCCTGCCCCCGCTCACTCCGCAGGACTTCGAAACCCTGTTCAACGGACGCACTTACCCATTCTTCGAGGATGAGGATGCGCGGGGACTGTATGCATACGGGGATATCGATCCGGCGGAGTTCGCGCGCTTGGCCAACATCTACGACATCGTGGTTGGCGGGTTCGACCCCGAAGACGCCTGCTACAAAGCCGAGGATGTTTACGTTCAATGGGCCGTGCGCATTGACGAGGAGCGGTTCAAGTGGGTCAAATCTGACACCCCCAACGCCTTCCCCGTGGCAGTCCTGGACCGATGAGTGCCGAAGGAGAAATCGGATGGCAATAGTGGTTCTCACTAAAGACCACGGGGAGATCCCGCACAAGGAAGCGGTGAGCGCTTCGCACTCGGATGACGGGTTTCTGGAGATCGAGACACATAGCGGGGACTCGATCGCGCTCTACGCGCCGGGCACCTGGGTGTCGGCGACGAAGGTCGAGCTGACGAAAGAGGTCGTTAAGGCGAAGCCTCGGGTGTGGTACTGCTGGACTTCGGTTCCCGAGGGCGTCGTCGTAACCGACAAGTGCGGCGGAACCTACCGACGAGGGCAGGGAGGCTCCTGGGAGGTCCTGCTCGACTACGACTTCGACCTGTCGGAGTGGGAAGAGTCTTCCGTACCCGTCGGGGACCGGAACCTCTACGCCCCCTTCACCGAGGTGATCGCATGACCGAATCCATCCTCGACGGGGCAATGACCGCCGAAGAGATCCTCCGCGAACTCGCCCTGCCCATGGCGGTCCGGGTGCCCGATGGGGATGACATTTCCATTGGGGTTGTATCAGCTTAGGAGCGGCAGTGGCCGGAACAATCCAGATCGAATTTCCCGACTGCGGGGAAATCAACAGCAACGACACCGGCCAGCACATCGTGGTGCAGACCGATAATTGCGTGGCCGTGCCGCCGGGGCCTCCACCGGTCATCTCTTGGTGGGAGACTCTGATTATCGGCATTGTTGCATTGTCGGTGATCATCGGCGCCGCCATCGTCCGATATCGCGCCCACGAGTTGAAGCCGGAGCGCTTGGAGCAGAAGCGCCTCGCGCGCAAGCAGGAGATCGACGGACAGGTCGAGATAGCCAAGGCGCGCAAGGTGTGCCGCACCTGCGGCGACAAATACGAACCGGAGCTGAAGTGATGGAATCCGCAGAAGACATTCTCCGCGAACTCGCCCAACCCCTCGACCCCGACGCCCGGATGCAGGCCTACTACTACGGCTTTGAGCCCACGGGGCTGGCGGTGATCGACCGCATTCTCTCAGCAGTGGCCGTCGCAGGGAAGCGATGCCATCACACGGAGGACTGGAACGACCCGTGGAGTGACGAGATGACCGAAGAGGATCGAATTCAGATGGCGGCCGAGGAATCTGCCGAGCAGATCCGCAAACTCCTCGCCGTGGCGGAGTTGCTTCTCGTGGATCAAATGGAGCAGGAATGACCGATCCCGCCATTCGCTACGCTCGGGAGCTCCTTGAAGATAACGGCTACGTCGTTCTGCGGGCCAAGTCGTACCGCCAAGCGCAGGAGCGCCAGCGGGTGGCCGAGGTTTACAGACGCTGCGAAGAGGAGGCCGCCGAACACGCCCGAGCCTGGGCCCGCGATTGCCTCGCGGAGCAGCGACGCTTGGCCGACCGCTGCACCTTCCTCTACGGCGCTGCGATAGCGGCTGGCGCCACCCCAGAGGAATTGCGTGGGGGATTTCAATGACCCACCGGGGTCTTGAGCGGGCCGAGGAGCGCCGCGTCCAGATCGCCAAGCTCATCCGACAGGGCCTGACCAACAAAGAGGTTGCCCAGATCGTCGGCGTCACCGACCGCACAGTCACCCGCGCCAGGGAGCGGAAAGGCCTGAAGAAGCCCCAGCCTCCGCGGATCAGCGAGGAGACACTGTCGGCCGGCTATCAGATGCTCCTGGATGGGTGCTCGTACGCGGAGGTTGCCCGGACCTTGGGGCACTCGCGGGATGCCTGGCGGAGAAAGCTGCCGGGCTTTGCCTGGTCGCATGTCGAGTGCGGTCGCTTTCGCAAGCTGCAGGAAAGATACGAGGGACTGCTATGAGCGATCCAGTTGTTGAGGCAGTCCTCCGGGCCATTCCCCCGCTATGCGATGGGCATCGGCCGACGGCATTGATGGCGGCGGCGGCCCGGGAGGTCCTGAAGCCCATTCGGGCCAAGCACTACCCGGTTGTCTACGTCAATCGTCAGCAATGCTGTGTCACGTGCTTTGACGGGGGCGGTAAGCCGCACCCGTGGCCGTGTCCGGTTGCCCCGCTCATCTACTCATCCGAGGAGCTGCAATGACCGCCCTTCGCGAACCGCGCGACATCGCCAAACTCCCCGACGGGACAATCTTTCAAAGCGACCTCAATTGCCTGTGGGATCGCCGCCATGGGGGGCGGCGATGGGTTAAGCGTGGCGGCGGCGTCCAGGCCATTGACCCGGATCGTTTGACCGGCGTTTTTGAGTCCGTGCCCATCGCCTACTTCAAAGACCCCCTGCCCGCAAAGGTTGTGTCATATGGCTGAGTTCGGCTGCGCTCGTTGCGACGCTCGATGGGGCGGGGTCCGCACCGCCCATTGCGGCAGCTGCCATGAGACATTCTCGGGACTGTCTGCTTTCGAAATCCATCGCGCAGGCTCCCACTCCAAGGGGCGTTATTGCCTAGACCCCTCTACGGTAACCAACGAGAATCCCGATTCCGCTGATTACGGCGAGAAGCTGTTTAAGAGGTCGGCGCGCGACTACCCCTGCTGGTCTTTGGCGGGGGATATGCCCGAATTCTGGAAAGAATCTTAACCGCCGCTCGACTAGGAGGGTTTCAAAATAGACGGATTCCTTTCCCGGATCGAGCCAAAGAAGGAAGCTCCTCCACGCCCGACCGGGCCGCTAGTCCCACCCAGTGATGCCTATACTGCCGCAGCCTTCAAAGGGGAGATCGACAACCTCCTCAACGCCGTGGAGGGCACAAGAAACTCCACCCTATTCCAGGCCTCCGCAAACTTGTCTGAGTTTGTCAACGCGGGAACCTTGAATGAAAATGTTGCCCGGGATGCACTGATGGATGCGGCCCGCCAGATCGGGCTCATGGATCACGAAATAGAAGCCACCATCGACTCCGGCTTCAATAAAACGGTGGGCAAGGCGCGGGCCGTGCCGGAGCGGAAGCTCTCGCTGGTGCGGGAGGGGGGCGACAAGGGCGCCGAAAGCCCCGCGGCGGCCCCCGCTCAGTCGGCCGATAGCGACAACCCGTGGGGGGACTTCCCGCCCATCGACGGCGCGGAATGGATGTTCGACAAGGACGAGGCCCCGGTCCAGCTATGGGGTGAGGACGACCAGATCCTCTGGGCCGAAGGCGAGGCCTTGATGATCGCGGGCGGAATGGGGCTCGGGAAGAGCACGCTCGCCGGCCAACTCCTCCGGGCCCAGTTAGGGCTGCGAGATAAGGTCCTCGACCTCCCCGTAACCCCGGTGGATCGACCCATCCTGTACCTGGCCATGGACCGGCCGCGACAACTCCGAAGGGCCCTCAAACGCCAGTTCAACGAGGAGGAGCGCGAGCTCATCGCGGGGCGACTCCTGATCCGCCCCGGCCCGCCAATCATGGATATGGCGATCGATCCATCCCTCCTTGCAAGGATGGCCGAGGCCGCCGGCGCGGGGGTCGTATATGTCGACTCCCTAAAGGACGCGGTGGTGGGCTTGTCTGCGGACGAGACCGCAGCAAACTACAACAGGGCCCGGCAGATGCTCTTGGCATCGGGTGTCGAGGTATGCGAGCTGCACCACACACGTAAGCCCTCCCAGGAGGCGGCCGGTGGCATCTCCTCGGTCTACGGCTCCACCTGGCTGGCCAGCGGTGCTGGTTCAGTGATCCTTCTGACCGGCGAGCCCGGCGATCTGGTGGTGCGATTCCGCCACGCCAAAACCCCCGCCAATGAGGTCGGGCCCTGGCACCTGCACCTTGACCCCGAGCGGGGCGAGTTCACGGTCCAGAAATGTGACCTGCTGGTGTCGGCGCGGAACTCCGGCGCCCAAGGTCTATCGGCCGAGGATGCTGCGAAAGACCTTTACGACACTCGGCGTCCATCGGCGAGCGAGAAGAAGAAGGCCGAGCGGCAGCTTTCGACCCTTGAGGCCAAGGGCTTGCTCAAGCGGATTGAGGGCCGCGGCGGGGCGGTCTGGTTCCCGGTCGAAACAAGACTCGAAGAACCAAAACCCCTCGGAGATCTTTTCTAGCGGGCGCGCCGTCGCCCCAATTCTGGAGGCGATATGGAGTCATGCTGGCATTGCGATAGGGATGTGCATGAAGCCCCGCTAACCGAGCGGGTGGCCTTGATGTATGACAGGCATTCCTTCGATCTGGAGTATTCGGCCGATGAAGATGATTCCGAGATTGTCTGCATAGGGTCGTATACGGAGGGGCCGCGGCGGAAACCCCGGACGTGGGGGGCTGGCATTGAGCCCTGGAAACTCTATATCTATGTAAACGGCGCAAAGCAGGGGGGCGCAATCCCCCTTAGTGCTCCGGGGCCCAACTGGTACCCTATGGGCGCCATCGACGATGGGCCGAGTTTTACGTATGACGAGGGATTCGACTTCGCCCCCTGGCAGGCCGCCTGGACGACCAAGGTCCTAGCCCCCCTGATCATCCACGACGAGGCCTATAAGCCTATCGAGTGCGACCTTCCTGAGGATATCCCGGAGATCGAATTCGGCCCGGAGAACTGGGTAGCGAAGGACTACATAGGCGCTGGTGCTCGGTGGGCCGCGCGCCAAGCCCTCCCCAATACGGGCTGGCAAGACATCCCCCTGCCCGATATGCCCAAATCCGATTACAAAGCGCTCGGTGAAGAGCTGAGCGAAAAACTCAACCCGAAGTGGAGCAAGATATGAAGACGTCAGAATTTGTTAGTCAGGCACGAGACGAGATTTACCAAGGGTGGACCCAGAACAGCTACCGCACCGACCAGGGCGTGTGCGTCCTGGGGGCCTTGGATCGCGTAGCCCTGCACAACCTCCACCAGGGCCCGGAGGAGACCGTGAAGGCCCGAGCCAAGGCCCAGAGGGAAATCGAGAAGATGGCCGAGGAGCTTTTCCCGGATGTGTGGAATGGCAGCATCCCGGCGCTCAACGACAACTACGGCACCACTAAGGATGACGTGCTCAACCTCCTCGACAAGACCACGATCGGCCTGGAGGAGCGGGGGGAGTGATTCCTCGCATCGGTAGCAGGCGCTGGATCGCTTGGAAGCTGGTCCAGTTAGCCCATCGCATCTACGACGCCGAATACTACGAGCGCATCTATGTCACAGATCTTGCGGGGCAAGAGGTGGTTGAGGCCGTCGTAATAGGCGATCCGTACGGTTGTGGGATTTTTGGCACATCCGGCGGATTGCTTCCGGGCGGGGTGCGCGCGCTGCCCGACGGCTCCACCATCCACTGGGATGACGACTGCAAACCGGATTGGCTATGACCGACACTCGGCATAAGTACAACCTGAAGCGCTGGATGATGCGCGCCCACTCCCTCGACACCCCCAATGGAAAGATAATCCCCTGCGGGGAATGCGGAATAGAACTCACCGAGGAAACAGTCACCATAGGCCACTGGCCGGTGCCCGCATACCTCGGTGGGACATGGACCCGCAATAATGTCCGACCGGAGTGTTTCGAGTGCAACGCCGGCGAGGGCTCCGCGATGTCCAGACTCCCCGCGAAACTCGTGTGGGAGATTGTTTACGAGCGGGCCACCGGCTTCATCTACTTAGAAAAGATGAAGCGGTTGGGTTTAACACCGATCAAAGTGTCCCCGAATTTTGGAAAAGTCCACCGCAAAGCCGTAAAGATGGGCAAGGGGTGGGCGGCGATGCCCAAACATACCCCCTACCGCCCGCGGATGTGGCGGATATCAGGAGAATGCCTTGAAGAAAAAGCTGAAGGTAACCCTGTATTCCAGTGATAATGGAATCCGGAGCGCCATAAGGACCGCATTCAGTGGCGCGGGCTACGACCTCCTCGAGATCACTGATGCCTCCAAGGCTCCTCGGGTGGATCTCAACGAAGAGCAGCAGCCGGGGACGATCGGTCGCCTCCAACTCCCCGAGCGGGTAGACGCCGTGGTTACCAAGACGGGGCTCAATGCGCGGGTCGAAGGCTTAGCGGCTTCGCTGGCGCTCAAGCAGTCCAGGAACGATGTCTACTGCTACGTGATTCCAGAGGCTCTCGATGCACTGCGGGCCAAGCTCGATCGCATGGGTGAATTGGTTATCGCGGGAGGCGACCAAGCCAAATGAGTGAAGACAATCTCGTCCGAATGAACATCCCGGCCAGCAATCCGCTGTATCAGTGGGTTTGCGATCAGCGCTTTGATAAGCCCATTCCGTGCATCACTCTATCGGTGGGTGGGGTCGAGGCGCGACTCGCCCTAACGCAAGTCAGATCATTTCAGTATCGCTACGACCCGGACTACGAGACATATGTCGAAACCGAGTGGAAGCTGTTGAGGGGCGCGCCGTGATTACCCTTCTCTGGATATACCTATCCTTCGGAATCATCTCAGGCGTCTTCATAGGGAGCGCCTATTTTCTTGAGCACCCCAATAAAGAGGGCGCGCTCGAGTCTTTAGCCATCGCCCTGGTCACCACCGCCGCTTGGCCATGGGCCGCCTGGGTCGCCATCGGCGATCTTCTCAAACTTCGATAACGGAGAAAGCCTTGAAATTCGATCCGCCCGCCAACAGCAACTACGCCTGCATGGTTGTGAAGATCCCCGCGACCATTACCCTGCCGGGGTTGGACAATTTGGTTGGGGTTCCAGTTTTGGGCCACCAGGCGCTTACCCAGAAGGATAAACAGGCCGGCGAGCTGGCCTTGGCGTTCACCGCCGAGACGCAACTCTCCGAGGAGTACGCCGCGTACAACAATCTGTTCCGCGACTCCTCCCTGAACCGCGACCAGGCCGAGAAGGGTTACCTTGAGGCCAATCGCCGGATCAGAGCGCTTAAGCTCCGCGGCCATCGCAGCGACGCCCTTTTGATGCCGCTGGAGTCCATCGCCTACACGGGCGTGGACATTTCCCAGCTGCAAGAGGGTGACGTTTTCGATGTCGTCAATGGACATGAGATCTGCCGCAAGTATGTCCTCCCGGTGAATAAGCCCAATGGTCGCAGGGCCGCCAGCACCAAGATGGCAAAGGCCTTTAAGCGCGTCGACACCAAGCTCTTCCCTGAGCATTTGGCGACGGACAATTTCTGGCGCAACAGGCATGAACTTAAGCCCGGCCGGGAAATCGTGATCAGTCAGAAATTGCATGGAACAAGTCTTCGCGTAGGGCGAGTGCCTTGCCTGCGCCAGAGGGGCCGCGTGGAGCGGTTCCTGAACCGTTGGTTCCCGACGCCGGACTACGCCTTTGATGCCGTCTACGGCTCTCGAAAGGTGATCAAAGATCCAGGCGACGCCAACAAACAGCATTTCTACGACTTTGACCTCTGGTCGTGGTACGGCGAGAAGATTGCCGACCTTGTGCCTGAAGGCTACTTGGTGTACGGGGAGATCATCGGCTACCTGCCAGGCACCGACACCCCGATCCAGAAGAACTACACCTACAACCTCCCCGTCGGGGAATGTGAGCTCTACGTCTACCGGGTGGCCACCATCAACACCCAGGGAACCCTTGCGGATCTTCCTTGGGACGCGGTGAAGGAATTCTGCCTCGCCCGTGGGTTGAAGTGGACCCCGGAGATGGGTCGCGTCTCCTTCGGCCCGCAAACGCTCTGGTCGGCCGAAGACATTGAGCAATATGTCAACGAATTGATGGATATGCGTTACGCGGACTACTACGACGAGGTCGTCGCCAAGGATGAGGAACTAGCGGCCATTTTTGAGCGTCCCATTCCATTGTCCGATAAGAAGACGGTGGATGAGGGCGTGGTGCTTCGCCAGGAGGGCATCGTCCCCGTTCTACTGAAGGCTAGGGCTGCCGGGTTCTTACTTCATGAATCGAAGCTCCTTGACGCCGAAGAGCAAGACATCGAATCCGCCGCATAGGAGTTTTGATTGAACGACTGGGACGAGGCCCGCAAAAAGAGCCTGGAACTCCAAAAGCTGGAACTCGACGTTGAGAACGCCAAGCTGGATCTCCGCCGGCTCGCCGCGGAGGCGGAGGAGAAAGAGCACCAGGCGGCGCTGGCCGCCATCCGACTGCGGGAGGCCGAGGCGGCAGAGACCGAGCGGGACTGTTCGGATGCCGCCAACTACACCTATCGGTTTGCCGACGAGGTGGATGACGACTCGATCTTCGCCTTGATGGACACGGTGAACTCCTGGCACCGCGCCGATGCGGAGTCGAAATGGAACCTCATCATCGACTCACCGGGCGGAATTTGCAATTCGGGCTTCCACGCCATCGACCAGTTGATCGAGTATTCGGTGTGGGGTGGCGGCTCCCACTACATCACCATGACGGTGAGGGGTATGGCCGCCTCTATGGGTGGAATCATTCTCCAGGCCGCGGACGAGAGGGTTATGGGCCGAAACGCCCAGATCCTCATTCACCCGATCTCTTCGGGCCTGTACGGGAGCCGCGGCGAACTCCACGACTACCTGGAGCGCACCGAGTTGCTCACCAAGCAGGCGGCGAAACTCTTCAGACACCGGGCGGGGAAGAAGCTCCCCAAAAAGAAACTGAACAAGGCGCTTATGTATAAAGACTGGTGGATCGGCGCCGAAGAGGCTTTGCGGTTAAATCTCGTAGATCGGATTGGGTAGTGAACTACAGGTGCAATTACTGCTCGCATGGCATGGTGACACTGAGAGACTTGAGGAAGGCTGTTTCATGAGTCGCAGCATCGTAGTGGTCGATACGGAAACTGGGGGCCTTGGACCTAACGCCCCCGTACTGGAGATTGCAGCGGTCAATATCGAGACGGGGGAGGAATTTCGCGTCGTCCCGTTCCTCACGGCGGCGCAGCTCTCCTCCTGCGAACCCGAGGCGCTGGCCATCAACCGATTTTATGAGCGTCGGGTGTTCGCGGACATGCTGGAGAATGCCGAGGGAAACAAGAATGCCTTCGACTGGCTACGCAACATGCTTGACGGAAACGTGTTCGCGGGCTCAAACCCGGCATTCGATGCGCCACTGATTGCCAAGCTGCTGAATGGTGAGCCGTGGCATCATCGCAAGCTCGCGCTGGAATCTTACGCAGCGGGCGTCCTCGGCCTGCCGCTCGACGATCTCCCGGGCCTGAATACTGTGTGCGAACTCCTCGGGGTAGTGAACGAAGAGGCGCATTCCGCACTGGGGGATGCGCGGGCCACGGCCGAGTGCTTCCGGATTCTGCAGGCCCTGGCCAAGCAGAATCGGGCGCGATGACCGACTACCGCACGGGGCTCTCCATCGCCCCGGTGAATGATGACCTTGGCAGCATCTATGACGCCATCTTCTACGGCGGCCGAGAGGTCGGGGCAATCACGGATTGGCGGTACGAGCCTGAGCCTAATTGGTACATGCCAGGCGCGCGGCGGAGCCCGAGGGCGGTAATCGCGCTGACGATTCAGTTGACACCCCGGGCCGCCGCCCCCAAGCCCAAGCGCCGGACATACACAGAAGCCTATGGATTGAGGAGGCCGAGATGAGCGAAGCCTTGAAGACCCGCGGGGGCTGGAAAGACGTCGAACGACCACATTCATAAATGTCGTCGAACGACAACAGGGGGGTTGGGTTGGGCGAGGTCAAACACGGCAGGGACGACAAGCTTGAGGCGGATGCCGACAAGTGGCTCGCCCGGGGCGTCGGGAAGAATAAGCGCGGCCTTGAACGCGACCTCGAAAAGGTTCGTTACGAATCAGGTTCCGTTTCTGCGGCCGAGTTGAGGTTTTACGACCCTACCAACAACTGGGATAGTAAAGATTCGGCGTATACAATTTACGTCGCGCCAACTGACCTTGAGGGCGTTGAGCCCACAGCATGCGCGGATGGCAATGTCCGGGCCAGAAGCCGCGAGGACCCCAACTTGCCCGATGGGACCTGGGGCAGGGCCGGCGCGGAAGAACTGAAGGGTATGCGTCGCCACGTTGAGGATGACGATAGCGGCGGATCAACTTTCGAGTTCATTCCATTACTCGGCGCCAATGAGATCACGTCGGGGAAAGCGTGCACCAAATGTGGACTGAGGAAGCGGTTGGAGTACTTCTCTCCAGATTCGAGAAGCGGCGATGGCCTGCACTCATGGTGCAAGCGATGCCGTAAAGAATCCGCGAGGAATGCCTACGTCAGAAAAATTGAATAATCGCAGGTCAGGTTGGTAATTATTTTCAACCCGATAGTGGAGGGGAATAAAAGATTTTCCACAGACTATAGAGGGTTGGGCTGAGCTATGGCGATGGGCGACGATGCACCTCCGGAGCCCTGCCTGGTGGACGGTTGTTACGGGGATCGCATTTACGGTAGTTGCATGTGCCGCGCCCACACAATGGCGGGCGCAAACCCTCTCGGCCCCGACGAGGAATGGACCTGCGAATGCGGCGGCTGGGACCCGTGGTGCGACCACGATGTCATCTTTGATGAGCCCTACCTCTTAGACTAAACGGGGCCAGCCGGATAACCTCGCGAGCGCAAAGCCAAACAACCGGCACTAAAGCCAGGTCGCTGCTCCCTGCGGGTAGAGCGGCGGCCCCGGCCGGTCCATCAGCCCCAGTGCACGGGGGAGAGCAACCTGGTGGACCGGCCATCTCTTCTTTAGGGGTATTCAATGAAGGATGCTGCGTGAACGCCCGGGAGAAGTGGCTGCAGATCATAGCCGACATTGTCGAATATGAACTGTGTGCCGATCAGGGCCAACTGCTCAGCGAAGAGGCTGACAGGTGGATTGAACGCTCGCCAGTGCTCGCGAGAGGAATCATCCTGGGGGTCGGCGCGGCCCTCACCCTTCATTTAGCCAACGCCATCCCGCCCAAGTGGGATGTCATCTCCAAGGGATTCTTCCTTTGGGGCCGTATTCGTAATTATTGATCAAATCGCCAAACTCTAGGGGAACAGAGTGGCATCAAATCAAACCTGGTACGTCGGGGGCCCGATGAGTCCGGAGTCTTTCGGACTTTCCGAGACCCCCGCCGACTGGGACTGGAATCATCCGGCCTTCAACCGCGCCGCGGAACGCCTCCGCGCTCAGGGGCATACCGTCATCAATCCGGCCGAGCTCGATACCGAAGCTGGCGACGTCGGCGAACTCGAATGGCACGAGTATCTTCGCCGGGACATCAAGGTCCTGGCCGACTGCACCCATATTGCCATGCTCCCCGGCTGGGAGAACAGCAAGGGCGCGCAGCTGGAGCACCACATCGCCCAGGAATTGGGCTTGACGGTGGAATATCTCAACAACGCCGCCATTTGCATCCGGCCGTGGACTCCGCCCAACCTCCTTGACGGAACGACCGAGTTCATGCGCCTGGGCCGCCAGAACACCAAGGGCGGCCAGTTCAACGATCGGGATGTCCGCGAGCTTCGATACAACCTCCTGAAAGAGGAAATTTCAGAGTGGGATACCGCCGACCTTGACGACGATCTCGTAGAGGTTGTTGACGGCCTCCTGGACATCATTGTGGTGGCCTGGGGGTCTCTGCTGGCATTCGTCGGCGAAGATAAGGCCAAGGCTGCTGCTGCAGAGGTTGTCCGCTCCAATCTAGACAAGGTCAAGGGCGAGGGTCTGCCAACCTTCAATGCGGCCGGCAAGATCCAGAAACCGCCGGGTTGGCGTGCCCCCGACATCGCGGGGGTGCTCGCATGAGTCGTGACCACGGCTTCGGCTCACTGGCGGGGCGGCCGAACCCCGCGGCATCGGAGCACAAGGACACCAATCCCAAGGACGCTATAGGAATCGCCAAGGTGCCCTTCTCCACGGTCCCCGCTCAGGTTATCGCCGAGGTGGGTTTGGCCATGATGGAGGGCGGCCTCAAATACGGCAGATTTAACTTCAGGGTCTCCGGAGTTCGAGCCACCGTCTACTATGACGCAGCCCTGCGCCACCTCACCGCCTGGTACGAGGGGCAGGATATCGACCCCGACAGCGGCCTGCCGCACCTGGTGAAGGCGATTGCCTGCTTTGTCGTCCTTCGGGATAGCCAGATTCAGGGGAATTGGGTGGATGACCGCCCACCAAAATCTCCTAACGACAACTGGGTCGCCGAGCTCAACGCTAAGGCCGCGACCCTTCTGGAGAAGTACCCAAATCCCGTAGACGCATTCACGGAATTGAATAAACCGACCTAAAGGGGGAGCGACCATGTCGCTTACCGACAGGCTTGCCGCGCGGCGGCAACACGCAACACTTTCCAATCAGGGCTGCGCCACCTGCAAGTGGCTGGCCACCCGCTCCAATCAGGAGCGCGCCGATATCGACGCATGGATTGATGCAGGGCTGTCTTTGACCCCTTTGCATGAGGAATGTGTCGCCGAGGGTCTGCCGGTGGGCTTGTCCGCCTTTACGGGCCACGTCAGGAAGTGTCATAAACGGTGAGCGACGAGAAGAGTTTGGGCGACCGCCTGGCGGAGCGATTGTCGGAGCAAAAGCCCGACAACGCCCCCATTACGCCCCGCACCGAGTTTGACGGTTCAACGGGGCATATCCAGACGGGGCCAATGGAAGAGGCGCCCGACGACTTCTCCGCATTGCTGGAACAGTTCGGGTATGACCCGCAGAAGGTCAGGATCGTCGGCAACCCGCGCACGTCGCGTTGGCAGGCTTTTGACGGCCGCTGGCTGACCGCCTACCGCTTCCATATTGCCCAGACGATGCCCGGACTGGATCTGCCGGCGCTTTACGCCGCCGTGGAGCGGGATCACGAGGTTCGCACCTCAGCCCGCGTAGACGGCGAGGCTACCGTTGTGGTGGCTTGGGGCGACGTCCAGACCGGCAAGGTGGATCACCTCGGCGGCATGGAAGAGCTCCTTCACCGCCTGCAGGACAAGCGTGACGCGCTGCGCGAATACCTCACGCGCACCCCTCATGACCACATCGTGGTTGCCGATGTGGGGGACATTATTGAGGGCTTCGACAACGTCGATTCGCAGATCCGCACCAATGGCCTTTCCCTGATGGATCAGGTCGAGGTGGCGGCGACGGAGTTTTGGAAGACGATCAAGTTGTGCGCCGAGTTTGCGCCGGTTGATGTCCTCTCCATCCCGTCCAACCACTGCGCCTGGCGCCGCGGCAGCAAGCAGATCGCGGGCCTACCCAACGATGACTGGGGTATCCACATCTCCAAGCGCCTGGAGGGGCTGAGCAACGAGCTCGGCCTGGGCGTGAAGTTCCATCGCCCCGAATCCGAGTACCTGGAGATGCTGGAGTTCGACATTCGCGGCACCCGCCTCGGATTGGCCCACGGGCATCAGGCGAAAAATCCGAAGAACGTTTGCGATTGGTGGGCGAAGATGTCCCACGCTGGCGAACTGTCTTGCGACGTTCTCCTCACCGGACACTTCCATTTCCCGACGTTCCGCCCCTCCGGCCGGAATCCTCGCACGGGCCGGACCAAGTGGCATGTGCAGTGCAGCACCCTCGACAACGGGTCCGCCTGGGTCCGGAACGCCTTCGGTGAAGACGGCGACCCGGCTTTGACGGTGTTCACCATTGATGAGAACGGCTTCAATGTGAGTGGGTTCGCGCTGCTGTGACCCGCAAAAGGTTTGAGCCAACGGATGAGGCTTGGGCGCTCTACGCCAAGGCGCTGGAAACCGAGGTCGCGGGGCCGCCTCCACCCCTCGAAGAGGTCCTCTGGGAGCGCCTGGAGGAGTTGGAGCGCCGGGTCGCCCAATTGGAATCCCACCGCCATGTTATCGGCGACGGCATGATCAATGGCCGTTACGAGAAGTTCGCCACCGGGGAGCCTATCGGCCCTCGTGAGGAAAGGTAGTCGTTTTGCACGACGAAGATTGCACCTGCGGTATCCCCGAGGGCGCGGTGGTCATGAATGTTTTGACGGTTGTCGAATACATGACCGAGGATGGCGAAATCTGGAAGGGCGACTTCTCCCACGATAGCGCCGGGAACGAAATGGACCACGGCAAACTTCTGGAGTTGTGCGAGTGGGCCCGCATGATCAGGTCAATGTCGATCATGGCAGACATGATCCATGACCTAGAGGACGAATAACAACTAATCTTCAGGGGAACGAAGATATGGCACGATTCCGAGATATTCGCCCTCAGCTCCTTAAGGGTGTGCACGAACAAGACTACGACAATCCGGCTACTCCGAAGTGGATCTCTCCACTGGCCTCTGGGTTTCTGATCGCCAAGGAACTGGGGATTGACCTCCCCACCCCCAAGCAGAATCGCCGCGGCCGTAGAGCCACTGGTGTGCGCCGGATTCGCCGGCGCCTACCCAGCTTGGCCATTCCGAAGTCCCGGCAGCCCTGGAGGGTGAAGTGATCCTCACGAACTCTCTGGGCGACGTGAAGTACGTTCTCGCCGTCGACGACACCCCAAAGAATCCTGTCGAGGGCTACGAGTCATACCGGGTTCGCGGCGGCGTCGCCCTCCGTGACGCGCGAATTGTCGACGTCCCGCTGCCTATGCAGGTGACGGTGAAGCCCGGCTGGCTGGAGGAGATGCGCAGCGGCTTCTGGCCCGGCGACGATGCCCTGCTCGCTTTCGAACTGCTGAAGGATGCCGCCAAATGAGCAATGACAAGGTCCGCCACCGCGGCAAACCTGCCGAGCCCTTCGCCGAGGTCGGCGCCCACGGGCGCATCACCCGCACAAAAGAGGATGGTCGGCTGCGCATCACCCCCAAGGGTCATGGACTCCCGGCCATGGCTTACGTCTCCTGGAAAGACGGCGAGTTCTTCACGTGGGAGAGGCTCGCCGACTTGACCTTCACGAAGGGTAAGCGATGAAGCGGTGCGCAGCCTGTGACAACAGCCTAGAGGCGGATGAGCCGAGAGTCATGGTGAACGGCGAGGCCCTGCACCCGTGGTGCGACCTCACGCCCACCAGCAAATACTGCGCCGATGACCGGTGCCATTGGTGGAGGACGGATCATGCAGGAGAATGCGTCGTCTGACCTGCGCAAATGGCAGCAGCCACTCACGCCCGAGGCTATCGAGTGGCTGTCGGTTCAGTTCGCGATCCTGCGCGATCGGTTCCGGCCGTCCAAGCCCAAGGTCCGCTACCGTAAGGAATTCTGGGAACGATGATTGAGCCCGAGCGGATTATGTTCCTTGGGGACACCCACGGCAACGCGGGGTGGGCCCGCCAGGCAATCGACTACGCGGCCGACAATGGCTGCGATGTTATTGTCCAGGTGGGCGACTTCGGCTTCTGGAGCGATAACGCGGACACCGCCGCATTCCTAGCTATTACCCAGTCACGCCTGGCCAAGCACGGCATCACCCTCTACTGGGTGGACGGAAATCATGAGGATCATGATCGCCTCGCGGCCCGTCCGACGATGCAGAAGCCGCACCATCACAGGGGGCCGTGGAGCCTGCCCGACAGCCCGAATATCATCCACCTGCCCCGAGGCTACCGCTGGCGCTGGTGGGGGCAAACTTGGATGTCATTGGGTGGTGCGGCCTCGGTTGACCGCCTCGCGCGGAAGCCAGGCAAATCCTGGTGGCCGGGGGAGACCCTGACTGACGAGGACGTGGAGTTCGCTTCGCGGCCTGGCAATGTAGACGTCATCGTTGCCCACGACGCTCCTTATGGCGTGGACATCCCCAAGATTGGCATCGGCGAACCGAATACCGACAGCGGATGGCCCTTCGTCGCCCTCTTGGAGTCCTCGGGGCATCGCCGCAAGGTTCGCCAGGTGGTTGATGCCGTTCGGCCGCGGCTTTACGTACACGGCCATTACCACCTCCGCTATCAAGCTTATTGCCGGCTCCCTGGCGGGGACCGCACGCTGGTGCAGGGGCTCGACTGCGATGGCACGCCGGCACACCTGAGCACCATGTTCCTGAATAGGTCTACCCATGAGGAAATGGATAGCTAAGGCGCTACATCGGCTGGCGGTGAGAATCCATTCGGACGAGCATTCGGAAAGAATACTCATCCTGGATGAGTACGAGATCATCCGCTGTCGCGTGGAGATCGCCGGGGACGACTCCCACGGCGTTGACTCCGAATATGACCTCCTACCTCCGGGCTGGACGGTTCAGCAATTCAGGGATGGGGAGCAGATTTGGACGAGTTGGAACCCGGGCTGATCGCCGCCTACGACCAGCAGGTTGCGGCGTGCGATGAGTGCTTGGATAAGTTTGTTGCGACTTTCCGGGCTTTGGCGTTGGTCTTCGGTTCTACGGCGACCACGATTGAGTTTGCGAATGATTTTGTCAGGCGCGCCGAGCTTGAGGCTAGCGGCGAGGCCACTGACGAGGATTTCGGCGTGAATGTCGAGTTTTTGTCGAACCTTTTGACGGTTGCTATCAAAAGATTGGCGCAAGTATGATCCGCCGACCCAATGGAGACATGGTAGGCCCGCGCGACAGCGTGATCCGGGAATTGCTTACCGGTGAAGAGGTGCCAGTCGAGGACTGGGTGATGGATCAGTCGGAGTTTGTTGACACGAACGTCTGGCGCTACTGCAAATGGTATGACCTTCCCCCGGAATTTTGGGTCGACAAGATCTATGATCACGTCGGGGAGTGTGAGTGATATCCATTGCCCTGGTTGACGGCCGCCCAGTCACCCCCTGCCATACGGGCTGGCTGGTGGATGACACGGTGACCAAGGCCGCCCAGGCGGGGTTGACTTGGACCCCGGAAGACGTGCATCAGCACATTCTGATCACGATGTTCGATTACCCTATACCGCCCGAGTTTCAGTCTCGCTATGACCAGATGAATGCAGATTTGAAGCGGGTGGGTGATACGGTTTGCCATTGCGGCGCTCCGGGCGAGCGATACGCGGGTAAGAGGTACGCGGTGTGCCCGCCGTGCGCCTATAGCGTGCATGAAACCTGCTATTGCAGCGAGGGCGAGTGAACGCAGTCCGTAGGCTTGCCGCCCGCGTAGCGGTGACCGCTAGCCGAAAGACCGGCCGCCCCGTTGACCCTCGCGTGGCCCAATTGGCGGCAGATGACGATTTTCTCCGTGCGTATCAATCGGAAAAGGCACGCAGCCCGGGGGGCGCTACCCGACGGCAGGAGTGAGCGATGAACGCGTTGGGCGACAAAGAGGTTTAGGCATGTGTCAGTTTTGTGAAGATTATCAATCTACGGCGTGCGCCCTATGGGATCTCCTCTTCGAGGAGTTACGCGTGGCCATTGAGACCCCACTTGACGTGTCGGTGTTCCTCGGATGACGCAGCCTAGATTCATGCCCGGTCAACGGGTTAGGCGCACCACCGCCAATACCTCCCTTGTCGGTACCGTGCGCGCCACTGACGGGCATTCGGCCCTCGTTGCATGGGATAACGGAACGATGGGCGCGCAGCCCGTCTCCGAGTTGCAAGAGTCCTAGCGGACCAAGAAGGGAACAGCAAAAAATAGACCCCCCCAAGCCTCTCAACGATGCTCAAACGGGAGGGGCCGTGTGGTACACTAGATACTAGTTCCGGGCGCGCAACCCGGAAGGCGCGACAGAATGCCTGTATCCGCGTGGATGCGGGGGCGGTGGCTCTCCTGCGGGCTCCCCCATATGCGCTGGGGGCGCTACGGAGAGTTTGGGACACCGCGAACGGGAATTGGCGCAAGACCGGGAAACCGGGCCTTGATGCCCCCCGTTGGGTTCGATTCCCGGGGATTCTGCTTCGCGCAAAGCCCAGGAGTGGTTGCCCTGTTGAAAACTAGCAACCTACGCGCTTGTGGTCGAGTTGGAAAGACTCCTGGCTTCCACCCAGGTTATGCAGGTTCGAGTCCTGTCGAGCGCTCGGAGGCTTAAGCTAACAAGCCGCCAGAAACTAAATTAGCCGATAGTTGGCAGCCCTAGACGTTAAATCACCCTGCCCGGCGTTCGCTTCCGTCGTCAACCAGAAGCATGAACTTGGTCGGAGCTTTGTGACAGCGGGGTGGAATTAACCCCAGGCCCTCCGACCTGGCCCTACCCCCGCCCGCCTGAATACAGGTAAGTCAGAGGGGCTGACTTCGAAGGTGGCGGGACTCAAAAGGGTTTACCCAGGACGGCCCACCTGGGGATCAAAAATGGGTAACGCGAGTTCCTGCCCGCCCCTCGCAAACAAGGGCGGTGCCGACTTTAAGGAGGTCTTTCCATGCGTTAGGTAGCTAACAATGGAAGGAGCGGTAATGAGCCGCACATACAGGGATCAGAAAAAGTATCTCTACAAACACCATCACGAAGTCTGCATGCGCAGCCATTTCTACCTAGACGATGGCTCCATGCGGTGGGGTTGGCGCGCGCACGACTGCGAATGCGCCGATTGGTGGGACTGGGGCATGAAGTATTGCCCGGTTCCGAGTTGGTGGAATCGCGATGTCCGCCGGGCGGAGCGCGCCTTCACCCGCAACAAGATGCAACGCGCCCGAGCGGGCCACCTCGACTGGTCGGCCGTAGATGAAAAGCGTGGCGATACCTATTATTGGTGAGGGGATGCATGGCTGACTACTACACCCGCCACCACGGGGCGATTGACGGGCCATTCTCCAGCTATTCAGAAGCGGTGGAGGATGGCGCGCCACTCCTGGACCTGTCCACCATCACAGATGATGGGCAGGCAATGATTCGCCTCCTGGCCGATGATCCCGTGTTGCATGCGATCTTCGAGCTTGGCCGGCGGCTGGGGGCGGAGGGTCTGTGATGACAGCCGGATGCGTATTCTGCCCGGACAACTGGCCCAACCTCGACATCGTGAAATACACGGGTACCGGTGCCATCGTCGTGCCGCTGAACCCCGTTGTCGATGGTCACGTCCTGGTGATCCACCGCGCACACTCCGCGGACGCGGCGGCCGACCCAATGATCGCCGCCGACCTGATGTGCGCGGCGGCGCTGTGGATTCACTACCGCGACATCCAGGCGAACATCATCACCTCGATCGGCCCGGCAGCCACGCAGACCGTGTTCCACACCCATGTCCACATCGTGCCGCGCGCAGAGGGTGATGGCCTGCCGCTGCCCTGGACCCCGCAGCAACTGAGGACTTTCAAGGGGTGATCCCCCTTCGGTATAGGCACCACCGACTGAACGGGCCCGAGACTTTACGAGGGGCGTCTATGGGTTGTGTTTGCGGGCATCCCCAGCAGGATCACGAGTTTAAGATTCTTTCGGTTCCGCTGGTGAACGCTAACCCTCTCTACAAGGTGCCCGCTACGGCGGTTGCCCACATCGGGACGTTATACCCGAACGCCACATATGACGTCACGGAGTGTCATTGTGGCTGCACTATCTATGACGAACTAGGGGAATAGTTGTCTGTCTACGATGAGGCTGTCCAGTTGCTCAGGGACAACATCGGCTCATTGCCTGACGATGAATTTGGCCATCTGAATTTGTTTCCATTTAGTTACGAATCAGATGAGACGAACGGCCTGAAGCTCAAGGTTTGCATGTCGATTGCGAAGCTTCTGCAGAACTCGGGCCTACTGGCCTCCGACGAGGCCGCGCCCGCCGTATCCAAGTCGGTGCGGGTGTCTTGCAGCTCATGCGATACGACCCTGCTGTCCACCGTGGTCAGCGAGACGGGCGGCGCCCCGGTGCCGGCCGCGGCGGTGATCTCCAGCCTTTCCAAGATGGATACAGCTTGCCCGCACAAGGTGATGACGTTGGACGATCAACGGAAGATGATTCAACAGGCTATCGAGGAGGCCGGCAATGAGTGAGCAACAGATTCAGGCTATGGGGTCGCTGTTTTCCCGCATGACCGCGGAGACGGCCAATGAGGCACGCTTCACCGATGAGCAGGTTGCCGCTTTGATCGAGCTCTTCGTCCCGCGGTTTGTCACCGAGGCGCCAGGCATGAAGCCGGCTGGCCTGAGTTGCCGGGTAGACCGCGATGGCAAGGGCTGGACGATCAGGATTGACAAGCCGTGAACACGATAGCGATGCTCTGGCATGACCTAGTGCTTCGTCACGGCGATGCGTGGGTCGAGTTGAATTTCAGCAAGGCCTCCCGCAGGTTCGGCACCGTCATCGAGTGCCCATGCGGTAAGCGGTGGCTTTCGCGGATGCCCTGGTTTAGGGATTAGAGCTCGACGCGCTCTGAAGGGTCGTATCCGCTCCCTTTGAAGTCGGCAATTATCTGGCAGTATTCGCACAGCCATTTGTTGTCGGTGGCTGCGCCCACGTAAATGACACGGTTGCATTCCGAGCAGCGGGGCGGGTATTTCATTAATCCACCTTGTCGCTCCAGCACGCGTCCATCAGCCACACACCTCGCATCCATAGCCGGTGGGATAAGAACTGGACTCGCCCATATGGCTCAAGTCTCGGGTGCCGGTTGCCTGTTTCAGTGCGACCTCGATAGAACCGCAAGCGGTGCACATGCCGTAGGTGGCGTCCGTGTTGAATGTCATCAGGCCTCCATCTTCGCCAGGATTGCCAGCGCGTCGGCCAACCCGCTGGCCCGCCCCCCGCTGACTAGGCAGTCCTCTTTGTCGCCGCGGGCCGTGGCTGCTTCGCAGAATCGAAGCCACTTTACGCGCTCGACGTTAATCAGGTCCATTGCATCGCTCAATGCGCTCACCTAAGTTCTCCTATCGCCGGAGTGTTTCGGGGTCGAGTCGGATGGGCCTCTCGCACGACGGAATGTGGACACGCCGGTCCCTACCGCCCGTCTCGTAGACTCCGTTCAACTCGTCATCCGCGAACTCTCGTCCGCAGTCGTCGCAGCGCATCACTTCACCGCCATAGCCAGCGCCACAACCCAGCCGATGAACGTCCAGCCGAGGAACACGTTGATCACAGCGACAGGCTGCTTCAGCGACGCCTTCCGGTAGTACGCCACGATCGTCGGGACGAAGTACGCGGTCCCGAACACCACGAGCAGAGCGTGACCGGGGCTGATGGACATCAGCACGATGAGCGCCACGATGGCTCCCAGAGCCAGCCAGCCCTCGATACGGCCTTTCCGCTTGGCCGCGCGAGCAGCCGCGTCGGCTTGCGGGTAGTAGCCGGGTTGATACGCCGGCTGATCCCAGATGTTGCTCATGAAGCCTCCTTTACACGGACTTAGCCGCCCTCATGATCCTGACCGCAACTGACGACGTAATCCCCGTTCGAGCTGAAGAAATCTCCGTCGTACTCGCAGCGTTCACAGGTGTAACGAACGGTGTACCCGACGATCACCTCGCGCTGACGAGTGCGGTCTGGGACGTAGACACCGGTACCGGCAGCCAGGTTAGGCGCGGTCAGGACCGTCTCTGCCTCGATGGACTGTCCAATCATTTGATTTCCGCACAACTCGCACTTCCAGGTTTCGTTGTCGACGAAGTGGTGCTGGCAGATGTTCGGGTCCGTCACGATGCTGCCTCCTCTTTAGGTTTGCGGGCCGCGTTGCAGCGACGCTTTTTGGCCAGGCCCAGCTCCACGAGCAACGGGCACGGGTTGAAGTCCGCGGGCTGATATTCGCGGCGGAGAATATAGCTCAGGAACTCCCCAATTTCGCCCATGATGTATTTGTCGCCGTGACGCTCTTCTCGTCCGCAGTCGTCGCAGATCATCAGTTCTCCCTCAATGCTTGATCCCGCAGGACCTCCAACTGGTCCGCAAGCCAGATAAGCGTGTCGCACGCATGCCCCAGCATCTCGGGGGTTTGGGTGAACATCTCCATCTTGCGGTTTTTACCGAAGTATTTCCCTTCGAGACTGTGCATCGTCTCCAGGAAATTACCGTGGTTCATCCCCGTCATTCTAGCGGTTTCGATCAGCTGATCGAGAAAGAATTTCACGGGTACAGCGTTTGCGAGATCCTCCGGTTCGGGGTTGAGCTCGCGAACCTTTTCTTCAACCCGCGCGGTCACTCGCACATTGTTGACCGCCGCCTCAATCTCTCCGTCGGATACGAAAGCGCCCTGTATCCGGATGGCACCCCGCGCCCCCACGGGCAGGAATAACCCGTCACCCATTCCCATGAGCTGCTCGGCTCCGCCCTCGTCCAGGATCACCCGGCTATCGGTGAGTGATGCTGTGGCGAACGAGAGCCTAGACGGCACGTTGGATTTGATAAGGCCTGTGACTACATCCACGGAGGGCCGCTGCGTCGCCAGGACGAGATGAATACCGGCTGCGCGCGCCTTCTGGGCGATGCGGACAATGTTGGCCTCGACTTCTTTCTTGTAGCCGCCCATCATGAGGTCTGCGAGTTCGTCGACCACTACCACGATGTAGGGGAGTCCGAGCTTCTCGGCGTGGCGCACGCCGGCTTCCTGCATCTGCCGGTACCGGTCATCCATCTCCACGGTGAGCCACCGCAGCGTCTTAACCGCCTCGTCGGGCTCGGTGACCACCGGCTGCAAAAGGTGGGGGATACCGTTGTATGGGGTGAGTTCCACCATCTTCGGGTCGATCATGATGAGCTTGACCCGATCAGGATTGGCTCGGTAGAGCATGGAAACCAGCATCGAGTTGATGAAGCTGGACTTGCCCGATCCGGTGGCGCCAGCCACCAGCAGGTGGGGCATTTTGGCCAGGTTCAGGGAAACGTCGTTACCCTCGACGTCTTTACCCACGGCGACGGTGAGCGGGTGGTCATCCTCGGGGACGATCTGCTGCAACCGCACGGTCTGGCGTTCCGACCGGGGGAGTTCGATTCCTACGGCCGTTTTACCGGGGATGGGTGCAACCACCCGGACGCTCTCTGTTGCGAGCGCGTAGGCCAACTGAGACTGTAGTTGTGAGACTTTCTGGATGCGCACACCGGGCCCCAACGCAATCTCGTAGCGCGTGACGCTCGGCCCGTCGGTGCGACCGGTTACCTTGGCCTCTATGTCGAACTCTCGCAGCGCGGAGATGATCTGTGCTGCGGTGTCCTGCTCAAGCATTGTGGTCATTCCGCCTCCACGCTCTCGATAGCCTCTAGATTCCAGATACACCCACTGGCACAATCCCACGTGTAGTACCAGTGTGGGTCCATTCTCCTGGACCACTGGTAGGGCGCGATGATGATTCCATCATAGTCGGCGGCGACCTTGCCCCAGTCGATCCAGTCGAGGATACCCCTGTTCGCATACAGGTAGTGGAACGCATCGATGTCCGCGGGGGATTTCAGGTGCAGGATGTTTGCACTGGGCACGAGAGTGACCCGGTGGCACACGGTGAGGTTGTCAAAGGAGAATTCTTCGCCCCGGCACCATGTCGGCCAGTCATCCTCGCCGGCAACGCTCACCCACAACCCTTCGGGCTTGTGATCCACCGCTTGGGTGTAGATCCGGCTCCGGTCGAGGGTGATCGGCGCGGCGGCGTACACCTCCAGTCGAAGCTGGTCTAGACTGTGTTGCGACATTGGTAAGACTCTCTCTCGTGTGTACCGGTGTCGGGTGCCGTCCGATTGCCGTCGGGCGGCACCGCCTTTCAGATCCTGAAAACTACGCGCACTGTGTGTAGGTGTGCGTCGTCGTAATAGTGCAGCGGCTCGGGGTATCCCTCGAGGGTCAACTCCCACCAGGTGCAGGCGCGCGACCACAGGTTGCTTTCGACGCGATAGACGACATTGTCTAGAACGACATGCGCGCCAGGTCGTACGAGGTCAATTGGTGTCATAGCATTGACGAGGGACATGCCGTCGTAGTTCACGCCTCCGCCTCCGAGGCGAACAGGGATCGGGGCGCGGCCCAGTCCCAGCGGGCGCACTCGGCGCAGGGCTCGGGCTCGGCTCGCCGCGCATCCTCCAGGGAGGCCTGCAGTGAGTCCACTTCTTCCCGTAGCTCCTCGATCAGGCACTTGGCGTCATGTTGCTTGTGGCGCAGCTCGGCGGTGTACTCGGCCAGTGCCCGATGGTCGACGCCCATGAATTCCTCAACCCATGCGGCAGTGAGGCGCGGCACGTCCTCGGCGCGCGTGTAGTGCTCGCTCATGCGCGGAGCCTCTCGATGCGGTCCAGCTCAATGCTGAGACCTTCGACGCGCACCGTGTCATCGCCGGAACCGAACCCGTGCAGCGTGCCAGTGAGCACGCGCCCGCGGTCAAACGTGACTTCGACGGGGCCGAACGCCCCTTCGGCGGTGATGTCCTCGACGGCTTCGCGCAGGATGGCGCCGAACGTGCCAACCCAGCCGTTGCCCGAGTTGCGCAAGTCCAGGTCGTAGTTTCCGTCGTTGTCGTAGATGCGGCTCATGCCATTGCCCCCTCGTACTTGTCCACGATATCGCGGGGGATGCGCCCGCGGGATGAGATTTTGAGCCCCTGAGCCTTGGCCCACGTCCGGATATCCGGCTTGGCCTGCTTGGGCTTTACGCTGGCCTCCAGCTTCGCCACCAGATCGGCAACGTCGTCCGGTACCTCTACGGGCTCAAGCTTGGATTCCACCAGTGCCCGCAGCTCCACCTTGTAGGTGTCCTGGTGCTTGTCCGGGTTGAACGGTGCGGACAGCTCATCAACGAGCATCGCCGCCACCTTCAACTCAGCCTCGGACAGTTCTGGCTTGTTGTCGAGCTTGGGGAAATCCGGCTCGCGGATCTCGTCAGGCCACCGCAGCGTCTGCAACGTCAGAACCTGATTCTTACCCGTCACGCGCAACACCGCCAGGTGTTCCTTGCTCCGCAGGGTTACCCGTACGATGGCGACCTTGTCGGCGTCAGAGAGCGTCCTAGCTAGCAGAGCGTACGGCCGCACCGATCCCTCTGCGTTCAGGTAGTAGGGTTTGTCGAGCAGGATCGGATCGACCTCCCCGGCCGGCACGAACTCTACGACGTCAATCACCTTGTTGGTTTCGCTGGGCAGCTCTGCCAAGTCCTCATTGGTCAGTAGGGCGGTTTGCCCGTCGACCTCGAACACCTTGCCCAGATCGGCCGTGTGGACCTGCTCACCGCAGCATTCACAGATCTTGTGATACTTGATCCGCCCGCCGTCCTGGACGTGCGCCAGATGGCCCTTCAGGTCGTGTTCCTCGGTGGCCGCGTACATCTTCACCGGCACATTGACCAACCCAAAGTTGACCGCGCCTGTCCAAACTGCTCGCATGATTTCTGCTCTCTCTCGATTTACCGGTAAGTCTACCTAGTTGCCGCTAGGGGTCAATACTTAAATTACGTCGACCTCGGCGCCTTCGCTGAACCAAATCTCATCGCCGGATGGATCGTGGAATGCCAACGTTTCCCAGTCGGGCGTGGTGATGCGCGCGACCTCGAACAACTCCCCGTTGCGCCGGCGTATCACGGCACCGATGGTTACATCGTCGGCTCTCATGCCACCCACGTCCTCATCTCGTATTCCAACTGCCCTTTGGCAATCTCACCCACAGCGCGCAGCGCCAGCATGAGCGTCGGGAACTCTCCCCGGTAGTCCTCACCCACCCATAGATGGGTTCGGCCGTAGTTGTCAGATCCGAGTACTGCCAGCTCCCCATCGGGGAGGTAGCGCGTCCAGTATTCGTGGAGCGCCTCGGGCTGATCCCACGGTTCCCAGTGCTGGAGCTCGGTTGCGAGTGCTTTCATGGCGCCCATAATTTTCCTCCTAGAAGTCGACGTTTCGCAATTGATCGGCAATCAGGCCGGCGAGCTGTTCGATGCTGGACACTTCCCGACCGGGGTGTCCAAGATGATTTAGCGCGCCTATCGAGTTCGGCGGGTACTGAACGTTGTCTACGCTGGTGTCGACCAGTTCGATAGAGTCGCCCGCGCGTCGGAACATGAGGAACGCGAGTGCGTTATCGTCGGCATCCTCAACAAAGATGTACGTGTTACTCGGGATGCCAAACGGGCCACTAGCGCGGACGCTGTAGTCAGGGAAGTGCGCCGCCAATTCTTCGGCAATAGCGCTCACGATCGCCAGCGGTCCGGTCTCCTGGTACCGCCGCCGAGCCTTGCCCGCCCGCTTGCTTAGGTTCGCCGCCCGCTTATCCAGTCGCGCCCGCGATAGCTCTAGCCGATCCTCGGCGGCGCGGATGGCGGCTAAATCCGCGTCGATACTTGCGCGGACCTTGGCCTCTCTGCTTAGTATCTCGTCGAGCGTCACTTGTATTCCTCCGGCGCCTCGTCGTAGAGCGGACCAGTGAGGTAGTCGAGTACCGTTGAGAACTCGCCACCGTAGCGGTAGACCTGCTCACCGCCCCAGTAGCCAGCCAGCTTGGCAGAGCCGTTCGACAAGTCTTGAACGATCTCGATGTGCGGTCCGCCCGTAGCGATGACTACAGCCAATGGTCGGCCAATCTTGACCTCGACCGACAGCGGCCATTCGCTGATGGGTGACTCGTTGCCGTAGTCGTCCACAATGGTTGGCTCATCGAACGAATTTCGCTCAACGCTCCAGTCGTCCCAGTCGCCAACTAGCCCGCCCTCAAAGGCTTTCGTCATTGCCTCGGCGTCGTCTTGGGCGCCCTTGACTTCGATGCTGTCATCATCGCCGTTAGTGACGGTGTGAACATTGCCATACTCGCCAGACTCGATCTGTCGCGCGTACTCGCGGACGGTCTCGGCGGCGCGCTCCACGTAGCCGGTGAGCATGTCCCTGGTCGATTCGCTCATTGTCCCTAACTTTCTGTCGGTTGGTATGCGTTAAGTCTATGTCAGTGTGGGTTAGGTGTCAACACCTAGACGAGATTGAATTTCAGCTCTTGCCCATTGACGCTCACCACGAGCTCGGCAGAGCCGCCGGCCGCATGGATGAACGCTGCCAGTCTGGACACCAGAAAGTCCTTACGGCGCTCCATTTGGCGCACCGTAGACGCAATCTCCGGCCCGCCGCGGTATCCCCAAGCCTTACCTAGTTCGTACGGTGTGAGGCCGGCAGCCTCACGTATTTGTGTCAAGTTGACGTGTTCGGCCGATACATAGGTGTCGGTGAAAAACTCTTGCTCGGTATCCATACCTAGAGTGTAGGTCACGACTCAACCTCGAGCGATGCCATGGCGAATAGATATGGGGACATGAACGTGCCCGGATCTGTGACGTTGCGCAGTGTCGCGACGATGGGCCAACCAACACGGTCGAACCAATGGTCGAACGTTTCGCCGTCTTCATACTCGGTGACGATTTCAAACGTGATATTCGGCTCGTCGCCGCCATACTCCAGCTCATAGACCTCGCCGCGGGCACCAATGCAGCCTTGCAGTCTGGCCACGATTGCGTCCGCTACCGCGCGCGTGAGCCACCCATCAGCGTCGACATGGGCAGACCAATGGTCGGGCATGGCCTTGTCGACGAAGTAGCTAGATGTCGCTACATACTGGCGTGGGCCGTTGAACTCCGCATGGAACGCCAATGGCTCAACCCATACGATGATGGCTTGACGCTCTTCTGTGTCTACCTCTAGGTAGCAGTTGGCCTCATCGTCCAACGGTTCGCCCAGGTCCGCGAAAGCAGAAACGAGAGTGTCGGCTGTAGCGCTCATCGCTGGATCTCCACCTTCCTGAGGGCGTCACGGAATCGGTACTCGTCGCCGGTGTTAACCGTGCGGACATCCGCGGGTGACATGAAGTCGCCGGGTCCGCTGTCCAGCTCCACCCACACGTAACCGCTGGTCGGATGAATATAGGTTGCCCATCCGGTATTTTCCGGATCGTTGTACACAAAGACTGCGTAGTAGATGTCCATCGCTCTTAACTCTCTTGGCTGGGGAGTGGTGCGACTCCCAGTGTGGCAGCGCGCTTGACTGCGTGGGCAATGCTCATCGGGTCAGACACTTGGATGTCCGATACCCTGTCGGGCAGTATGGTCCGCTTGACCACAATGCCGGCATGGTTCGCCAGGTAGACCGTATAAGAGTCTCCCAGCAGTTCGTGCATCATGGCTTTGCCACCTGCTCGATCCACGCGTGGATACCGTGACTGCGTAGATCATTCAGGATCTCATCGCCGCGCGGTGCCACATCCCAGCGGTCAAAATCCTCGATAAAGCTATCGGCCACCGTTTCCAGCGCTTCGCCGTAGGAGTTGTGCAGGGTGACCGCCGGAGGATGGGCGTACCCATCGGCTTCATGATCAACGATAAGCGCCCAGTAGAAATCGCTCACTGGTAAATCCTCTCCTTGTGCATTTACGAGTCTTGCACGACGTAGTAACGCTGATTGGGGTAGCGACCGCGCCACATGTTCACCTGTTCGCGCAATTCCTCCCAGGTGGTTGTTTCGCGCGTGTGAGTAGTAGTGCTCTCGCTAGTGCGTAGCGTTTCCTCATGTCCGCGCTCGGATACCACGATGGTTGCGCCGTTCTCGAACGCGCGCTTGGCCTCGTAGTAGGTCACTCGCACGGCAGTTGGGTAGTCGCGCGCCACCACAGCCACGCCGTAGTCCTGCAATTCTCTGTTGAGCTTCTGGACGTCCAGCGGCTTGTAGCCGTGCGCTAGCGTCACGGTGACGGTCCGCCGACCCTTGCCGCAATGGTCATCATCGGTAAGCTTGACGGGTCCGCGCTCGTAACTGGTAATCACTGTCGACCCCTTAGCGTGTGGTGCGCCGCGTCTAGCTCGCCGGCAAACTTCATGGCGCGCTTGCGGTTCATCGGGCCGGCCACCTTGACCTCTGACGTTTGCGTTGGGTAGATGGTCCGTTTCATCACGTTGCCCGTACGGTCTGCCAGATAGACCGTGTAAGAGTCTCCCAGTAGTTCGCGCATCACTGGTCCGCCCCATCCCATAGCGTCGTCTCGTTCAGGTTGACGCGCATGCGTCCAGTGAGTGTGTTTGTATCGATCTGCACCACAGGGACGCCGTCGTGACCCATCCACACATTTACGGCGATGATGGGAAAATCGGCTCGCGAGTCGGCCGTGTTAAACTCGCGTTGGTACTCGATGGTCACCGGGTCCTCATCATCGTGTGGTCCGGTTAGATGCACGCTCACTGGTAGATCCTCCCCGTGTCCATGAGGTATTCCGCCCACGATTGCAGACCGGCGCGCATCTCTGCGGCCATCTCGCGTGCGTCCAGCTCATCGCGCAAGTCGCGCGGTGTGGGTTGACGCTTCTGGTATCGGATAGCTGCCTTGCTCATTGTCACTTACCCTTCTGAATCTCGGTTACGCGTTGCTTGACGTACTGTATAGCGCCGGCGATTTCCCTGCGGACCTCGACCGGAGCATCTTCATAGGTTTCGTAACCCATGTCTCGCGCTAGTTGGTTGGCTTGTTCTGTGATGCTCATATCTAGAGTCTAATCCCGATAGAGCTATGTGTCAATACCTAGAAACTAGATTTCAGTATCTTCTCCATACGGTTGGCCATGGGTATGTTGTCCCGATGGAACCATAGACCGCGCCAGCGTGCGTCTAGATCCATCACCACATACCCCAGGCGTCGCGCGATAGACGCTGCCAGCTCTACATTGCCCATGATGCACGGATGTCTGGACGCGTCCGACAGGAAATCTTGTATCCGGTAGACCTCACTAGCTGGCGCGCTAGCGATACGCGCGCGGAACTCCGCATCAGTACCGGAGAGTTCGGGAACGATCATCGCACGTACACCACGAGGGCTGCACCGTACGGGTTACTACCCACACAACGCTTCACTCCGGAGTGATAGACACCGTAGCCATCTATCACCCAATCGTCCGGATCACACGTCATGGTGTAGACGCGTCCGGTCATGGGACTGTAGGCCTGTACCGACATTCCTGGCTGGCTGTACCAAGCGACAGCTACGTTGTCCGCGAATGCGCACGACGTGTCAGCGGATGCTACGGCACTTCTGCCCGACGGGCAGATAGACACCGACTCCGCAGCATTAGCTTGCGGCGATAGACCGATAGCGCCACCGATGATGACGGACGCGATACCGAGTGACGCGATACCAAGCTTGCTCATTGTTCTACTCTCTCTCGTGTGTTCCCGTTGCCGCGGGTTAGGTTCGGCGCGCCAGCTCCACAGTGAACGCTTGCGCCTTGTCTCGTTGAATCTGGCCTACATTTAGGCCAGCGTCGATAGCTGACTGATGGTTGTCGAGCCATGCCCTTAGTTGGTCGGCCGACAATTCTTTAGCGACTATGCGCCACGTGACACTCACTCTGTGAATGTCCTAGCGCCATCGTGGTACGTGAACGTTAGTGCGCCATGCTCACTCTTGCGGAATGACAGGGTGGCGCTACCCAACATTTCCATCGCGGCGCGGCGAGCGTCCGACTCCGCGCCGACGCGACCATCAGTCATGATTTCCGCTATACGCTCACCCGTAGTGAGCGTCCAAGTGTTGCGGGCAATGATCGAGCTCATTTCATCTTCTCCGACGTGACGTACTGATCTGTTGGTTGAGTAAGCGGGTTGACGTATGCCATCCCTATCCCCATTGCCATGGCGATAGGGATAGCGATTGTGGTCAACGTGACCATGGCGTAGCGGTTCATCGTCCCGACTCTTTCGTGAGGACGTTATACGCTGCCGCGCGCCGGTAGAGGGCGTCAACGTATCCGCTTGCGTCTAGACCTTGCCTATAGCGTTCGATGGCGCTGCGCAACAGATGGTTGTAGCCATCGATCCACGCATTGCACCACACGGTGCCATTCCATCGGCGGTACCCGTAGGGCATAGGTTCATCGCTGGTGATGCCTGCGGGCAAGTCGTGGCGGATGAAGTAATCGGAAGCGCTCATTGTCCCCTCACAGGCTCACGAATCGAGCGACCACATTGCTACTAGGGTCGCTCTGGTATAGGCGATCAGCGGCGCGCTCTGCCGCGCCATATGACGCGTAGGTCTTGATAGCGTCTGCCAGTGTGTAGTTACCATCGCCGCGCCAGTGCGCAATGATGGCATGCCCGGTAATCGCGTGGACTGGACCCTTGCAACCCTTGCACTTGTCACGCTTGCCTTGGTTGTGCGTTCTGCACTGCAACGTGACGTTACGGTCGTACCCGTAGAGGCACTGGTAGATGGTTGCCTGCGCAACAACTTGCACGCTCATCGATCCATCCATTCCTCGTCGTCTTCAATCTGTGACCAAAAGATCACTTTGGGAAACTCCGATGAATCGAACGAGGACTCGTCGTACCGGTCGATTGCCAGCGCGCCAGCGTGTTGGTCCAACACATCCTCAACGCTCATGTCGCGAGCTACAGGGGACAGCTCGCCGATGGAAACCATGTAGTTGATGAGATTTACCGGAGTGAAGTTCTCACCTTTGTAGGTATATCCGGCGATATCGAAAGCTTTCGGTCCGTACATTGTTCCTGTCCTGTCTAGTGGTAGGTGATACCGATGCCAGCGATTACCCAACCAATCGGGATAACCGAGATGAGTAGGTAAATCGCTGTGATGTTCATGCCTCTAGTATGCGCTCATTGTGGCTATGTGTCAACACCTATTTGGGTCAATTGCCGGCGTCGAACGCGCGTTCGACTACTCATAATCCCGCACGCCCGTATGGATGGCGTACGCTACCGTTCCGCACGCTGCAATGAGCTGTGCCACGGACTGACGTTCACTGTCGCTGGACGCGAACAAGCGTGCCTGCTCTGCCGTCTGCCGTGCGCTCAGCGTGTAGCCGATCTTGCGCTCAGACTCGGCACGGTCGAGCAACCCTTGCGCGCGCCGAATCAGTCGGCCGAATTGTTCACTCATTGTCATATCTCCACGGTGATCGAAACGTCTGCCATGAAACCGTTGCCTATCGGCGCGATAGACCATCGGTTATCGTGCTCGAAAGCGATGGGACCGATACCCGCTTTTTTGAGTCGAGCTGCGGTCACGCGCGCGTCGTTCAACCCTTGTAGGAATATCTGCACGCGACTATCCCGATTGGGATAGGTCACGTGCGAGTAAGTGATGGCGGGCACTTTGTACCCGTGCGCCAGAGTGAACCCGTCAAGGTATTCATCTCGCTTGGCACGAAACTTGATCGTGATTGTGCTCATCGTTCCCACCTACGGCGGTAGCGCGCCGCGACGGACTTGCCAGCGCGCGGGGGAGTATCCGACGGACGGGCAATGTCATACTCCCTCAGTAGGCGTGCAAGGTGGTCGCCGTGACCGTATTCGATGTCGGTATCGGCGCGGTCCCACAGCTCTGCGCGTGCAGCCGCATTGCCGCGCCGCGCCAAACCCAACAGTTCGCCATCGCTGTAATCGTTCATTGCCCTATCCCTTCAACTGTCCATATGCCCAATGGTGGGCACCGTACTTATCGGTTGTCATGTAGCGCTGGACGCCGTATGACGTTTCATGCTTGCGAACGATGGTCAACGGTTCTGCCCAATTCACTCCGACCGCATGCAGCCCGTCGACTCCGTTGCGCACCGTCTGCCCGATCATGACAGCCACCACATAAGAGCGGCGAGAACCCACAGCGCAACGCTGATGAGTATGGCGTAGGTCAACCCGCGAAAACCGTGGCGTTCGACCGGATTGCTTGCGTTGACGATGGTTGCGAATTCTTCATTGGTGCTCATCTTGGTTGCTCTCTCTCGTATCTAGTTGCCGCTAGATAAACCATTGTCCAAAACCGGTGATCCGGTAAACGGGTTGCCCGTTGCTCATGCCCGCCACGGTCCAAATCCACGAATTGCCCTCGGTATCGGTGTACTTCAGCGCGCCATCACCCTCGGCGATTCCCTCGACATTGAACGTGCCGTTCGGGTCATTCCACGTCCAGCGCGCGATGAACTTGCGGAATTCATCGGCGGTAGCAATGGGGATGACCGCGCCGAACTCATCGTGATCGAACTCGACGCGTTCAGCTAGCAGGGTCAACCCGTACCGGTCATGGTCCGCACGCTCAACGTTGTCGATGCTGTCCGTGTAAAGTGTTGTGCTCATGACTCAAGTATGCGCCGATGAGCACTAGGTGTCAACACCTAGTGCTCCACGAGATTTTACTTGCAAGTGCAAAAACGTAAAATCGCCGGCCGCCAGCAGAGCTGTATTCGAACATCCGTTCGAACGTTCGAAACGCATAAAAAAGACGACCGGACATTGCTGCCCGGTCGTCCCCTGCCCTCAGAATTCGTGCTCTATTGTTGTCACCTCCTCAGCTCATCTACGTGGATGCACCCAACCTCGTCGGGCCCGAACTGCGGCGCGTATCCCAGTACCTCGTCTTCTTGGCACGGGAATTCCGATTGCGGCATAGCTTGAGCTGGCGCGGCAAGCGTCAACAGTGCAACGCTTGCCGCGATTGCGATAGCGATACGGTTCATTTCATTCTCCCTTAGTTCCACATTGTCGACGGGACGGTCGTCCCGCGAATACCATCACGACGACCGTTACGCATGATCTGCATAGCGCGCGCGCGAACATCTTCAATCCTCATGCAACCCTCGTCGGCTACCACAGTCTCACCCGTGATGTAGTCGAGCACATAGGTTGAGTAGTGCGCCCAACCACCGACGTAATCGCCATAGACGCAAATCTCCGCGCGGTACCCGTTGAGTTCGCGCAACCCGTGCCGCCATCCATCCACGCTAGGGGTGAGGTACAAACCGTGTCCGTAGTGTGCCATTGCCCTATCCTTTACTCTCGATGCCCGACTAACGACGTTCCCAATCGGTGCCCTTACGGGCGTCCGCGTCGACCGTGCGGTACGCGCGGACACGCTTGCGATACTCCGACTCGCGAACCATCTCCGCGGCGCGGATCTCGCGAACCGCGGTACCGCCGATAACGTCGTTGGTGCGAGTGTCCACCAGCGCCCAAACCTTGCGTCCGTGCCGCGCGTACTCAACTACCGCTTGCGTGCCACGCGTACGGGTTGCGACTGTCTGCCAACCCGAGTCGTGCAGATCGGCGGAGATATCGGTGATGCAGGGGGCGGATGTGTTCATGGCTCAAGTATGCGCTTCACTCGGACTAGGTGTCAACACCTAGCGCGCCATGACCCGAACATTGCAGCTGCCATCGATACGCACACCGTTGATGAACACGTAGCGCCCGTCTGCCTCGACGCGCCACACGGGCATATCGCCAAATCGGACACCCAAACCCGCGACGACCGTATCGCCGATCTGGACTGCATTTGCAGGAACAGTGATCATTTCTGACTCTCTCTCTCGGTTTGGTCTTAGTCGCTCATTGCCCGGTATCGACGTTGCGCCGATACCGGACCATCAGCGACTAGATCATCTTGTGGATGCACGACGTTTCTACGTCGTCTTCTTGCGGGCCCATTTCGCTGTCCCATTCGACCACCACATATTCGGGATCGATAATCTCGACTACTGTCCCGACCAACCCGTCCGGTCCGGTCGTAACCCGGTCACCTACCGCGAATTCGTTCATTGTTCCTGTCCCCTCTATCAGTACCGGTCAATTGCGATGAGTAGGTCATACGCGCGATTGAAGTCCTCATCATCGTTCGCGTGAACGAATGCCTGATGAGCGGCCGCGCGCGCTTCACCGCGCCGCGCGCGCAACGCGTCCAGTTCGGCCGTATCCGCATTCCCTTCCAGCCATGCGAGACCTTCGGTTGCTTTGTTGATCAGTGCTGCAATGTCCATTGTCCCTGTTCCTTTGCTCTCGATTAAGCGTTGACTGCGTTGCGGATGATGGCTTCCGCGTTCTGCCACGTGCCTGCGTCATAGGTGTTGAGGCGAACTGCCTCACCCACCTCATCGATCAAGCCCCAATCGTCGCGCTCGATGGCCACCATTGCCACATTCAAACCCATGGCGTCCCACACATAGAACCGTTGACCTTTGCTGGCGTCTTCAGCGATAACGTCGTACCGCCGTGCTGTCATGTACTTGTAGGTGGTACGGGTCCAGCGGGGGAGAGTGATCATTTCGAGGTTCCTTTCCGAATCGAAAAAACTTGGACACTATTGACTTATAGCCTTAAGGCTACGCCCACGTTCACTAGGTGTCAACACCTACTCGCATGCCATGCGTACTCGATATGCACACTGCTAACTGTTGCAAGCGCGCTGCTAGCATGACATCAAACAGTTCGACGTCGATGCAACGCTCTGACCAGCGGAAACGACGAACACGCAGTGCCCTATGTGACCGTACCCGCCGATAGGGTTACGTCGCTCCACGTGGCTCTCAGACGGTCGGAATCGCCATGCCAGCGACCTCGACGGTGCTAGCAGGCGTCCACACAGCTAATCGTTGCGTTCGCAAAACCGCAGGTCAGAGCGCTGCCGGCCGAGCTGTGGCAAACACTCGCACACACGTTCGAACACTCGCACACACGTTCGAACACTCGCACACATGTTCGACCGGGGGGGCGGGTCGAAAGTATGTTCGACCGCCGGCGGCTGACATCC